TGATCCAGCCCGGCGCCAGGTTGTTGAGGTTGTGCGTGATCTGCACCACCGCCGAGCCGGGGGACGGGACGGTGCCGGTGACCTTCTTCAGGCTCACTGCCGGATCCAGCGACAGCCCGGCGGTGCCATTCGCCAATCCGCCGCCGGTGGCAACTTTGGCCGCCACCTGGGTGCCAGTGATGGTGATGCCGTTGCCTTGGGTGTAGGCCTGTTGGCCCGCCACACTGCCGATGTTGACCCAGTTGGACACGGCGGTGTCCACCACGCCGGAGACGGCAGTCTCCTGCCACAGCGTGGACGTCAGCGCGGTGCCCTGCGTGGCCACCACCAGCGCACCCTGCAACAGATAGCTGCCGGTGGCGAAGTCGGCCGGGCGCGTCCAGGCCCCACTGTTGACGATCCAGATCCCGTTGTTGACCGAGCTGGGCTGATTGGTGGCGAGCACCCGAGTGCCCAGCGGGGTCAGCACACCATCCACCGTCTGCTGGCCCGCCAGGCTGGGGATGGCGGCAGTGGCCACGAAGTTGACCGTCTGCTTGTTGGGCTGCGACGCACTCTGCGCGGCCTGCACCTGGGTGGTTACCGCCGTGTTCAGCTGGCTGCTGGTAACCGCGTTGGCCAGCGCGGTCTGCAGACCCACCACCTGGTTTTGGCCGATGGTGGTGGTATTGGCATACATCGCCCCGATCGACCCGGGAGTGATGGTGACGGCGCCGGTCTGGCTGTTGACGGAGGTGACCGCACCGGGGAACAGCAGCAGCACCCAGTTGGACAGCACCGTGGGATCGGATCCGTTGAGAATGTAGGTACCCAGGTTGGCGCCTTGGGTGATCACACAAACATCGCCCTGTGTGGCCTGGGTCAACCCGAGCATCGCGGCCTGGCTGGTCACCTGCCAGGTGTGAGTGAGCGCGGTGCCAGGCAGCTGGGCCGGGTTGACGGTGCCTCCCGGCCCGGTCAGATCCGCCTTGCCGGTGAGTGCGGTGGCCAGCCCGGTGATCGCAGAGATGGGCGCCCCGGCAGGCAGGTTGACCAGGTTGGTCAGCTTCGCGGCGTCGAAGGTGCCGTAGGTCGCGTTGAGGTTGGCCAGATACGGGGTTAGGCCCGCGATATAGCTGATCGGGATGACCTGACTCGTCTGCGCGAGCGGGACGGTGCCGCTGACCAGATCGGCCTTGCTGGTCTGCAGCGCGGTGATGGCGCCGGTGTTGGCCTGCTGCTGGCTCAGTGGGGCCAGCAGACCCAACGCCGTCGACAGCCCGGTCACCTGCCCCTGACTGATGGTGATCGGGTCACTGCCACCAGAAGCATGCGTAGAGGCGTGTGTGGTGGGCGTACGCGCGTTGGTGAGCCGGGTGTCGGTAGAAAGCACCCGGTTGTTCAAATCGGTGCTCAGGCCGGTCACCTGGCCCTCGGTGATGGTGCCGGTGCTGGCGTTGAGCGCCCCGATACTGGACGGGGTGATCTGAACCACGCCGGTCTGCCCGTTGACCATGGACACACCGGACAGGTTGCCGATCGGGACGATGGTGCCGTTCTTTTTGACCAGGTTGTTCTGCGCGTTGAGGAACGCGACGTCATTGGGCATCACCGAGTCGGGAATCACGCCCCCGGCCGACACCGCCGTGTTGGCGTGCACCACCGTCTGATCGCCCGCGATGATGTTGACCTGGTTCTGCAGGGTGGTCAGATCGGTCTCGTCGGCTTTCAGGCCCAGCTGGGTCGATAGCCCGGTCACCTGGGCGATGTTCACGGTGCCGGTGCCGGTGGCCACCGCGCCAACGTCGCTCGCGCTAAGCGTCACGTCCCCGGTCTTGCCGTTGACTCCGGTGACCACATTCACCGGCAGCCAGTTGTTGCCCTGCACCGGGTTGGTGCCGATCAGCGCATAGCTGACGCCGCTGGGCACCCCGCCGGGCGCCAGGTAGGCGACGTCACCCAGCTGTACCTGGTTGGGATAGTTCAGCGCGTACATGGCGGTCAGATTGGCCACCGGGATCCAGCCGGTGACGGCGGCCGTCGGGATCTCGGTCATCGGGACATGCCCGCCGGTGTCCAGATCGGCCTTGTTGGGCAGCGCGGCGGTGTGCCCGGCCACGGTGGTGTTCAGTGTGGTGATCTGGTTCTGCAGGTTGGTGTTGTCAGTGGTCAGCGCGGTGCTGACCGCGTTGATGGCGTTCTGCTGGCCGCCGATCTCGCTGGCCACCGACGCGCTCAGCGACTCGAACTGGGTGTCGGTGTAACTTTTCGCCGTGCTCAGCGTGGTTGCCGCCGAGGAATTGATCTCCGCAACCAGCGTGCTGTTCAGTGTCGAGTCGGCGGTGACACGGGCCTGAGTCTCGGCGGTCAGCGCGGTGTTGATCGCAGCGAGGTCCCCGGGCACGGTGACCGGGTTGCCGCTGGCATCCACCACCTCACCGGAGCTGTTGAGCGCGGCCACCCCACCGGCCACCCCGATGTCGGTCTGCTGGACGTAGCTCACCCCGCCGATGACCTCGCCCAGGCTGGCCACCAGGGTGTCCCAATCGGTGTCGGCGTCGGGCATCGCAAACGGCGTGTTGGTGGTCGGCCCGGTCACCCCACCCTGGCGGATGGCGGTCAGATAGTTGACGTTCTGGGTCAGCCCGGCCGCGTTGCTGGGGACCAGCGCGAAAACGGCGGTGTTGGTGGCGTTGTTGAGCAGCACCGTCTGCTCCTGCACGCCGCCGACATAGGTGGCCACGTCGGGAAAACTGGGCGTGGCCAGCGGGGTGACGGCCACCTCAATGGTCTGCGGGACCTGCACCCCGTCGACGGTGTTAACGCTTCGTTGGAAATTGAACGTGAGATTCCGTCTAATGAGCGTGGGTGCGGACACGGCTCCTCCTGGCGCGACGGGTTCTCACCCTTATAGGCCTCAAACCGCCACGAACGCAGCACCGCTCCACTGGTAGAGCTGGCCGGTATTGGCGGCCAGATAGAGGGTTTCGGGGACGCCGGTGGCCGGGAACGCCGCGACATTGGCGTAAGTCAGCGTCTGCCAGCCATCTGGCGGGTCGACGTTGTAGCTGATTTTCAGCGTGTCGGTGGACTTTGCCTGCGGCGGGATGGCGTCTTTGGGCAGCGACACCACGTTGCCGCTGGTGGTGCACGTCGGGTGCGGACCACCGATGTAGAGCACGGTGCCGAACTCGGCGGTGCCTTCGATATCGCCGGGAAGGGAGGTGTCGTAGATGGACACCACGCGCGCCGCGTCCACCACCGTCATCGCGGTGAAGGTGACGGTGCCCGCGCTGGGGCTGAACGTGTAGGCGGTGACGGCGATCTCGGTCATAAAGCCTCCTTCACCTCTTAGGCGCGGGAATCCGCTTGAGACAGTGCACGCACAGGGTGGCATCGATGGTCGGCTGGAACTCGTGATCGCATTCGTTGAGGTCTTTGGGGTCGATGCCGACGTAGGCCTTGCAGTCGCAACGGTCGATCTGCAAGAAGGCTTTCCGCTTCTCGTCCCAACCGCCCTGGCGGGTGTAGAAGCACTCGGGGTGGTGGTTGAAGTGCGGGTGGGTGCACCGCTGGCAGCGCACATGGCTACCAGCCATAGACCACCCCTACCCACAAGCCGTACGCGGTGACAAGCATGGCCAGCAGCATCGCGATCGCGACGATCACGCCTTCCGGCACCTGGTGGTGCACCCGCCACGACATCTCGCTTCCTCTCTCACCTTTAAACGCGGGAGAGGCCGCGAATCAGATGGTGTCGCGCACCTCATACCACTCGCCCTGCTCGTCCACGCGGACCAGCTTGGGCTCGTCGAGGATGGCCGCCGTCGGCTCCCACTTGGACCGGGAACCGAACTTCCAGGCCACCCGCGCCCTGTCCCGGGGCTGGCCGTCGAAGCGGGAGGCGATCAACGAGACGTTGTCGCGGTGGTTGACGATGCTGGGTCGGGTGTAGGCCACCATCAGGCCCTGCTCCCGGCACACCGTGGACACCGCGCGATCGGCGCACATCACCTTGGCGTTGCGTTCCACCCGGTCGGCCAGCCAGGGTGCCAGCTTGGTCTTGACCGCGTAGCCGACCATGGACAGCATCTCGGGCGCCAGCAGGAAGTGCGGATCGGCGCCGATCGGGTTCACCGACCGCTGCAGGACGGACTGCCAGTGAGTGGGATTGCCGGTACCCAGATAGAGACTGACGATCTGGGTGGGCGCCACCTTCAGGATGGCATCCAGCTGGTGACGAAAGTGGTGCACCGGCAGCGCGTCGTCTTCGAGCACCACCGCCCAGCCGTCATCGGTCCCGCGCGGGTTGATCCGCGCGATCTCATGCAATGCCTTGGCATGGTTGCGTTCACAGCCCATGCCAAGGCTGTCCCAGACGATCTCGTCACCCACCTGGGAGGCCAGCTGCTCGGCCATCGTCGCCCGGTGGGGATGGGCGACGATGAACACCTCAGTGCGCTTGGACAAGATCCTCGATCAATCGCATGTGGTGGCCAGCCTCGGGGTGGTCGGCGTCGTCGAAGAACCAGAACCGGCCCCTCCCGGCGAACTCCTCGTGATCGGGCAGCTCGTGCTTGCCGCCACCGGATTGCAGCAGTGAAATCCTCACTCTTCCTCGTCCTCCTGGTCGTCGGTCTCATCGTCATTTACCGGGTAACCATCGGCTTCCCGGTCCCACATGCCGTTGACGAACGTCAGCCCGCCATCGACATAACGCTTGGAGTACTGCAGCCGCCGTGTCTGGGTCATGTAATCCCAGGCCGAATGGTACAGCGGCTCGGGCAGCTCCCCGTCCAATTCGGGCTCCGGCGTGTCAGGGCGCTCGGGCAGGTCCAGCTCGGCCAGGTCGGCCCGCTCGGTGGCCTCGGAGGCTAGCCGGGGCAGCTCCTCGCGGATCTCGCCCAACCGCTGCTGCAGGTCGCTGAAGTCGCGTCCGCCCAGGTGCTCGTCGATCGCCCGCTGGGCCTCGGCCAGCCATGCCTGCTCGGCCTCACGCACCCGGTCGTCCAGCGTCTCGTCGAAGTAGGGCTGGACCGCGTCGGCCACCAGCTGGGGCAACACATCGGGCGCCAGTGCCAACAGCGCATCTATCTCGGTCTGCTCCACCCCGTAGCGCACCGACCAGTTCTCCCGGCGCCGGTCCTCCTGGGTGACCGGGGACTGCGGCAACATCTGCTCGTTGCCGTCGGCATCGGTGTAGCGGATCTCCTCCGACACCTGCCTGGGAGTCAGCGCCGCCCGGTCGACGATCAGCTCCAACTCACCGAAGCCGTCCAGGTCGTCGATCCACTCCCTGTCCTCCCAATGCTGCAGGGCCTGCAGCTTGCGGGTCACGCTGATGCACATCTGGTGCCCGCTCGGGTCACAGTCCGCGAAATACAGAATCACACAAGGCCTGCCGTCCTGCACCGCGTTGGCCGCGATGCGGAACACGTAGTAGTCGCTGATCTCGCCGGTGGGCAGATACAGATCGGCACGGTAGCGCTCGGCCAGCGGCGCCAGCGTCGCGTACAGGCTGGACTTCTCCCCGATGAACACCAGGTGATAGGGCTGCCGGGCCACCAGCAGACCCTCCTGCCCGTCATCGCGCTCGGGCGTCTGCTGGGAGTGCAGAGTGGGCAGCACGTCGTTGGGCAGCTGGAACTCGTCGTTCACCTCGGCCCACAGCCCGCCCGGGAACGGCTCCTCGTACAGCCGCTCCTCGGGCGCATCGTTGCGCTCGTCGGTGATCTCGTCGAACGGGATCAGACCCAACCAGCGCGCCGACTTGATGGCGTTCTCGCCCAGCCACACCCAGTCACTGTGCAAATTGTTGATGCCCAGCGCGTCATCGACCAACCCATAGCGCAACCCATCCGGCTTGATCACCTGCCTCGACAGGAACACGTAGTGCAGGCCGCGTGGATGGATCCGGCTCCGTCCCATCACCGCGCGCTTGGTGTCGGCCAACCATTGGCCGTCCCGCCAGGCCGCCGGTCGATCGAACCAGAACGGGTCCTTGCCATCGGACAGCACCAGCCATTTCTTCGGGCTGGCCATCCGCCGCCAGCCGACCTCCTTGGCGGCCCCGACGATGTCCTGAATCAGCTTCGCCAACGGGTGGCTCAGTTCTCGTGCCATGTGTGTCTCTCCTTGATCTCGGGCCCCGACGGGCCTAGACCATCGGTGGTTGATGGTCATTGAGTCGATGGCACCGGGCGCATCGAGGTACATATCGGTCGAGGTCCAAGCTGAAGGTATAACCCGTTCTGGGGTCAGACTTCGCTTCCGGGTCGGTCCCGTTGTATGACCATTCTTTCGCGGGAGCGGCACAGTCAACGCATGTATGTTCCGACGCCTTGCCCCGCCTCCGAACCAATCTCCGATGGAGGCCGTGGTAACTGACCGCATCACCGACCCAGTTTTGGTTCTCGGTTCCCCACTTCGGGGGAAGCTTGTGCCGATAGTTGGTCAGCGTTCGTCTCCTGTTTGACGCCCCGGCGACATGGTTTCAGTGCCTCACGCGTAGCCACCGCCGTAGCCGCCGCTGGCGCCGCCCTGGTAGTAGGCCGGGCAGAAGTGCCATTCGGCACCCATCACTATCGCCATCGCCTGATGGTGCGACGCGATCGGCGGGGGCGGGGCCTCCATGTAGGCGATCGCCGCGCTCTCGCTGATCCCCTCGGACCGCCTCTCGCAGATGGTGCCCGCCAGACGCTGGGCGCTGTAGGCGGGCGCGGGCAGCCCCGCGATCGCCAGCTCGGCCGCGTACGCGGAGGCATCCCGATCCCCTTCAGAGCTGGCGTGCGCCAGCCCCGCGAACAGTACGCAGGCCGCCATCAACAGCATCGCCGCCGCCGCGACGACACCGCCGATCACCAATTTTCGATTTCCGCTCATGTGTGTGTGTCTCCTCATAGATGATCCAAACCAGAATGTCCGGATACACCTCCATTATAGCAAGATTAGAGATAAGTTAGAGGAACCAGCAGCTGTGTTTCATGGGATCGGTAGCCATCGGGTGGGGATAGGAAAAGGGGTATGGCACAGGCGATTGGGTGGGGAACCGCAGACGATGCCGACCAGGGCACGCTGTGCGAGATTGCGTTGAACAAACTGCGCCGCTACGGCGCCGGGCATGTCGTACTGGCGCCATTGGAGGCGGCGGCGCTGCTGGCGCTGATCGAGGCCTGGGACTGGGAGCGGACGTAAGATGCACGAAGGCGGGCCTCCACTGGTGAGGCCCGCCCTCGGCTTGATGAGGTGCTGCGCTGAGGCTATTCCAGTTCTCGCCCAGGATCCTCCCAAGATTCCACATCGATGACCGACGGGTCATCAGGCGGCGGCGCATGCAGGGTTTTGACATCGGCCACCGCCGCTTCGACGCTGTCCAGCTCTTTGAGAATGGGCTCGGAATGATCCCGGTAGAACTGATCGCGGGTCAGGAACTCCCCGATCATCCGCACGTTCTGCGCGGCCAGATTCAGCTGCTCCTGGGCCTTGAGGACCGACGAATAGGGATCCAGGGCCCGTTCCCGAGCCGACCGCTCGGTCCGCAGGAAGTTGCCCCGGGTCTTCAGCTCCTTGTCCATGACGCCCATCCGCCGGGCAGCGCGGGACTTGGCGTCGGCATCCATCCGCGCCTGCAGGCCCTTCCACACCTCGGGATTCTGGACCAGCTTCCACGCTTCGTTGATCAGATCCTCGGTGGTGCGGCCCCGAAGAGTCTTCACGGTGGCTCGGGCCTTGTCGATGGCTTCCCGGGTGCAGCCGAACCGGCGCATTGGCTCCTCGCGGCCCACCGGCTTGCCTGCCTCTATCCGCTCGCGGACGTAGGCCAGCAACGCCGGGTCATGGACGAAGGGGGTGACAGTGACAGGAGGGCGCGGTTTCCCGCGCCCTCCCTTCGCCGTGGCCATTAGCCGTTGCCCTCGATCGCCGTCTGTGACGCCTTGGCAGGCACCGCCAACGGGATCTCCTTCTTGGCCTCGCCCAGGAACTTGGCCGCCTGCGCGGTCAGCTCCGGCAGGATCGCCTTCTGGCGGCGAACCACCATGTCCAGCTTGGCCTGGTAGCGCTTGGCCGCCTTGACGTACGCCGTCCCGGCCGGGCCGGTGTAGTACTTCAGGATGAGCCCGTGATTGGCGCTGGCGAAACGCACCCGCACCAAACGGGACTCGGTACGACGCACCACCGGGTTGAAGAACGGCCGCATGGTGCTCGCCTCGCACAACACCAGCTGCTTCTCTTCCAGACCGCGCTGCACGTAGCCGGTGGTCGACCCCGAGGTGTAGCCCCACAGGTCCTGCGCCAGGATCCCCGCAGCGGCCTGCTCGTTGACGTTGCGACTATCGACCTTCGGCCCGCCGGGCACCATCTCGCCGTAGAACTCGGCCATGCTGAACGCCAGCTTGGTCTCGATCTCCTGCTCGGTGTCCAGAACGTGGCTATCGATCACCGCGTTGAACACCGCCTCCTTGACCGCCTGGTCGTAAGGCTGCAGAACACCAGCGATGCGCGTGCACCAGCCCTGATCGATCAGGATCTGGTCGCAGATGCGCTTGACTTCTTCGGGATCGGCCCCCAGCTCTTCCGCTGTGGGCTGGACGAACTCCGGATTTGGAGTAACCAAAATAATCCCCTCCTCAGGGATAGCCCCGCTCGGGGAACCCGTACTGTGGACGGACCCGGCGTGGGATTCCACCTGTCTACCAGGCGCCGTCGGCGGCGTCAACCTATTGGGTAATTACCCCTCAGGTGTTCACCAGCTGTTCGATCCGGCCGACCTGGGCGTCCAGCCGGTTGGAAAGGGAAAGCAGCGCGGTTTCCTTGTCGTGGTGCCCGGTGTACGCCAGCTGCCTGCACTCCCGAGCCAGGCCACGCAGATCAGTGATCAGTGAGCTGTCGAAGTTGGGCACGGTGAACGTCCTTCCGGTTACCGGGGTTAAGGAAACTTCAGTCCTATCACGACCGCCGGAAGAGCCGCCTGCGCAGCCGGGTGAACATCTTCTCGAACCACCGCAGGCGCCAGCGCAGCCGCCACCACCGGGTGTTGTAGTAGGGGTTGAGCATCCATGGCGGCACGTCGTAGACCAAGGCGATCTGGTAGGTGGGCAGCCGGGAGGATTCGTCATGCTCGGCCAGGATCGGCTCGGTTTTAAACCGCATGCCATAGGGCTTGAGGATCTCGTTCATCCGCGCCTCCACCCACTCCGCGCCCGCGCTATTCAAGCTCGTAGCCTCCGATCCCGTAGACGCGCCCAAAACGACTCGATCCCCAGCATAAACGCCGGGGACCGAATCAGGGGATGTGATCAACGTTGCCAGGTGCCCTGGCGGCAGTGGACGATGTCCTCGGGCGGGGTGTAGGCCACGTCGCCGGGCCGGTCGCACGGTTGGCCTGGCTTCACCGTCAACAGACCACCATTAGCGCCGCGAGCCATCCACATACCGGATTGACCCGAACAGACCAGCGTTCCGTCCGACGAGACGATTCCACCCGGCGAGCATTGCCCGCCCGGCTGCTCACCGGAAGCGAACACCGGGGACGCGGTGACACCGGCCACCCCGAGTAGCAGCGTGGCAATACCTATCGTTCTACGGACAATCATGATGTTTCCTTATCTAGTGATTTCGATACGGGCACTGGACGGGCTTTCGCAGTAACTGAGAACACCGGTCTCGCCGTAGACCCCGGCGGGATTGCCGACACAGTCCCAGCCGTCGACCGTGGAGGCATTACGTGCAGTCTGGGTTCCCTTGCCCGCATTCCAGTCGTTCATGATCGTGCGGGCCTGCTGACAGCTCACTTCACCGCGAACATTCAGGATGAAGGTGCCCGGGTTGCCCTGAGCGAGCCGTGGAGGGAGTGAGTAGACACCGCAGGTCTGCGCCTGCGCCTGCGGCGCGAGGGCGATACCCGCTCCACACAGGAGCGGGATCGCAGCGCCGATAATGGCTTTCCTCATCACCACCTCCCCGAGCGCAATTCGTCCGTGTCTGGGTAATACTCGGCCCAGTAGCCGCGTGGCTTCACGTTGGGCTGGCCGAGCGGGAACTCGCGGTTGATTCCCTGCAACAACCGGTCGCACTGGTGAAGATCCGCGATGCCGGGGCAGCGTCCGTAATACGCGAAGTCCTCGCCGCCCGTATTGTTCTTCGTGCGCTGTACCTCGTTGGAACCGACCTTGATCCACGAATGCGGTTTGCCGTGAGGGTCCCAGCCACCCTGCGCCGCGTTGGCGGGAGCCGCCAACGCGATACCCGCCGCCGCTATTGCTGGTCCGATCACCAGCGCCAGCCGCTTCACGCGCCCACCCGGTTGCACTGCCAGCCACCGAAGCCCAGCACGCGCACGTTGACGCAGTGGTCGTAGCTGCCGTCGGCGGCGTAGTGGCAGTCCACGAAGCCCCCGCCGCCGGGCCAGCCGCCACCACCACCGCCTTGGGCGTCGTCGGCGTTGACACAGCTCGCGTGTGCGGTGCCCGGGCTGGCCAGCACGACACCGCCCACGGCCAGTCCCACGGCGGCGATTCCGGTCGCCACCACCCGTTTCAGCATCATAAGAGATCTCCTTACAGATATGTAACAAAGTGCATGTGATGAAGACCATACCCTAAAGTACACACCATGGTGGAGATTACTTTATAGGTATATCTTAAGAGGTATGAAGCGCTATCTGAGCATCACCCAGATAGCAGAGAAGAGCGGCCTGGCCCGCAACACGGTCAAGGTCTACAGCCAGATACCCGGGCGGCTACCGCCGCCCGACGCCATGATCGGACGCATCAAGGGTTGGCTGCCCGAGACCATCGACCGTTGGATAACGGGACGCAAAGATTAGCCATCACCCCCCTTGGTCTTCACACCGGGCCCCTTGAATATCGGGTTGACGGGATATCTCATGGGCGGCAGGCCGGTCTCGGCATAACCGGACCAGCGGAAGCCGCCTTTCAGCTCGATCAGGATCTGGTTGAGTTCCCCGTTGCCGGGCTGGTGGATTTCCAGCCGCTCCACCCACTGCTGGCTTTTGCGGATCAGGCCCGCGCGGTCCAGCGCGGCGTCAACCCACATCCACAGTCTGCGGCGCGTCATGAGGCTGCTCCGATCCTTTCCAGGCCGCGTCCACCAGTTTCTGCCACATCTGCACGCTGGCCGCGCTCTTCCCGCTGAGCACCATCGTCACATGCTTCGTCGTCACCCCCGCGTCGTCGGCCAGCTGGCGCTGGGTGCGCCCATTCTTTTTCAGGCCTTGGCGAACGTAGTCCGCGAGGTCGCGCTGGATGTTGGTCGGCATCCCGCCAGTTTACCATTCAGGTTAAGCCGGAGGGGCCTCTACCACCTGCAGCGGGGACTGCGGGACCGGCGGCTGACCGTTCTGCTGGCCGAACTGCTCGGTGATCTGCCGGACCATCTCGTTCTGACGGTTCTGTTCGGCGGCCGCCGCCGCGTCGGCCTGCTGCTGCTGCTTGATCCACACCATCGCCAGCTGTGCCAGCGCCTCGGTGGCCGGATCCCCGATCTCCTGGGCGTAGGACCAGATCACCGTGGCCGGGAAATCCGTCTCGTCGTCGAAGGTGACCTCGTGGTCACGGGGCTGGCCCATCTCCGTCCAGCCAAGCTCGCCGCGCTCGCAGGTACGCCCGCTCTTGGTCTTGATGATCACCGACACCGGGGCCGCGCGCAGATGGTCGATGCAGGCAACTTCCTTCATGGGTTCTCCTTCTACAGGTCGAGTTCTTCCACCAGTCGATTAACCTCCTCCACCCACATCTGGTCGACCGCCTCCTGGGCCTCGGCGAACGCCTCCTGGGCGATGTGGATCCCCGCGCACGCGGCGTCGGCGCGATTGCGCCGCTCGAAGTAATCCTCCCGCTCGCGCACCCGGCGGGTCACCTCGGCCTGCTGCTCGCCGGTCAGGCCGATCATGCGTGGGAATCTCATCCGCTCAACAGCTTCCCACGGCTCGGGGTGCACTCGCACAGCGCCTCCCACAACTCGGGATTGCGCTGCAGGAAGGCGGCGCTCTCCTCGCTGATCCGACGGGCCTCGGTCAAATCGACACCGAAGACGTCGGTGAAAGTCTCGCGGAACTGCTGCACGGCACGAATCAGCTCACCCGTCGGGGCCAGCGCGGCGGTGATCGCGCTCACCATCGTCCGGATGCGCTCGGCGGGGTGGGACTCGGGCTCGAAGTCCAGCTCGTCGAGGTCGAAACGCTCGGATGCGATCGTCATGATGTCTCCGTCTTCTTGGGGGTGTTCTTATCATCGTCGTCCAGCTGGTCGTCCAGCTGGCCTCGCAGCCAGACCACCTCGTCCTGTAGCCGGTCGCGTTCCTTGTTGTCCCCCGACTCGTCGGGGGTGGCACGGGAAAACGCCGTGGTGAACAGCATGGTGACGATGGTGGCGACCGCCGAGGACCCTATCGCACTGAGGAATGACGCCAGGGTATCCATCCATGCCTCTTCACCTCGTCGCGGGTGAACCGCCCGTCCCATTTGACGTCGTCGAACGTCCAGCTGAACCAACAGTTGCGGCCGTACTGGTCCAGGAAGATCAACCCGAAGACGAGAGCAATCATCCCGAGGCCGACGCTGATCCAGTCCCAGACGGTGTTGTTGTCAACCTTCCACAGGTCATAGACCGGCTGGGTGCGCCCGACCAGATAACCCGACCACCACAGGCACGCGACGGCCGACCAGCGTCCCCGCACCATCGGTCCCCCGGCCAAGAACTCGTCGCGGCGCACCGGGCGTCCTCCCTCTACAGTGCCACTTTCACCTTATTCCTATCCACGCCGGGCACTTCACACCTTCCACCTACGGTCCTCAATCCCCCCGCACCAGCGGGGGCAGGTCCAGATCGTAGTGTGTCAGCACCGGCCAGTAGTCCACCCCGATCGACTCGAAGAAGCCTTGGGCGATCCCGGCCCGGTCGATCAGCGCGATGATGGCCAGCACGCTGGCGCCCGCCTCGACGACCATGTCGTACACGTAGCGCACCGAGCCGCCGGTGGTGACCATGCCCGCCAGAATGATGGTGGCGTCCTGCTCGGTCAGATCACCGCCGGTGGTGGCGCCGTCGGTGACGCTGATCCATTTCATGCTCGTCATCGCCCGGCTCACCACCACATGACCCAGCATCTCGTCGTCGAAAGGGCACACGATCGCGGACGGGATCTCGGTGACATGCAGCTCGATCCACTCGGCCAGCACCAGGGCAGCGGTGCGCAGACGGCGCCCGGTGCACAGCAGATGGCGCAGATCCAGGTCGGCCCAGTCGGCGGTCTCGGGCCCAGCCACCTCGGTGCGGATCAGCTCGATCAGCGTGCTGCGGTGCTGGCTCATGCCTTGATCAGCTCGGTCAGCAGCGCGTCGAGGACCGCGAACATATTGCCCAGGAGGAACCACTCCGACGCCGTCGAACCCTCCGGATCAGCCTGACGGGTAGCCTCCATGCCGTCCCGTAGATTGCGCTGCAGTGCGGCCAGCCGATCCTTGTCGACCATGGGCAGCTTTTCATCGTCGGCCATCACACCCCCGCCTTGATCCGGAAGCCGTATTGCGCGGCCGCAACGGCCCGCAGGGCGGTGAACTGACCGATGGCGGTGTCCAGGGCTGCCAGCACGTATCCGGCGTCGCACAGCCCGCCTGAAGACAGGTATTCGATCTCGTCACGGGCCAGCGCCATCCTGGTCAGCGCACTGCGGAACTTGGCTTCCTTGTCCCGGTTGGACATATGCACGTAGGTCACGAGCACTCCTCGTGAATCAGCTCGTCGTCATCGGTGTAGCGCACCCGATCCCCTTCTTCGATCTCTTCACCGCATGCCTCACAGATGCCGTGGTAACTGGCTTCAAAAACTCCGCTCATGGCATCTCCTTGTAGGGCACCTCAAATGTCGGACCGGACCACACCCAGACATCGCCGCTCTTCTCGAAGCCGTGCTGGCCGTCCCAGCTGTCGGAGCAGGTCTTCTTGCACACCGTCGGATAGGGACAGCGGAAGCGCGGGTTGACCGGACAGTTGTGACCCGCCATCACGACTCCGCGTCGTCCTCCGCAGCCACCAATCCCAGCAGCTGGTCGGTGGTCAGGCCCAGCGCGTTGGCCAGCTTGGTGATGGTCTCCTCCTTGGGGTATTTGTGCCCCAGCTCGATCTCGGAGAGATAGGGATAGGTCACCCCGCTGCGCTGGTGCAACACCATCCGGCCCATCGACTGCTTGGTGCGCTCGCGGATCAGCACCCGGGCGAAGCGTGACGGGTTGAACTGATCGTGGCCGGTGTGCGTGGTGTCGTGCCGGTAGGACACCGCCGCCACCTTTACCTGAGCCGGGCGGTCCAGGTGGATGGTCAACTGCCGCTGGCAGTTCGGGCAGTCGACGTCGATGCTGACCTGGGTGCTCATGACCCACTCTTTCGGAATGGAATCACCTTAGCCTCCATCGGCTCGTCCTCCTCGTCCTCGTCGTCATCTTCCCCGTCGTTGTCATCGTCATCGTCATCATCACCAGGGTGGTTGGCCTCCCACAGCGCGTAACCATCGGGATCGCGGGACTCGAAGATCTTCAGCCCGATCTGCTCGACGACGTTGCACAGCTGGGTCAGCCATCTCTTCTCCTCGGACGTCACCTGCGGGCCCGGGACGAGGAAGTCGAGACGCATCCTCAGATAGGGGGTGTCGACGTCGAAGTCGTCGGTGTCACCCATTGATCCGCCCCGCTTCCGCCTTTTCGCGGGCCTGCTGCTCCAACAGGTCCAGCTGCACGGCCATCGAGGTGGCCGCTGCCTGATCCCACTCGCGGACCACCGGCAAGCCCTCCACGTCGATCAGCGGCACCGGGCAGGCGTCGAGGAACTCCTTGAAGTCCTCGTCACACCAGGGCGGCACCCAGGCACCGGACCGGCACACCGAGACGGCATCGAACACCATGTTCTTGGCGTCGAACTTGGCGCCGTCATCCTTGCGGGCGTCGCAGCCCCACCTCTTGGCCTCGGGCCGGTAGTGCTGCCCGGCTGCCTTATTCCAACGCGGGTAGCGCCAGTGCAGCTTGGAGCCCTTCAGGTAGTGCACGAACATCCAGTTCTCACAGGTGACCGTGTTGGTGCGGGCGAACTCGGCCAGCTGTTCTTTGGTCTCGATCCCGTACATGTCGTGATGGGCGTCGAACAGCCAGACGTGCTCGAACTCGCGCTCGTTCGCGGCGATGCCGGAGTACATGTTGGAGTCGCTGACCTCACCCACCGCGTCCTCGGTGAAGGTGAATCGATCCCAGAACCCCTCCGGTACGTCCACCCCGGGCAGCGGATAGCCGTCTTTGAGGAAGCTGCCCGCGCGCATCGGCCACACCACGTTGAGGAAGATGGCCTGGCTCTCCGAGTGGCCCCAGTCGAACTTCCAGAACCAGCGCTGATCCACGCTGGTGTCGGCGGCTTCCAGCGGATTCATGAAGAAAAAATCGAAATCCACAACCAGCAGGTTGCTCATGTCGTCTCCCATTGCATCTGGCGGATGACGGGATCCAGCTGGGGCACGGTGACCAGTAGCAGCTTCAGGACGCCCACCACCCCACCCTGCGCGAAGATCTCATCCTCGGCATAGGAACAGATCCCGCATACCGGCTCATCGTAGGGGCAAGCCCGCCGCACCAAAGGACAGTGCTCACCACTCACGACTGACCTTCGACCGCATCGAGCACGGCGGCGCGCGCGGCCTCGGCCTTCTCCACGATAGTGATCCAGTCCTCGACGTGGATCACCTGGCAGCTGAGGAACGTCGGGTAGCCGTTGATCGCCCAATGCCCGGCCTTGCTCAGGTCTTCGACGATGTTGCCGATCTTGTCGACGTCAATGCCCGCCAGCCCGTCCAGGGCCACCGGCAGAAAGATGGAGGTCATCATCTCCGGCGGCGCCTGAGTGGCGACGAACAGACTGCCCCCCACCAGTTTCAGGGCAATCTCTTTGATTTCGTCTTCGGTCAGATGCTCCGGTTCGCGGAGCTGTTCGGTGTGTGTCATGACCTCATTGTAGCAAAGTTAGAGGAAGATTAGGGAAGCGACACACCGGGTTCGTCCCATTCCCCCACCAATCACCAGGAACTCGTCCTTACTCATGTAGGTCGGAATCAGCTGCATCAGGCCACCTCTTCGTAATGCCAGCTGTAGTTGTCGCCGTTCCATTCCAAGATGATCGCTTGCCAACCAGGTCCGCGCACCGGCTGCTCGTCGCCGTCGTAGCACTCCTCGGGGGCGTCCTCGGTCAGCCAGGGCATCTGCATGCATTGGCCTTGATCGGTCCAGCCGTCCCGACTGCCACACTCACACTGCTCGTACTGGGCGCGGATACAGCTATCGCAGGCCAACCGGCACGCCGCCCCCTCTGGGGCACGGCACTCGTACTCGGTGCGAACGTGGTCACCCGATCGAATCAAATGACGCACATAATGGTCACTCATCATGCCCCGATCTCGTAGTCGCTGATGACCTCACCGGCGTCCTTGGAGCCCCGCACCTGCCAGCCCCACCAATAGGTGCCGACGTGCTTGCCCAGCAGCGGCGCCTCGGCGGTGAACGTCTTGAAATGCCCGCGCACCCGGTGCTGGCTCATCACGTACTCCTCGGCCGGGGACCGGCGGCGCCGACCGTGGCGCAGTTCGCGACCGGCGGTACCGGGCAGCTCGATGGTGTGATAGCGGGTGATCGGCACCCGCTGGCGCTTCTCCCGGGTGCTGCGCGCAAAGACGCTGCCCTGCTCGCGAGTGGTCACGTTGCGACAGTTGATCAAATTCAGCGCCAGCCACACCGGGTTGGCGTCCCCGATCTCCTTGGCGGCGTGCAGGGTCTCCTCGGGCACCTGGGACGTCGGGACCATGTCGGAGATGAAGTGATTGAACAGTCCGTCGGGGTTCAGCCCGATCTGGCGGGCGTAGGGCAGAAAGACCACGCCGTCATTCGCGTCGAGGATGTACATGATCACCTGCACGGCGATCATCTCGCGGGCATCGGCGCGCAACTCGTCGCGCAGTGCCTTGAACGCATCCGCATCGCGGATCATGTCATCCAGGTTGGTCTCGGGGTTGCGCTTGAAGTACTTGGGATACATCTGGGCGAAGCCGGTGATCGAGCCGCGCAGCTGCTCCTCGTCGAGGTCGGCGGTGTTGATGGTGTCACTGATCACCAGGGCGCCGAACCGGGCCCTGGCTTCCATGTCCCACCACTTGCCGTGGATCAGCACCTTGTCGGGGACTTCCCACTCGCACCACATGGCGGGGTATGGCGGGCGCATCGGCCCGAAGTCGGAGTCCAGCCGGTAGTAGTCCTGCTTGCCCAGCCAGTACAGGTCGGCGGCCACCGACAGCTCGAAGAACGCCACCCGATCGCCCAGCAGGTGGGTGCGCACGTTGTCCTGGTTGACCATGTCCAGCCCGTGGCCATCCAGCGAGCGGATGGGGGCGCCCGACTTGAGCAGGTTGGCGATCGGGAATTTACCGGCGCTCAATCCGGCCACCTCCCTTCGTATCCGCCGTAGATGGGGTCCATGCGCCCGGTCAGCCGCCATACACGCCCGGTAAAGACGTAGTCAGGATCAGGATCGGGAGCGGGCGGCAGCTTGAGCAGCGTGCCGGTAACATCGACCTCGTCGCCCTCCTGTGCGTCGGCCGGTCGCTCGGGGAAGATCACCGTCCACCAGGGCGGCGGGTCAGCGAGGAAGGTGGCGTGAAAGTACACCACCGGGCAGTCGATCATGATGTCGCCGTCCCAATAGATCTCCCAATGGGTCTCGTCGGTCTCGTAGCGAATGTCTCCCTGCATCATGACTCATCTCCCCGTGCCAGCTCGTAGTCGGAGAAGATGACACCCTCGTTGATGTCGCCACGCTCCTGCCAGCCCCACCAGAATGTCCCAGCAAGCCTCCCGAACAGCAGCCCGGTGCCGAACTCGGGCCCGAAGTGTTTGTAGTGGCCTTTCACCTTGTGCAGCCGCATCGCGGCCTGATACGCCTCCCGGTCGCGGCGACTGATCCCGGTCAGCTTGGGCATGCCGGGCAGCTTGATGTGGTGGTATTCCACCGGCTTGGCGCCCGTCCGCTTGGCCCGACCACTGCGGCGCATCGGCACCACCCCCGCCTTCTCGGTGGTCACGTTGCGGCAGTTCATCAGGTGCAGCGCCTGGCTGGCGGTGAACTCCGCAGTGCGCATCAGTTCCTGGGCCGTCGTGACCAGATCCGGCCGGTCGGCCAGGTTGTCGGGCACTTCGATCTGCGCGCTGTAGGTGTAGCGGCCGTTCTCGTCCAAGTACATGTCGTGCAGGATCTCGTCGAACAGCACCACGTCGGGGTGCTGGACCGGGTGCATGAACAGCGTCATCTGGATGCGGCTTGCCGCCATCTTCCTGCCGGATGCCGGGGCGTGTTCGTCGGGCTCGCACTCGGTCAGCATCATCCCCTGGAAGATGTTGTTGTCGGACGGGTGCGCGGGATCCCACTCCATCCACATGTGCGGGTAGGGCATGCGCAGCGACCCGAAGTTCTCCTCACGGCGGCAGGCGATGCTATCGAAGCGGTCCCAGAAAAGGTCGTGGGCCAGCTGGACGTCGAACGGCACGCAGGCGGTGATTTCGCGCAGAAAGCTCAACCGGAGGTCTTCTTTCAGCGCGATCGACTCGTCCTGGTAAAGCCCCCACGGCGTGGTATACCCACCGAAGCCGTCGGCCTCGGTAGCCTCGTACAACGCGCGAGCCAGCGGCCAGATCTTGGCGCCGCCCATCAGCGCGCGCAACACCGGCATCGGAGCACTCATAAGCCCACCAACTCTTCCAGCTTGCGCAGAAACCAGTCCCAGCCGTCCTCGTCGAGATCCGGCCGGTTGCAGCCCTCCCACAACGCGTGCTCGGTCGTCCACTTCCAGGGTTTCTCGAAGTAGTAGAGCAGGTCTTTAGCGGTGTCGAGATGGTCGGCACGCACCAGGACACCGCCGAACATCAGCACCGAATTCGGGTTGTGGAACCACTCCTCGTCGGTCATCAGTGCGCCTCCTCGTACTCGGTGGCGGCTTTGACGGCGTCGCGTTTGGTGGCGAACAGGAACTGCTTGGGATAGGCCGCGTCCACGCTCAGCGACCACTGCGTGCCGAAGCGCTCGATGGCGTAGGTGTGATCCAGCTTGGCGAAGCCCCAGTAGGCCCTGGACCGATAGCGCCCGGCGCCCTCGCGGATGAACGGGATCTCTTTGGTCATGAAACCCGGCTTGTCGCTCATTGCTGCCCCCACTGACTGGGCGGGTAGGGGTTGTTGGGCGGCGCCGGGTAGTTGGTCGGCGGGTAGGCGGGCGGGTACGGGGCGCAGACCTGGTGGGTGGGGTCATACCAGTTGCCGGGGTCGCACGCGTTGGCGGGCGGCGCCAGCTGGACGCCCAGGATCACGCCCGAAGCCACCGCTGCCAATAAGGCCAGCAGCGCCGAGACGCGCAAGGGGATATGAATGTGTGTCATGGGCCCATTGTAGCAAAAACTTACCCAGTAGGTTAACCCCTCAGAGCACCAGCATCCCGATCGCGATGCCCATCGTCACCAGCAGCACGGCGATCAGAAACCAAATCAGGTCGTCGTCCACACTCACCCGTGCCACAGCAACCACAGCGCCAGCACGAGGAGAACCACCACCAGCAGACCCACGAACAGGTGGTGGTTCACACCTTTTATTGTCGATGTTCGCGCAGCAGCTCGCGCAGTTCTTCGGCACACGTGTCCATCGCGTGACACCAGGAGTCACCGCGCAGATAGACGTCGGCGGCCCCTTCCATCTCCCAGCGCTCGGCCAGCTGGTGCAGCGCGCTGACCATGGCCAGTGTCGAGACGGCGCGGGCGCTGGCCAGGTCGGCGGCCAGCCGTTGGATCTCGGCCTCGTCGTGGATCCAGGGCGGCCGCTCGTCGTCGTCGGCCATCAGTGCGCAGGCTTATCGATGCAGGTGGCGTAGATCGGCGCCGCCCCGCTGGTCCCGCCAGAGTCGGCGCAGCCGGTTAAAAAAACCAGCATCGCCACCAGGGCCATGAGTAGCCGCCTCATCGGTTGCCCCTTCAAATGCAGTGCGCGTAGACGGGATGCGCCGGGCTGTCCCCGGCCGCCGTGCACCCGGCGAGCAGGGCGACCGCCGCCATCAGGGCGGCCATCAGCCTCATTATTCGGTATCGGGGACGAGCACGTCGTGCCGACGCGGGGAGCACACGCAGAAAGGCCGGTAATGCCGGTTCAGTTCCTCCTCGCTGCGCACCATCCGCACATCGACCCGTCGCACCGGGGGCCTGGCGCCCATGATCTCGGCGCAGTGCCCGCACGCGGTGTAGGCCAGGCCGGTGGCAAAACAGAGCGCTTCCACGCGCGGGCGCGCGTGCGCGCGCGTGGAAGGAACGGGATCCGGTGTCAGCACCGGAGTGGGGAAGTCCAGCTCGTCGAGGTCGAAGCGGTCGGCGGTTAACGTCATGGGTGCATCCTGCCACAGTTCTCATGCCTCGCCCACCGCCTTTCTCAGTCGGTCCAGGTAATCGTCGGGGATCAGCGCGGCGATGATCTTCATTTGCGCGCGGTTCACCGTGGTGCCGGTCTTGGCCTTCAGGTCAGCGATCAGCAGATCCAGCTCCTCGTCGGTGTGGTCAGCCATCGTCTTCCCAGTCGGGCATGCGAAAGCCGATGGAGGTGCGCGGGGGCAGTACATCCATGTGGATCTGATCCCCGCGCTCGGGGTGGAACTCCGCGCCCACGATGCACCAGTGGTCCCTCCCCTCCTCGTCGGGACCCTCGTGGATCAGCTCGCAGTTCAGCACGCTGCCGTCACCCCGGCGGATCTGCACGCCTTCAGGACGAGCCATCAATACCGCTTCCCGTACCGGGCCAGGATGTCCTCGATCCCCTGCAGCCGCAGCTTCTCGGTCAGGCTCATCAGCTCGTCGTCCTTGAAACTCTCGACGTAGAGTGTGGCCACCGCCAGCAGCTGCTCGAAGTCATTAGCTGGCATCGAGACTTCGCCTGGGCGAGGATCGACACTTTCCGCAGGTCCCAGCGATTCGGCGATTTTCAGCGATTGTTTGCTGCACCAGTTCTGGATGGCCTCCCAGTGCTGGGCGGTCAGGCGCACGCAGCGCCATTCGGCTGCCGCCTTGCCCCCGAAGACGATCTTGACCCCGCCGTACTCGTCGGGCTCGATCACCTCGATGACCGGCCCGCATTCCCGGCTCACGTCAGGCACTCATGATGTTCGATGACCTTGCCGCGTCCAGTTGATGTGGCAGCGGGCGCGGGTCCACCCCCAGGAAGGGCACGTAGTGGAAGTGCTGGTGCTCGCAGGACCAGTCCTGGCAGACCGTCCAGCAGCCCCCGACGTCGTCGGGGTGCACCCGCCACTGGCCGACCGAGACCGGGCCGCTCATCGCCTCGGCGCCCCGTGCCGGTCGGTCTCCGGTGGCAGCGTGTGCTGCTCGCGGGAGTCCACCGTTGTGGATCGGATGGCTTTCAGGTTGAACGTGGTGACCGTTGCCTGCAGGTCCTCGATCCAGCGGGCAATCGGGCCGCAGTTGGTCGGATGGGCGGAGTTGAAGGTGGTTCGGTTGATCTCACGCAGCACATCGAGCCGCGCAAGAATCATCGCCGCCAGTTCATCAGCAGCGTCCATCATGCCTCCTTCTCGTGACCAGAATCTCCGAAGCCACTCCTCCTCGGTGATGGGCTTACCCGCCATGGGCTGTGTCCTTCATATGACGACAGGACTCGCAGTAGATGACCATCGACGTCACCCCGGCCGGGAGGGTGACGGGCAGGTACCGCTGACACTGGGCGCAGCGGACTTCTTTGGCCGGATAGCCCATCCAGACCAGCGGCTTGTTGAACTGTTTGGCCCAGTCGACGGGCTCCTTGTCGTACCACGGAATCCGGTCGATGGGCTCCTTGTCGTAGGTCAGATCACTCGGGTCAAAGCCCGTCGTGTCGTACAGCGACGCGCCCTGGTAGCCGCGTTCGGCTTCCTTAGCCAACTCGTCAATAGTTTTGCCGTAACGGGCCTCGGCCTCGGCCACGTCCTCGGGGGTGGCCGCGATCACCGGCTGATGCTCACGGTCCAACTCCTCGGGGGTGTAGCGGGCATGATCACGGACACGCTCGTGGTCGGCCTGGCACTCAAACAGCGTCATGCCGGGATGCCAGGGGCACTGCATATCGCCGATCTTCATGTCAGCCACTCCTTGCCCTCGGTACTCATGAAGAACTCCTTGGCGTAATTGCGGGCCTGAAACTCATTGACCTGAGCCACCTGGATCTGGCCGCCGAAGTCCTTCTCGTGCTCGGCGGCCCAGGCCAGGAAGGCCACGATCAGCTCGGTAGCTGACCCGGGCCCCACCGACCTGCGGCGTTACCCGGTGGGTAACTGTCCAGCTGGGCGTTTGCCGACACTTGTCACAGCCCGAAGTTTTGCTGCAGCATGACCCGCCGTCGTAGTCAGCCAGCTCGACGTCGAGGAAGACGGGCTCAACCATGCTCTACCTCCCTGTCGGGCAGATCTTAGTCATCGGGCGTGTCTCCTATTCCTCGGGAATGCGTACCTGCACCGTTTCGGCGGCTTTATCCAGGTCTTCGGGCGTCATGGTGAACACGCTGCGCGCCGCGTGGCTGGCCGCCGTCATGTCTTTGAGCAGCGTCATGAACACCTGGTTGACCGCGACCCGGGCCAGCTCGCTGGGATCCAGCTGGTCGAGGATGATCGCCACGGCCGAGTCTTCTAGGACCAGCTCCCCGTAGAGGCGCCGATGGTTGGCGATGATCTGCACCCGCATCGCGCGGCGCAACGCGTTCTCCACGTCCGCGATCAGCGCCAGCCGGTCGCCGGTGTCCTCGAACTCCACCTGCGGATCACTCATGAGAAGCCCACCACGCCGGTGATCCTGCTGGCGTCGATGTCCTCGTCCAGCCCAGCTGCTCGATAGGTCACTTTATGCACCTCGTGCACCCGGCGGTTCAAATCCCCACCGACGCGGGCCTCGGTGATGGTGTAGCGCTTGGTGTCATCCCCGTCCAGGACAACCACCTCTCCCGGCTCAAGCATTGATGGGTTCTTTCTTGTCGAGCAGATTGACCGGCGGCTCGGGATAGGGCTGCTCGGCTTCGGCGATGAGGCGCATCAGCGCGTGCAGCGCCTCCATCGGGGTGTGCCCGTTCCCGGCCTTCTCGAACAGCGGGATGGCCCGGTAGGCGACGAAGTCCACACCTTCCCCGCCTTCGATGACGTATCTCATACTTTCACCTTCGGGCATCCTTGCAGGTGGGAGCGTAGCGGCCACTGCTTGTAGCGAGTCGGCCAGCCACAGATTGAGCACGGGGTGTGCAGGTGGTGATCGGGGTAGATCTCCATCCAGCCCGACCTCATCGCATTCTCGCCATCATGTCCACGGCTATCATCACCTGGTAGCACAGCGCCTCCCGGTCGTTGTCGCTTTCCATCAGCGTCTTGACGGTGTTGAAGATCAGGTTGTCACGCGGGATGCGGTCCTTGTACTTCGCATAGGCGCTAGTCAGATTTTCCAGATGAGCGGTCCAGTAAGCGATAACCGAATCGGCCTCTTCGCGGGCGTTGGCGATGATCAGGTCCATCGGGTCTGGGGCGGGCACCGGCAGCCTCCTCGATTGCACGCAGCAGCATGATCTGAGTAGACACCAGTTTGTCGGCCAGCTGGTAGAGGTTGGCCAGGTGGTCCTCGGCCTCGGCGGGCCCGCTGACCTTCAGCCTGTGCCAGAGACCCACGGTGTTCTCCACCTCGCGCCGCGCCAGCTTCACGAAGGTGATCTCCGACGTCGGGGTGTCAGCCATCGTCGAACTCGATCAGGCCGGGCACCTGGAAGCGGACGGGATAGGCCACCGGGTCGGCCGGGAAGTGCACCAGGAACTTGGCCCCGGCCACATGACAGGTGGCCAGGAAGTGCAGCGCGTCGATCCCGGCCGCGTGCAGCTGCTCATCGGTCAGCGGGACCGGGCGCAGCCGGGAGGAGGCCAGCCGCATCTCTTTGAGGCACTCCTTGGTGGTGGGCCGTCCCGCCACCTGCTCACCCAAGATGAACTCGGCGTCGGTCAGCGGCGGCAAGTCGTCAGCCACTGTTGGCCATTGCCTTCTCGGTCAACGAGGCAATGCTGACGTGGGTCGCGGTGATACCGACCTGGGGGGAGGCCGCGTCGTTGACGATGGACTGCAGCTGCTCCTGGTTCATCCGCAGCATCGAGTTGCCGTCCTTGTCGTTGTTCTTCACCACGTTGCCGGGCACGGTGATGGTCAGCTCGTTGATGGTGACGCTCATGATGTCTCCTCTTCCTCATCGGTTTCCTCGCACTGGATGGCTTCCAGTTCGTCTTCACGCAGGGTGAACTGCCCCAGCCCGGGAATGCTCACCTGGTAGTGCGCGGTGGCACCGTCGGCGCGCGGGTAGACGCTGCGTGAGACGGACACTACAGTGCCCTGAGCGCCCCCCTGACGCACGATCACGCGTTCGTTGACCCCGAACTTCGGGGAGCCGGAGAAACTCGCCCCAGGCGCCGCAGAGGCCTGATCTGAAGGCCAGGGCAGCAGCACTTTGGGCGCCGGGCGCGGGCGGGTCAGCTCGGCCACGGTGGCGAGGTCCTTGGACGCCAGCACCCCTTTGATCCATTCGATGTCCAGGTGCAGCTCGAACAGCTCGCGGGAGGATTCCCGGGCTTCCTCGAAAGCGCGGTCGGCCGCCTCCTTGGCGTAGACGTGCGGGGGTTCAGAGCCGTTGGGCACCGGCGCTCCTTCGGACTATTGACCTCACAGGTTACCTTGCTTCTCGATGTCCTCCAACGCTTCCCGCAGATCAGCAGCGATCTGCTCGCCGGTCGACTTGACGTAGATGGACCCTGATGTCGATGGCGGCGCCATTCTCATCCACACCCACGGGCAGGTCGAGGAACTCGTCGATGTTCCAGATGTCGTCGGCCTTACGGTCCAGCCACCAGGCCAGCCGGTGCAGCAGCCCGGCGATACGGCGCCTCATTCCACCGTCACCTCGCCCAGCCGCCGAACCATCTCCTCGACAGCGGCGCCGCAGGCTTTGGCGTACGCCGAAACCACGTCCTCGGGCCCGGCGGTGTCCTTCCAGCGCACCCTGATGTCGATGGCGGCACCATTCTCATCCACACCCACGCTGAACCCACTCACAGCAGCACCCACAGCGCACAGACCAGCACCCCCAGAACCAGCACACAGACCAGGCCCCACTCGTCGAAGAACGTGTTCACGACACCTCCTGTGGGGGTGTGGCCACCAGGTCGTAGCCCACCGCGCGGGCCTCGGCGATCACCTGCTCGGCGAACGGGTCGCAGATCGAGCGGCTCGGCCCGAACCCGAAAGCGTGGTAGACCAGCTCGGAGAAGGCCATGCCCAGCAGCCGTTGGTCGATCATCGGTCCTCCGCCAGCCGGTAAACACACTTGCCCGCGCTGTGCGGGACCCGCGTCACGATGCCGTGCCGATGCAGGGTTTCCAGGATCACCTTCTGGTGCCGGTCAATCCGCAGGTGCGGGGGCCAGATCCCGCCGCACAGCCGCATGGTTTCCAGGATCACCCGCTGGCGTTTGCCCTGTCCCCGCATCATTGGTCCCCGTACTGGTCGGACGGCGGCGGCCAGGTGGCCGGGGTCAGCGGCGGGCCGATCGGGCGGTGGGCGTCGTCGTCCAGGGCGATCACCGCCCCGAAGGCGATGCCCAGCGCCACCACCCAGAAGGCGATCTTCCACCAGCTCATATCGGTGCCCTATCCGCCTCGTGCATCATGCGTGCCAGCCGAGCCACCGCCACCGCCGCCAGCATGGCCACGTTGCCGCCCCCGATGTCGCCCTGCGTCTCGGCGGTGCCCAGCGCCATGGCCACGCTGAGCGCGACGTCCTTGTCGGTGCGCCCGTCGTTGATGAACTCGGTGGCCAGCACCACGAAGGCGTTCAGCTTCTCGTTGTGGTCGGTGTAGATGTCGCGCTCGCCGTCGTCCACAGCAAACACCTTCCTGTTGCCTTCTCGTAGGTTGCCGTTTTCAGCGTGCGTAGCAAACTCGGTACACGCCGTTGTCCAGGCTGAGAATGCCACGCTGGACCAGCCCGTCGAAGATGTGCCGGTGATCGCTGCGGATCTTCCAGTGCTGCGGCCACATCCCGGCGTTGCGGTGCATGGCGTCCAGCACCGCTTGCTGGCGCCGTCCCAGCTTCTTCTCGTTCACCGGCGCCGTCTGCGGTACGCGTTGCGTCCCCAGATCGCCAGCTGGGTCACGATCGCCCCGAACAGGCCGCCCACCAGAAACTCTGCCCAACTCACAACACTCCCTATCTCGTCGACGCCTTAGTCCTGTGGCCCCGGCAGCGGCTTGTTCAGGTCTGCCCACGGCTCAAAGCCCCACCATTTGTCGCGTTCCCGCACCGCGTCATTGAACGCCTCCAAGGCATTGAAGACGAACATGGCCAGGATAAAATCGGGGGTGTGACTGCGGTTCTCCACGCTGTGCCGGTTGCACAGCTCGCGCAGCTCTTCCTCGAAGCTCTTCCCGTCGTTCACAGCACTCCCTGTCTGGCCGCCAGCTCGGCCCTGATGGAGGTCACCAGCGCCTGCAGCCAGCTGTCGTCGGCGCCCTTGATGTGAATCGCGTTGCCGATCCGGACCGCCTTCATCCCCGGCTGCAGGGTGATGGTGAAGGTCGGCTTCATGGGGCTCACCTCTGGATCGGCTTGTCCTTGATCTTCGCATGCAACGCCGTTCCCATATTGATCTTGGTCATCGCGGGTGCAGCGGTTTGCCGTCGATCTTGGCACTGACCGCGCCCCCGCACGCCATACAGGCCACATGATAGGGCTCGTCGGAGACGAATTTGTGCGGGCGAACGCTGCCGTCGGCGTTGAACACCGCCGGGTCGCGGAACCTCTTATCGATGGTGGTCATGTGTTCTCCTTGGGTGATTTTCGTGCTGTAGATCAACAGCACCGTGTTGAGCAGGCAGACGACGATCAGCGCTCCCAGAAGCGCCCCCAGAAGCAGCGTTGTCACGGGTATCCACTAGCAGACCCCGGTTACCGGCATGCGTCAACATGTTCACAACGGGCCTTCAGCGGGCCTGTACGCCATCATGGCGTGCCGGTAGGCCACTATGGCGTCGGGCCCCTCGAACGTGCGCTCACAGCGGTCCCAGCCCGCATAGACGGCATATCTACGCAACCCCTCCACCGTCGCGGGACGAGGGGGCCAGTTGGTGCTCGCCCACCAGGTCTGCCCCAGCGGGTCGGTGTAGCCCCAGGAGGACCCGTCGGGAGCGATACCGTGCAGGATCCAGGTCACGACAGCAGCCCTATCGTCAACCGATACTCAGGCCCAGCAACACCCCAGACAGGAAGAACAGCGTGATGACTAGGGCGAATCCGCCCCAGGTGGCGTTGTAGCCAATGCGAGGCTCGGTCATATCCAGGTCTTCCTGTCGGGGGCCATGCCGTGCAGCGTCCAGGTCATTCGACCACCACCTCGGGGACCAGCAGTTTGGGCTTGCCCTGCTCGGTGATCGGGGTGCGGCGCAGGGTGCCCGGCACCTGACCGGGGACTTCGACGTAGTCGTACCAGTGCTGACGCTGTGCTTCTGCACGTAGCTCACGACGCAATTGGTGAAGGACCACGGCCTTTCCCGGCTCGGTGGCCCGTGCATAAGCACGGGCGTGCACCGGCAGGATCTCACGGGTGGCGTACTCAGCGATGCAGGGGTCTTTGGGGCAGGTCAAGGTGATTTTCACGGGCGTTCTCCGTAGTCGAGCAGGTCTGTGGTTCGGACGCGGGGGGATGTGTACGCGGTGGGGGGTACCGCAGGCGGGACAGTCCGCCTCCATGTAGCAGTCGCCGCGCCTGACCGCGACAGGGGCGTCGGGCGGGGTGGTGTAATCGCACAGCCGGATACCGCAAGAACAGTCGATGACGCAGGTCATCCGAACAGCTCCCTGGCGGGGATCGGTACTACGTGGTGCGCTCCGCAATCGGGACAGTCAATCATCAGATGAGACTGATCTTGCAGAATCGCCATCGGCGCGTCCGGTGGTGGCGTGTATTCGGTCAGGTTCTTGGTGGGTCTGATGATGATGTTCTGCCGAGTCCCGCACTCGCAGTCGATGATTACATTCGTCACACTGTTCCCTTCCGTTGCACAGGTTTTCGTGGATCACCCCGCAGTCGGGGCACTGGTGGATGTAGGTGCTCACCGCGTCATCCCCGGGGGGTAGGCGGGATGGCCGTCCCCGTGCGGCGGGGCGTCCCGGCAACCCAGGCTGGGGCGGTCGTGCGAGCGGTGACACCACTGGCACCGGGTGGGGTCGTCGTCCCGGTACTGACATTGGTTGCGGTGATTCCTGCAGCGCTCCCTGGTCTTTCTCGGCGGCAAGCCGGGCGGATCCCACGGGCGGGTCACCGGGCGCTCTGCGGCCTGTCTGACGGTCACGCCCACCCCAGCTCGACCAGACGCGCGATGCCGTCGTCGGCGACCTCCTTGGCCTGGGTGCTGTCGAACACGATCGAGCCGGTGCCACCGACCCAGCACGTCGACCCCGCGCCCACCACCTGATACATCAGCTCGGTGACGTTCTCGGCATCGGCGAAGCGGTTCAGGATCATTCGGACAGGCTCACCGCCCCAGCTCCTCGATCACGATGGCGTCCCCGAGGGGGTGCTCTTGTACCAGTGGTGCTCGCAGAGGTATTGCTCGCGGTCCTCGGGGTAGCACACACAACCCTTGCTCATGATGACGCGCACGGTGGCGGGTCCATCACCGAATCGGCACTGGGCCACTGCCATACACCGGCCTTTCGGGTCTCGCACAGCCAGGAGTGCCGGGCAGGTACGGGCACTTCCCCATCTCGCCACATGTCGGGCAGGGGTCCATCCCCAGGTGCTCGTCGCAGCGGCTGCGCTGCTCCCAGTTGCCCAAGCCGGGACCGTCCCCGGTCCAACGTCCGAAGGCACTGGTGGCCTGGTTGGGACAGTCGCCATAGCCACAGCGGCCAGGGAACGGGCGACCGTCCCAGAGTGCGGGCCTGCGCTCTTCACTCACTGCCATATCACCTGCGCCTCCCTGTTCGAGTGCGCCCAGCCCTGGTGAGGTTCATCGGTGCTCCCGATGCGGCTGGCCATGATTGTCGGCCGCCGCGTCGTCGGCCCGCCAGAAGCGCTCTTTGGCCAGCTCGTAGATCTTGTCGGTGGGCGGCCATATCGCAGGGGGGTCAATGCCGGTGTGCGCTTGCAGCTGGCGCACCTTGAGTTCCAACAGACCCACCTCGATGCCGGTCTGCCGGATCAGCTGGTCGATGCGCTCGTGCAGGTAGGCCAGCTCATCAGAAATGCTCATGGCGCCCAATCAGCTCACCGCCCTCGGTCGGCCGTGGCGCACCACGTTGACCCCCAGCGTGGACAGCAGGGCGACCAACAGCTTGGGCGGGGGATGGCCGGAGAGCGTGTGCGCCTCGTTCTGCTTGACCCACAGCACAAACTCGCTCAGGTGTCTGGTGGCCGAGGCGACGGTGTCCTCGTCGATGCCGTTGCGCCGCAGGATGGCCGCGATCGCCTCCTCCTCCTCCATCGGCAGAAAGGCGCTCATCAGGCTGCCTTCTTGCGCTCGGCCCAGCCGATGGAAAGCAGCATGCCTTGGGCGACCTGGCGCCGGGGACCTTTGGTCTTGGCCACCGGCTCCAAGACCTCGCGAAGCAGCTCGATACGCTCCGGTGTCAGATTCATCTCCATGTGTGTCTCCTTGGGTAGTTCTCGGGTGTGTCACCTTCTGGAACAATTTACCAGCCAAGTATATTCCGGTAAGTCACGCCGGATACGCCAGGAGAACAGGCTGGTCCATTCGATCCAGCTGTTGCTGCCCATAGCGAGCACGGGGCGATCAACCCAGCGCGAATCGCGTGGGCCCTCTGGCTTGCTGTGGATGCTCATTCGGTGTCCAGCACCTTCTCACCCACCCGGGGGACGGGGAACTGCCGCCCGCACATGGTGCACTGCGCCTTCACAGCGGTGGTCCCATCAGCTCGCCGTAGTTGAAGTCCTGCCCCATCACATCCTGGATGGTGACCTGCGGGCCGTGGGCGCCGTGGAACTCCCCGCGCCAGATGTGGCAGTACTTGACCACGGTGGCGTCGGGACGACCTTTGACGAAAGGAATGGCACGCGGTGTGGGACGCCACCAGCCGTTGCGGTAGCTGCCGTCCTCGCGCATCCCGGGCATCGGCTCGATGAGATCCCAGGCGGGATAACGCAGCTTGGCGAAATCCCCGCCGCCGGTGCCCCGGTCTCTCAGCCGCGCCGCCAGCGGGGGGACCTCCACCCAGCTCTCGCCGTTGCGCTCGAAGTACCACACCACCGCCACCAGCAGGGTGCCCATCGCGCGGGTGATGGTGCGGTTGACGTACTCCTTGTCCAGCTTGGAGCAGGCCGGGCAGATCTTGCCCTCGGGGCAGGGATCGTTGAGCCACTCGGTGGCATCCGAGAGCGAATCGTTGTCGGGATCGAAGTGAAACGGACCGTGGGTCATCAGACCACCGCCACGATCAGCCGGAACAGCGCCCACCCGTAGAACACCAGGGCCACCGGCACGATGGCCGCGAGCAAGACCAGCGTGGCGCGGTAGTCGGCGCGGGTGGTGTCGGTGAAGTTGTGCGGACCACCGTCGAAGCCGAACAGCCCGCGTTGCAGCTGGATGAGCAACTCATTCACTGGCTGTCCTCGTGATGCAGCTGGCAGCACTTCTTGGCCTCTTTCAGCGTGCGAACACCATAGCCCTCCCCGTCGGTGGGCCCGGGCCCGAAATCCAGGCAGGGACGCCAGGTGTCGTCCTGCGCCCAGCGCTCGGCGGGGAACCAGGGCCCGCCCCTGCTGTACTGCACGATGCGGTAGACGTAGCCTTCGCTGGCCGCCCAGTAGGTCTTCTCCGACGGGTTGCGCAGTCGCTCCGGCGGGATGCGCGTGAAGTGCAGCGGGGGCTCGTTGCGATCGAACACGACCGGCCCGCCGTCATCGGCGCTCATATCAGCTCCATCATTGGTCGTCGTCCTCCAACCCCCATCGGTTCTCGTTCTCGATCCCGCCGACGTACTCGATCTCCCTGGCCTCCCACTGCTGGGCGCGTGCCTTGGCCGCGTCCAGGTCAGCGAAGTGGGCCTCGGCCAGCTCACACGAATCAACCACCTCGGTGCCCTCGTCCTCCTCGACCTCGTTGCCCTCCTCGTCGAGGTAGTGGCCGGTGGGCATGTACGCCGACAGCGCCAGCCTGCTGACGTGGACGCCGTGGACGTCGGTGTAGTCCAAGATGGTGTAGGTGCGGGCGCCCTCGATCGGGAAGATCACCACCCGGCTGCCGCCCCGGGTGAACGCGTGGCGGATGACCAGATCGGGGAAGTGCTCCATCGGGCTGTTCTCGGGCTTCCCCCATTTCAGCTGTTCGATCATCACGCCACCACCTCGTCGCACTCGTCATCCCATTCCTGCACGTGATAGCCGGTTACATACGAGCTGGGCTGGGCCTTTTCCATGGCGTGGGCGAAGACCGTCGCCGCCAGCCAGCGGACGTCGTGGGCGATCTCGGTGGCGGGCAGGGAGGGGGTGTCGGCATGGTGGCGGGCCCGGTAGACGTCTAGGTCGACGTCCACGCTATAGCTGATCTTGACCCTCATCACGCCACCCCTTTACGCAGCTCTTCGAGCGTGGGTGGTTTCAGTTTTACTGCCATGTTGTGTGTCTCCTTGTGTGTGTCTGCTGCTATCTGATGAGCATGGAACAGAAGTAATCCGTCAGGGACCTGCTCGCGTTCCAGACGGCTTCCTCCGAGATAAGAGCCAGTTTTTTGGCCTGAGCCACCACCTCGTCGAATCCTTGGGACAGATACTCGCGCTCGGCGCCCGCCCATTGCTTGAGCTGACTCTCGTGACGCCGGGCATCCAAATGGGGATGAGAAATCCACACTCGCCCTGTCTGGCGTCCGTAAGCCAGGGCATCACGACGATGCTGAGAGATGCGCGCCTGCGGCCGATTGGTGATGCCGATCTTGCAGCCTCGATCGAGGATCTCCACGACATACAGATATTTGGAGTCGTCGTATGGGGTCAGCTCACCACCACTCACGCGAAAACCTCCTTGGGGCTACCAGATCCAGTGCCTTCAGATTATCACAACATTAGAGGTACGTTAGAAGTCAACCGGGATGCCACCCTAGTGCTGGCGGGTGCTTAGCGTGCCAGGCACAGGCCCAGTGACCCAGCACCGCCCTGATCGCCGGGCGGCGGCACCAGTCGTGATCGAGGGCCTTCACCACCGCCCGGCAGCGATGCGTGGTTCTAGCCATGGGCGCCCGAGTAGCGGAGTTTCCCCCGGCAATCACCGCGTTGGTTCCCGGCTCCTCGCCGTGGGGACTCGGGCTTTCCAGATCAATTCGCATCGGGCACCCGTGCGAGTGTCCCAACGGATTCCAACCGCTCGGGCTCAAGCAGGTGCATGGCCTCAGCGTCCTGGGATAAGCACTGCCGCACTCGCGAACATCCTCGCAGTCACAGATCTCATCCCTGTCGGCCTTGGCGCACCCGATTGTCGGGCTGATCGGTCCATGCAGTCTCTCTTCATCCCACGCTTTCAGCACCTCTTCCAGCTGGGTGCCGTACACCTCGGCCAGATTCATCGGCCTATCCTCGCCAGGCACTGCGGATGTCCTCTCTCGCTGCTCGACTCGGGGTTGGAGGCCCAGCGCCACGCCTCGGCGGGCCCGTTGACGGTGCCGTCGTTGATCTCCTGGTGGCACCCGATGCAGACCTTGGAACCCAACGAGGGCACGCCCGCCTCGATTTTCTGTGGACCCAGGTACTCGCCGTGGCGGGTGTCTTCGAAGACGATGTTGCCGCCGCCGCCCGGGCGGAAATCGCGGGAGGATCCCTGCTGGGGGCCCAGCGGCACGCCCCAACCCGGGTTAGGGGCGGGGGTGTCGCCCACATGAATGGTGGTGCCCGGCTTGGCGTCGGCGCCGCCACCGGCCGCCCCATAGGTGGGCAGGGGCTCGCCGGTGCCCGCCTGCACGAACGTCTCGGTGGAACCCACACCCGCACCGCCGGGTCCGACGATGGCGATCGGATTGCCTTCGCCGTCACGCAGGATGTTGTCGGCGGGGGCGCCGCCACCCATCGTCACGGGTGGCTGGCGGATCCCGTAATCGGGCTGTTGGCCGGAACCACCGCCGCCCATGTGCATGCCGGTCATGCGGGCACGGATCTCGGCGGCCGTCTCCCCGCGCTGTCCCTGGTGGATGGTGGTCACCCCGTCGGGGGCGGTACTGGTCACCTTGGTGGCGCACAGATCGCAACGGATCGAGCCGTCAGCCCCCCACAGCCAGCCGAACGGTTTGTACCCGGCCACTGACCGCGAAATGTCGTCGACATCGACGCGGCGCACGGTGGCGCACGATTTGCAACGCCAGTCAATGCTGATGGATTCCATAATCATTTTGTGTCTCCCGCTAAAAGTATTTTACGCTGCCATTCCAGAAACCGCTGGTCATCGGCGAATTTATGGGCGCCGAATCTCGCATTGAATTTCGCCACCTGCCCCCAGGTCAATTCTTCGTGGTCGGGCGCCCGATTCAGGGTCTCCGAACGCAAATGCTCCACCACCGAGGACGGCACCAGCATGGGCGCGGTGCCGTGCGCCCGCGCTTGCTCCACCACGACGTCATCGGAGCACCAGCCGGTGAAACCCTCGTCGAAGCCGCCGATCTCGTGCCAGAACTGGCGGCTGACCATGAAACACCAACCTGACAGATGGGCGCCGGTGGTGTAGCCGGTGGTGTTCTCGGTGATGTCCTGCTGGCGCTCGTCGCCGGGGCATTTGGGGCTCATCACCGGGTGATCGGCGGCAAGCAGCTGGTGCAGCCAGCCGTCGCGGAAAATCAGATCGTTGTTGGCCACCATGATCCACGGGGCGAAACCCAGCGCCGCGCCCCGGTTGGCGAAGTGGTTGTAGTTGAACTCGTCGGAGGTGTACACGGTCTGGGCGTGCTGGTAGCGCACGCCTTCGCATTGCTCGATCACCACGATGTGCACCGGCAGCGAGTTGGCGCCGGAGATGCAGGTGTTGATGGTGGTCTGGGTCATCGCCTTCATCTTGGGGGTCTCGGCCTTGGAGCTGATCACCACATCGACCAACGGTGGGATGTTGCGCATCCGCAGCGAGCCCGGCCGGGGGATCTGCGTCTCGGTGGTGTGCGGGGACCAATCGTAGAAGTACAGCACCTTAGGGATGTGGTGCTCGCTGGACAGGTGCGGCCGGATCAGCTGGCCGTACACCGCGTCCTCGCCGTAGACGACGTTGGGGAAACTGGCCCGCCGCGCGATGCTGCGTTTGACGGCGCAGATGTGGTTGGGCAGCCGCTCATATTTATTGGGCAAGTTGCGGTTCTCCTGGAAACGAATGGAGTACTCGCACGGCTTGGGCTCCTCGCCATTCATGGAGACTTCGACCAGAAATGTGATGACATCGGCCGGATCGACGTCGATGGCGCGCAGCAGCTCGGCGAACATATCCGGCGCAATGCGATCGTCGTCGTCGATGAATTGCACATAGCGGCCTTGGGCCATATCGATCATGACATTGCGTTTCTCGCCCAGCATCATAGTTTTGGTGTCCGTCAACATCAGTATTTCCAGCCGAGCCTGATCCTGCTCGGGCAGGCTGTGGTACTGGGTCCAGAGCTGCTCTTGGATGGCTAGCCCGAAGGTGTTCCAGCGGGTGTGGGTTGAGCACACCAAGATAGAGAGATCGATGCCGCTCATCCTTTGGTCACGATCACCATGTTGGGGTGGAAGGATACCGCCGCGATGTCGTCGTAGGCACCCACCGAGTAGTCCTGGGGGATCATCCACGCATTGACCTGATCAGCCATCCGCTTGAACCACTGCATGGCGGTGCGTCCGTAGACGTTGGGCACCTGGGCCTCGGGGTTGGGATCGGCCTCGACGGGGTTGTCAGCGTAGTAGCTGGTCATCAGGTCTTCGACGATGTAGAAACCGTGCATCTTGAGCCTCGACCACCAGTTGATGAAGCTGGTGATGGTCTTCGAACTGAGGTGGCTGGCGTCGTCGATGATGACGTCGAAGGTGGCGTCCTGCAGGCCTGGGGGGATCTCGGCCTGGTCGCAGACATGGGTACACACCCGGTCACTGAAGCGCAGGCTGTCATAGGTGATGGCGCGATCAATGCCGTGGATTTGGGCGCCGGGGTGGGTGAAGTACTCGTCCCACATGGCCAGGCTGGCGCCCTTCCAGATGCCCAGCTCCAACAGGGAGATGGGCTGGTCGCGCCACGGGGTGAACAGCCGGTCGTAGATCCAGGTGTAATTATGCTCGGAACTGCTCTTGTCGGTCCCGTGTTGCAGCCCCAGCTCGTCCAGTGTCGCCATTCCCCTGTGCCTTATCGATCAGGGCGGCGTGGAAGGCGCAGTACCAATCCAGCCGACCATGAAACGTGCGTAACGCGTCCCCTGGCTCTGAGCAGCGCGTATCTGAGCATAGTGCACCTGGCTGGTGTTTATCGGCATAGCTGCTCACTCGCTGCTGATCTCCTCATGCTTGGTCACCATCCCGATCGCGCGCAGCGTCTCGGCCACCGCGATCGCGCTGTTCTTGGACTCGCAGTGGGTGCGGATCGTGTAGGCGACCTCACCCTCGGTGACCGGCCACCCGGCCAGCACATAGACGCCGGGTATCGGGGTGGGCGGGGGAGGCTCGCACTCCCATTCATGCGCCTCGGCGGACGCCACTGCCATCTCCCGCTCGGGATAGGCACCGACCGGGATCCAGCCGTGCTCGCGGTGGCGGGCCCAATGTTGCCACACCGGATCATCGGTGTGGGTGAGCAGGGCATGACAGTCTGCCGCCCACAGCTGGTCGAGGTGCTTGTAGACGAAGAAATGCCCATCGGGGCCTTCACGCCGGTGGGCCCTGATGTCGCGGCGCATCTGCTGGGCCAACAGCGAGGTCGGTGAATGCGGGGTCCACAGCAGGGTCATGCGGCAATCTGCGGCACCACCACATCCCCCTGAGCCGCGATGAGGCGCTGGTAGTCACTGAACGTGACATAAAACGAGCCGTTCTGGCCCCAGCTGGAACCCCAGCTGTTGCGGAATTTGAGCAGCTTGGTGACCGGGTTGAAGCCCAGCGCCAGATATTCGTGGCCACCGGCGATGTTGGAGTCGTCCAGACTGCCCACGATGACCAGGCCGGTGACCGGGTCGGCGTTCTCCATGTCATTGGTCCAAGCGGTGCCGACCACCACCGGCTGGGTGGCCAGGGCATGCAGCAGCATCTGGAAGCTGAAGGTGTGCTGGTAGTTGCGGACGTAGCCCAGCTGCTGACAGGCCTTCACCCCGCCCAGGCCCGAGCTGCCGTCGTCATCGGGCGGGAAGAACCCGGTGGACGAATCGTGCAGCCCGTCCAGATGGGTGGCCAGCCCGTAGATGTTTAGCGCATCGCCCTCGGTGAACCACTCCTTGTGCAACCGCTGGCGCAGCGGGGCGGCATAACTGGTGTTGAGGAACTGCGCGAAACCATTGCCGACGCAGCCGTTGTAGTTCATCTGGTTGAGCGCCGGGGCGTCCATCGCCCACTCCACCGGGTGGGTGGGCAGCGGTGCGGTGGGGGCGAAGGCATAGAGCAGGGATCGCGAATCGTGTTCAACGTGGCGGCCGAGGCCATGTGCGCGGTTGGGGTCGACGACATCGAGACGTACGACGTGCACGGTCACGTAGGCTCCTCGATGGTGATCTCGGTCCATTCACAGTCGCGGCGCGGCAGCTGCTCGCCCATGATCTCTTTGGCTTCCTCGGGGCTTTCCGCTTCGATCTCCTCGGTGCCCCCGACGGCCCAGCCGACCAGGAACTTCATGTGATCACTTTGCGAATCGGGTCTTCGTAGAGCTGGCCACCACTGCCCGGGCGCACGTAACCGGCGATGCCGTCGGCCTGGCCGGTCACCACCTCATGGCGGTATCTATCGTGGTCGGTTTCGCTTTCGGGATCGGTGCGCGCGCAGATGGTCACGGTGGGCAGGTACATGTTGGTGGAGCTGCCATCGAGGTTGCGGGCCTCGTCCCAGGTGACGCTCACCAGAAAGCCCGCCTCACCGAACAAATCGACAGCGGCGCCGTGGAACTCGTCCATGGTGCGATCGTCGAAGCGAGTGTTCTCGAAGCGGGCCCGCAGGTCGCGGAATGCGCGGCGGATCTTCGGGATTTCGGAAGGATATGGTTCCGTATCTGGCAGGGGATCCGGCGCGGGATTGGGTTCGCTACCCAACCGGCGGACAGACTCGGGTCGTGTCACGTACCCAACCCTAACGCGGCGGGGGGCTTTCTGGGTTAAGTCTCGGCGTGCAACGCCACAATGATGCGACCCTTGCCGTCGGAGCCCTTCTCCACACTGACGTCGGCGGGCGTGTCCTCCCCCATCACCTGCCTAACTTCTTCCCACCACGCGGTGGCCTCGTCCAATTTGCACGGGACTACGAGCTGCAAGGTGGTGTAAGTGTCGGCCATTTGGGACTCCTTGGGCATTAAAGAGGCGTCCGAGGAGACACACAGTACTCGGACGCCTAGGCCAACAGTAACAGCTGAAGATGTGCGGTGTGACGGCCCCAAAAACGACGTTATACTCTGTAGGTACATTAGAGCAAGATTGGAAGAGACACATAACCATGACCAAGGCCCCCTGATGTCCATTGCCGACCTCATTCCCCCCGAATACCTCTGGTGCCGAGACATGAAGCACAGCTGGGATCCGGACAGCCTCGTCTCACGCGAACACTTCAACCGACGTGTCGAACGCTGGGAGATCTGGCGTAGTTTCCGCTGCCTGTTCTGCGGCGGGCACAAGACCCAGAAGCTGACCAAGGCCTACCAGCTGCTGGGCACCAGCTACGAGTACGCGCCCAACTACACCATCGACGGCGGTCCCGGCTATCGACTCACGGCCGAGGATCGCGCCCAGATCAGGGCGCTGTCCACCGCGATACGCGGTGGGGTGGAGAAACCCAGCACCGAAGACCGCGCCGAAGCCCGCAAGACCACACCCAGGAAAAAGCCATGAAGATCGAGATCAACCCCGCGACCGGACTCATCACCGCCGAGATCGAAGACAACAGCAGCGCGGCCTCCTTCGTGCGCGAGCTGCTGAGCGGCCACGCGGTCCCCGCGCCCAAGGCGATCGAATCCAAGCGGGTGGCCAAGCCTGCACCGAAGAAGCGTCGCCGCCGGAAACTGGCGCCGCCGCGCCCCGAGCGTCCGATCTCCAAGCCCCTCGATGAGACTTGGGCCTGGATGGCGGCTGCGGACCGGCCGGAGGGAATCACCGCCCGAGAAATCGCGGGGGCGTTCGACCTCACCAACGCCGGTGCAACCTGGCGCATCAACAGGCTGATCGAGCGCGATATGGTGTGGTTGGTCAGCCGTGGACGCTACCGGGTGGGCTCGGCCCATGACGCCGAAGTCCTACTCAATGGCTCACGCTGAGTGGACGAAGCGGGACTGTGGTGCCGACCAGGCATCCGTGTGATCGCACATCTTCCTGGACTTGTTATTGCCCGCTAAGCCGTCGTTCTCAAAGAAGCATTTTCCCTCTCGCGGCACCTCGCTTAACACCTGTGAGGTTACCAGAACAATCCCACCGTGGAACCTTCCAGACTGGGTTTCAGGCTGACGCCGGTGGTTTTCTCGACATGCTGACAGAACGGCGTGCGCAGCCACAGCGCCCACCACAGGCTCAACGTCGGGAAGAACGTGGGGCCGTGCTCGGTCAGGCCTCGACCAGGAGGCGTTCGCACTTGGCGCACCTCTCGATCATCCGCGCGGTGTCCCAGGCCAAGCGGCCACCCAACGACTGCAGGCGGCTGCGTGTGTCGTAGGCGTGGACCTGGTTGGCCACCAAGGTCACCGCCTGGGTGACGTCGTAGACGGTGGTGCCATCCTCGGGAAGCTGGCGCACCTGCTCGATGACGGCATGCGTGAGAGCGGAGGAGAGCCGGTATTCGTGGGCCAGCTGCTCGGCGAAACTCACCGGATGCCCGGGGACCGGGATGTCAGCCGTCTGCTTGTAGCGATCCAGATGCTCGTCCATGGTGGAAAGCAGCTCCTCGGCGGCGATCTCCATGGAGGCCAACACCTCGGGCATGGTCATCCCGGTGATGGTGATCTTCCCGTCGCTCTCCGAGGTGGTCATCCCGTTGGTGCACACCAGCCGGTGGAAGTAGCGCGACACGCTGGGGGCCTTGACCCGATCGGGATAGGCCAGAAAGCGGATACCGCCCTCGGTGATGTCCCCCACCTCGGGTCGACCGAGGATCCCCTTTGGGTTGGGGACGTCCACCTTATGGTCGGCGGTGGTGACGTCGAGGTGGAAGCGTTTCTCCTCGCGGGTGAGCTGGCGGATCTCGTCCTCAGGCTTGAACACGGTTTCCACCAGCTTGCCAACGCGTGCCACCGGGATCATCATCAGGCCGGGGCTGAACATGCTCACGATGCCATTGTCGACGGACTCCAACACCACGTCGGCCCGGGCTTTTTGGTCCCGCCAGAATTTCAGTGTCTCGGCGCGAAAATCGGGCGGGCAGTCCCGAAGATACTGCACCGGCAGCTTGAGATAACGGGCCAGAATGTTGAGCGCCTGCTCGTCAAGCGCGAACTGCCCGTCGTTAATCGTGATCGTCGAACAGTCGTCCGCGATGGCCAGATCGCCCAGCCGTACGATCCGGCGTGTCTCTTGACGTTTGGCCAGGCTCTCCGCTAATTCGGCCACCTTCATGTGTGTCTCCTCGAAGCGTTGGGGGAAAGTTGGGCGAAGATTTCACTATAGTCCTCGGCCGGTAAATGGACACACCTTCAGCCGGGTCGACGCGGTGCTCGCAGGCCACAGCCAGCAACAGGAAGCGGCACGGCCGGTAATGCCAGCCGTCGGTGCGCCTGCAGTGACAACTCAGATCTGGCGGGGTATTTGCAATGCGTTCCATGCCACCTGCAAAGAGTGTTCAACGCCGGTCACCACTTTGGTCGTGGTGAGATACGGGAATGCCGTCTCGGAGGCCGGGGTGTTAATGATCGTGGGAGGCACACCCAGGCTGGGCTGCAGCTGTAGGGTGCCACCCAGATAGGAGCCGTCGGCCGTCGAGCCCAGCGGCACCTTGGCAGCTGTCACCGCACCGGGGTCCCAGCCCTGGATCGGAGTACCTAACGGCACCCACGAGCGGGTGCGCAGCTGGGTGAAGATCTGCGCGTTCATGTTGCCGCCCGAGGCGGCCTGCACGGTGGACAAGTAGAGGGTCTTGCGCCAGCCAGCGGCGGACAGCGGGCCGTCGCTACGCAGCCCAGGCTCGGGTGCGGCGTTGACCGGATTGGGATCCCAGCCGCTGCCGGTGCCGAACTGCCACGCCAGACTGCCACCACCAGCGGGGTTGCGGGCCGAAGTAAACGAGTTGACGCCCACCGCGCTCCATCGCTTGCGGGCGGTGAACACGTGGCCGTCTGAGTCGGTGCCGTACACCGTCAGGTATCCCCGGGCGGTCGAAATCCCCTTGTCGAAACTCACACCCTGTGCAGAAAGGTTGGGGATAACCTCCTCGGCCACCGGCACCAGCCGCCCGCCGGTGGCCACGCGGAAATGCTGCAGCAGGCCGCTGGTCTGGGCGCCCTGCGTGACACTGTGCAGCAGATAGAGGTACGGGGTGCCCACGCTGGTCCCGGCGTTGAGCACAGCGGAGTCCACCGGCGTGACGATCGGGATGACCGGCGTGTTGTCGATCAGCGTGCGCGCGCCGCTGGGGCCCAGAATGAACCAGCTGGGTGTGGTGTGCTCGGTGTAGTCGCTGAAAAAACCGGGATTGCTGGTTGACGGGGTAGCCGTCGTCCAGCGCCGGGAGAATGCGGCCAGCATCTGGGTGGAGCTGATCTGGTGAATGTGTACCGGCGCCCCGGCCGCGATCGTGGTGTTGTCGTAGAAGGCGCCCAGCCGGGAGCTGGTCGCGTTGCGGGTGGCGGTGACGATGGAGGCGCCCAGCAGATCCACGGCGCTGGACAGCACCTGTGCCGCCGGGTTGCTAGCCATCGAACTCGTCGTCGTCGTCGAAGTCGGCCTCGGTCCCCGGGTCGAACACGTCGTCGATGACTTCCTCGACCCGCGCGGTCAGCGCGGGCACGGCTATCGGCTGATCGCTGTTGACCTTGGCGCTGATCGCGTCCCACATCTGTGGGGGCACCACCTCTTTGACCGCGCTGATGATGCGGTGCACCTCGGCCATCATCTCAGCGTGTTGCATCTCGCCGGTGGACCGGCGCTCGATCTCGGCCAGCCGCGCCGCCGCCGTCATGCCTTCACCCACCGTGACCACCGTGGTGGGTTGGATCAAGTGCTCATGGGCCCGCTGCATGACGGTTTCCAGGAAGGCCAAATGCGTGACCGTCTCCCCAATGCCGTTCTCGTAGTCGCGGCCGAACTGCATCTCACGTTTGAGCCCGATGCTGCGGTAGATCGCCCACGACGGATTGTCGAGCGCGAAATGTTGCTCCGCGTGGTGCTTGATGATGCGCTGGGTGATGGGGCCACGGCCCTGCTTTTTGCGCGCCGGGTTGATTGAGGTGCCGAGAATCTGATGGACGTCGCGATAGCTGTGCATACGGGCCAGCAGGTTGTTGACCAGGATCCGCGTCGAGGGATCCTGACACACCCGGCACCGGGGCTCAATCTTGACTTCCAGCTTGAGCTTGCCCTCTTCGCGCAACCGCGCCATCTCCGCAGCGACGGCCGCGTCGATGTCGTAATCGGTGGCCAGCTCAGTCATTCGTCGGCCTGCTTGAGTTTGACCGGCCGCTGCCCGGCCCACGGATTGTAGGCACGGCGATACATGCCATGCGACAAAGCCCGGTCCGGTGCGCCGTAGGGGCCGATAAGCTCACGCGACCATCGTAGTGCCAGCTGGTCAGCGGTGAGGTAGTCCACTTCACGTCCCTGCTCACGCAGGCGGCGCCGGTCGGCGGCCAGAATCTTCTCGGCGTCGTCTTCGACGGAGAAATCCACTCCGCTGCGCAACGGCAGGATGTTGGGTGGAGGGGCGGTATCAAACCTTCCATCCTCGGCAAACACTGGGGCTCCTCAGGCAGATATGAGCTGCTCCCGTTCGTCCTCGAACGCGGGCAATGAGGTGGCGGTGTCGGCCGTCTCAGGGGTGCACTTCGAGCGCTTGACGTAGATCCTTGGTACCCAGGTCCCGGCCTGCTTTTCGTCATAGGCCTTGACCATGCGTGCCAACGCGGTGTCGGCGTACTGCTGTATGGGGGTGCTCCACTGGCTCTCCGGCAGCATGATGTCGGTGGCCGCGCCCTCGGTGAACCCGCGCAGGCAGATCAGCTCGAAGGCTTCCCGCTGGCGATCAGGCAACGACAGGATGCCGGTCATCAGATCCGGCAGGTAGATCTCCTCCACCCCCAGGACGGTATCGACGACCACGATGATGCCCGGCATTTCCATTTCGCCGGATTCGATAAGAGCCTTGAAATGTTCGAGATGTTGAAAGCACCGCTTGAATATCTGTAGCCTGCGCTTGGTGGGATCATCGGGTAAGCGGCGCATTTCTGGTCCCTATCGCTCGAAACTTTTCCAGGTGCGGATCTTTTCCAGGTAGCTCATGAACCGGCCGATCTCGTCATAGAAATCCTTCGAGGTCTGCCAAAGGCAGTACCGGAAGAACGCATGATAGCGATCGGTGCGGGTGTCGCGATTGGCCCGGGCGGTGCGGTCGTTGATGGTGCCGTCGATGGTGGCCCAGTAGACATCGTCGTGCATGTCCCCGGCGGTCATCTTGCCGTAGACGGCATCCTGCAGCAGCTGGCTGATGCGCGGGGCGACGTCGAGGCGCAGCCGCTGCAACCCGAGGATGGCCTCCTCGAAGTCCTGGCCGGTGAGCTGGCTGTAATCCTCTAGGAAGCGGCCATCCTCATCACGCTTGTAGACCTGACGTCCCTGCCGGTCGACCAGCGCCATGCCGGTGTGCGGATTGGTGTCGGGTATGTGCATGGCGCCGTAGAAGCGCTGGAAGATGTCGATGGCGTCGCGGAAGTTGTTGGCGAACTCCTCATCGACAGCGGCCTGGGTACGCACCAGGATGGCCTGATCTTCGGGGCGCCAGGTGAACCGAATCTTCTCGAAGATCGACTTGCGCTGCTCGACTTCCAGGTCGTCGGCGTCGGTGGGTGCGGCAGGGAGCAAGTCTTCCAGCGGCTGGTTCAGATCGTCGACAGCCGCCTGGGAAAGACCGTTCGATCCTTCGGTCACTACCCTGTAACCTTCCGCCTCTCGGCCCCATCGGTGGCCCCCTGCTCGTCAAGATAGCACGTCAAATCGGGTGTGATGTGGATTCGTACACCCATGGGTTCTCCAATTTCTGCCACCCGTTTACGCACGAGCAAAGTGGTCACCTGAGCGTCATCGCGCCACACCACGCCCGTCAGTGCATCCAGACATGCTCGGGTGAGCTTATCAATGTCGGGCTTCTTGGTAGCCGGAGGCGTGGGCTTGGTCTTGGCAGTATTACCGGGTCGGTAAAGCACGAATTCTAGACCAACAGCGAGTGGACCCTCGATTAACTCCATGGGTTCCACCTCTTGATAGGCCGCCAACGCAACACGTTCACGCCACGGGCCCAGCTCCTTGTTGTCTTCCCGCATCCCCCAGCGGGTCTTGACCTTCGACCCCTGAGATTGAGGTTTACCCGGGACGTAGAACGAGAGCATCAACGGGGCCCGTCCGGATGAAGCCAGCACGCGAACCGTACCGGGCAGGTAGTGACCGTAGGACTGTTGGGTGCACAACAATAGATCGGCGCACGATTGAGCGCGATAGCCTCACGCACCCGGTCGAACTTCGAGTAGATCTCGGAGAGCAGCGCGTCATTGCGGGCCACCGGGATCTCGCGCATTCTAAACGGATAGCCGCTCTCCACCATCAGGATGATGCCGGTTTCCAGCCCCTGGCTGTCCAGCTGGATGGACAGCTGCGCCTCCCACTTCGGCAACAGCTCGGTCTTGGCAAACTTGAAATGGGTGCGGCTCTTGATCTCCACCACGATCGGACCGCGTGTGAGATGGTCGACGATCGCGTCGATGCGGCCGCGCACGTGGTGCTCCTCGATGGTGAACATCTTCTCGACGTTCTCCGGCTTCACCAGACCGGTGCGCACCAGATGCCGCTGCAGTATCTCGTGCAGGCTGGTGCCCACCCCCGCCGCCATCTCGCGTTCCAGGCTGAACGGCTCGTCTACGGCGAATTTCTGGGTGTCTGGGTGGAAGAGGTAGTACAGCTGGCGTTCGCCCATCAGCGGGTGCGTGGAGGGGTGAAAATAGCCATCCCCGCGACCCTCCCACACCCCGCCGTGCAGATCGGCGCCGTCGCGTACGGCGGCCCGCATCTGGTTTTCCAGCATGGGCAGCACAATCTCCTGATTGGCCAGCCGTTTGAGGAGGTTGTCATAGATGGTCATGGAACTTCCTCCGTTCGCCGCGCCAGGTCGAGCAGTTCCGCGAAGTCGTTGAGCCTCAGCACAATGTAGTCATCAACTGCACTACCTGTGATAAAGCGAATTGGAATAACGAACCGCTGGCCCAGGTAGTCAGCGCGCTCACTCTCGGCCAGCAGAAACGCGTGGTTGAGACTGAACGAGCCTTTCTCGGTGCATTTGCAGTCGGCCAGCATCGGGAATGCGGTCTGTGCCGGGTGCCGGGTGTCGACGGCGTCCCCGCGTGCGTAGAACTGGTTGCCACTGCCCGGCGTGGAATCTAAGCGCAACAGCTGCTGCACGTAGCGCTCGAACGTCTTCCACAGAGGTGCCATCTCATTCCTCCCCAAACACCCCCTGGCGGAACAACTCAGCCACCGGCGCTTCGTCCAGATCGTTGGGATTCTGCACCGGGGCTACCTCGGACACCCGGTCGCGCAGCTGCTCGATGATCGCCACCCGCAGCTGCGCCTGCAGCTCGGGATGGGCTTTGATGTGCGCCGAGAACTGATCGGCGCCGCAGATCTTCCCGTCAGGTAAAGACGGGTGGTGATACCAGGCGCCCTTGCGGGTGACGATCGACGTCATGGCGCCCAGCCGGGCGATCTCCTCGGCCTGGTCGACACCGAAGCCCCACTTCTCGGTGCGCACCGACATAAACCACCACTGGCAGGTGCGGCCCTCGATGCCCCCGGCCTGGTTTTTGACGATTTTCGCCGCCACCGTACCGCCGACTTTGACGCGCTCGCCGTTGATGTCCTCGAAGACTTCGCCTTTGGCTTTCTTGAGATACACCCGCATCACCGCGTTGTGCTTAGGGGCGTGCCCGCCGGGCGTGATGATGCGATGAAAACCCGCAACGTCATCGCGAGTCTGGTTGACGGCGTAGGTGCAGCATTGGTACTTGGCGGTGAGATTGGCCATGATCGGAGCGAAGCGCGCCATTTGGCGGGCGTTGCCGGTCATCTCGTCTTTCTCGGTGTCCATCGACTTGCGGGTGATCGCGCTGGCGATGGAGTCGAACAGCACGAAACACACGAAGCCGCTTTTCACCGCCTCTTTGTAGATCTCACAGGCCTGCTCGATATCGTCGGGCTGGGAGTAGATGATGCGCTTGTCCAGGCGCTCCTCACCCACCAGGGTGGCCAGCCACTCGACGTCCAACTTGTGCTCGGTATCCAAAATCAGCGCGCCGCGCTTGGGCTGAGCGTCGAGGAAGTTGCTCATGCCCAGCAGCCCCAGCGTGGTCTTGCCGCATTGCTCGGCGCCGAACACCTCCACCATGCGGTCGGATGGCCAGCCGCCGCAGCCGGTGGCCAGATCCAGCGAGATGGAGCCGGTCGAATACTTGGGGTAGCGCGGCATCTGCGAGGCCATCATCACCGAGCGCGGGCCGAATTTTTCGGCCATCGCATCGTGGATCTTCTGCGCCTCCGGCTTGGCCGCCATCAGCCGAAATCTTCGTCGAGGACCCGTGGCGCATCGGGGTCCCCCACCCAGCTGATCTCCCCGGCCTGCCTCGCTTCGGCCAGAATCTTCATCGCGAACTCGTTGCACAACGCCACCGACGGCCGGAAGGTCGTCCGCTGCTGCACAAGATCCCCGAGCACCACGCCGAAATTCGCGACCTGGTCTTTAGTTGCCATACTCATCCCATATCTTGTCCAGTCGATACAAATTGCTAAGACACACGCCATTGTCTAGGCGCTCGCATTCACAGATCACCGGCTTGCCCATCTCGATGGAGTATTTGTACCGCTCCCACGGGCCCGGGAACACCACAATATCGTAGGTGTCGCCCTGCCATTCCACCCCGATGAACGCCATCTCGGAGCCCGGGTTGCGGCCTTTCTTCGTCTTAGTCTTGCGGATCTTGACGATCTGCCCGCCGATCACCAGCTCCTGGCCGGGCAGATATTTGCGGATCTGCGATGGGTTGCGGATCGCTTCGGCGTCGATGGCGCGCACATAGGCACCCATCGGATCGATGGTGACGAAGCTGCCGACCAGCTGCTGCTCGATCTGGTAGAGCACCTCGTCGTTAGCGAAGTCGGGGACCTCGATCTGAAACCGCTTGGGGTACTTGGCGATCTTGTCGGCCACCAGCGCGTCGCGCTCAGCCGGGCTAGCCTTGGCCCACTTGCCGGGCCCGATGTCCTTGCCCGCCCAGCGGTACTCGATCTCGCGCAGCATGGCGGTGCGGTCGCCGAACTCGTCCAGTGCCCCGATCTTCACCAGGTTGACCGCACAGGCTTTGTAGGCGCCTTTCCCGGCGCGCGCCAGATAGTCGTTGAACGAGCTATAGGGCTGCGCAGCCACCAGCGCCCGGGCGTTGACTTCACCCACGCCATGGATGGCGTCTAGCCCGTAGCGGATGGTCTGCCCTTCGATACGGAACGTCACCCGCGACTCGTTGATGTCGGGCGGCAGGATGGTCAGCCCTTTGCGCCGGGCGTCGCGCACGAAGTAGTTGCGCTTGGCCTCGTCCACCCGCATGAAGCCGACCAGCATCTCGGCCGGGTAATAATGCTTCATCCAGATCTCCCAGGCCGCGATCATGGCGTAGCCCAGCGCGTGGCTCTTGTTGAAGCAGTACCGGCCGGAGGCTTCGATGGAGCGCCAGATGTCAGCGGCCACCGGCGCCGGAATCCCCGAATGGGTGCGGCAGCCATCGATGAACTTCTCCTTCATGGCCAGCACTTTGGCCATGATCTTCTTACCGACCGCCTTCTGCAGATCCGAGGACTCCGACTGGCTGAACCCGGCCAGCTCCCGAGAGGCTTCCATCAGCTGCTCCTGGTAAACCAGGATGCCGAACGTGCTCTGGGTGATCGGCTCCATCATCGGGTGCTGGTAGACAACCGACTCAACGCCAGCTCGACGGCGTAGGTACGCGTGGTAGAGACCCGCATCGCGCACACCGGGGCGGTTGATGGAGATGAGGTCAGCGACTTCAACCATGCTGCGCGGCCGAAACTCGATCGCAGACTCAGTTCCACCGGGTGTGCCCAGCTGGAAGATGCCAACGGTCTGCCCTTCGTCGATCTGGGTCCAGATGACCGGATCCTCATAGTGGCGCTCGTCGAATGCCTCGTAGTCGATGTCGGCATCGTGGCGTTCCTTGGCCAGGTCGGCGGCGATCTGCAGCGCATCCAGGTGGCGCAGCGCCAGAAAATCGCCTTTTAGCCCGCCCAGCTCCTCGACGTCATACATGTCAAACTGCGTCGTCAGCGTGTTGTTCTTGACCCGGGTCGGCAGCGTCCCACCGGCCAGCGACTGATCGCTGATCAGCACGGCGGCGGCGTGCACCCCGGTCTGGCGGATCACTCCGAACATCTTGTCGAGATCCTCGAACAGCTTGGGGTGCCTGTCCATGTAGGGACCAATCTCCTTGCGGTGGTCTTCGATGACCTCCTCCCAGCTGCGGACGTCCTCCTCGGCCGACTCCTCCTCTTCGATCTCGGCGGCGGTGATGCGCTCGACGATCTTGCCGATGTCTTCCAGTTCCTTGTAGTCGATGCCCAGCATCCGACCGATGTCTTTGACGGTGCCTCGGGCCTGGTTGCGGCTCATCGTGCAGATGGAGCACACGTGGTCGTGTCCCCAGCGGTGCTTGACGTACTCCTTCATGCCCGCCCGCTTGGAGCGCGGGAAGTCGATGTCGATGTCGGGGAAGCCGGTGCGTTCGGGGATCAGGAAGCGCTCAAACAGCAGTCCGTATTTGATCGGGTCGATGCTGGTGATGCCCAGCAGCCAGGCCACTAGGGAGCCGCCCACCGAGCCCCGGCCGGGCCCGATCATCATCGGCTGGGGCCCGGTGCCCAGCACGTACTGCGCCCAGCTGCCGTCGCGGGCGGCGCGCACGTAGTCGGTGACGATCAGGAAGTACCCGGCGAACCGCTTGTCGCAGATGACCTGCAGCTCGGACTCCATCCGGCGCCAGTACAGGTCGCGGTCCAGCCCGCCGCGCTCCACCCGGTCGCGGAAGCCTTTCTCCACCAGGTCCAGGAACGTCTCCCAGTCATCGGCCTCGCTCTTGGTGAACAGCGGCATGCCCAGCATGGGCTTGATCACCACGTCGCACTGCTCGGCCATATGCGCGGAGTGCTTGATGGCCTCGGACACGATCTCCCGGCTGACGCCGTGCCGCTTCATCCAGAAGTGCAGCTCGCTCTCGCTCATCAGCCAGTCGGCCTTCTGCCCGCTGACCTCGGCCTGATCGGGATTGGAGTCGGCCCTAAAACCCCACACCAGCTCCTTGTAGCGCCAGTGCCCGGGATAGGCGTAATGGGAATCGTTGACCACCACCATCGGGATGCCCATTTCGGTGGCCAGGCGAACCTTGGCCTGGTTCAGCTGGGTCATCTCGGCGTTAAGCCGGTGCTGGTCGATGATCTCCCGGCGGCGCTGCGCGGCGGTGATCATCTCCTCGGTGTCGCCGGGCAGCCACGGGTTGCCGTTGGCGTCCAGCACCACCACCTCAGGCGGGATATCAGGCAGCTCCATGTACTGCCAGGTATGCAGTTCCACGTAGAAATTCTCGCGGAAGATCTCGTGCAACCCGCCCATGTACAACCGGGCCAGGTCCTCGTCACCGGCCACCACCGCCCGGTTCAGCCCGGTCAGCATGCAACCGTCGCTGGCGTAGAGGCCAGCCGCGTGCTGGCTCAGCAGCTCCGGATCGGCCAGCGGCTTGTTGTAGAAGTGCTTGGCGTCATATGCGGTGGACGACAGCGCCCACAGGTTGCGCAGCCCCTCCTGATTCTTGGCGATCAGGCACAAATGACTGGTGTTGCCGGTGGGATTCTTCTCCTCCCGCGCTTTGGCGATGTTGGAACACCAATAGCCTTCCATCCCGAAGATCGGCCGCACCCCCTCGGCGCGGCAGGCCTTCTGGAATGCCAGGTGCTGGTTGACCTCGCCGTGGTCGGTGAGCGCCACCGCGCTCTGGCGCAGCTCGCGGGCCCGCCGAGCGATCTGGCCGACTTTGGAGAAGCCGTCGAGAAATGAGCCCTCCGAATGGTTGTGAAAGCCAACCTGATCCTCTGGTTCGGGGGGCCCCGGGTTATCCCCATATCCCGGGGCCGCCGCCACCTGTTCCATGCGGGGATAGCAGGATTAGGTGGTCTGCTGCTGCTCGGTAGCATGCTGCTTGGCGTGGCCCTGCATGCGTGCCCGCAGCGACTCGAAGGACTGGTCCTCGGCCGGTGCCACCTGCGTCTCGGGAGCCGGGGCGGCAGCTGGCGTTGGCACCCCGGGCAGCGGGATCGCCGGAGGAGCCGACGGCGCCGGTTCCGGATTGTGCGTGGTGGCCCGGTCGAATTCGCCGATACCGTCCTGGGCCTCGGTCGTCGCACCGTTACCCCAGCCTCCCGGCGATGAGAGTGCGGGCGCCGGGATCGGCTGACCGGGCATCGGGATCTGCGGCGGACCGCTGCTGGCCTGCGTCTGCTGTTGCTGCTGCTCGCCCACCAGCCAGAATTTGATGCGGCGCTCGCTGCCATAGTCGTCGGCGAACTCCTTGGCGGTCTGTGGGCAGTACATGTAACGATCGTTGGCGTTGCCATCCCATGGGCGCCCGTAGCCGTAGTACTCGATGACCACCTTGGGATCACGCAGCGGGTCGCTGGGGGTGGGATCCACCGGCACGATGGTGTACTTGGTTTCCAGCTTCTCGCCGCGCCGGGTGATCCGGTAGTCGCGATCCATGATGGTGCGGTACATGCCGAAGAAGCCGACCATCTGGTCCCAGAAGTTGTTGTGCCCCTGCTTGAACACGATGAATTTGCGGGCCCACAGCCCATCGGGGCGCTGGTAGGTGTCGTCTTCCAGCTCGAAGGTGGGGCGGGTGTCGCTGCCCGGCGTGGGCTGCACCATCTTCTGGCGCCGGGCCACACCCACACCGATGGTCCGCTTGACGCATTTGCCGTCCCAGCCGCCAGGCTGGACGTAGCGATTGACCAGGTTCTGTTGGGGATCGGGTACCAGGAAATCCTGGTACTTCCCGTTGGCACAACGGACATTCACCGCGAAGTCGCTGGTGATGATGTCGTCGGTGAGGAAGCGAACGAATATCGATTCGCCGTCCGCGATCTTGAAGTAGTCCAGGCCGGGGGTGAAATCCCCGCGCGCGGCCGCTTCCTTCAGTGTTTGTTCCAGCGCGCCAAAACCAGTTTGCATTTCCGTTGTCCTTTTTCCGAGTTTCACCAAAAAAGCCGGGATCAGCTTTGCGTTTTCAATTTCCCGGTGCGATCGACGCTACCACGCAGGTAAACAGTGCGAAAGAGTTTCCGGACGTGGGTTTCCAGAATCTGGGGATGCGCACGATGTTGCCCATGTCCGACCACGTGGGCCTGCGGTCATTGGTCAGCTGCACTCTGATCGCTCGGGTGTAGCGGAACATCGGAGCCAGCGCCATAAGGTGGAAATACCACAGCTGGGCGACAAGCCGGTCGGTGTAGTGCTCGCCCTCGGAGAACCAATCCCAGTGGTCGTTGCCCGACGCGGTGTCGGCAGCGCGCATAGCCTGGGAGCGGTCCTGGGCAAAGACCCCACCGTCGCCTATCCGGCCGTCGGTGCGCCCCAGATCGTTGATGATCTCCTCGTCGGGCTGCTCGACGCGCTTGAAGAACGGGCTGAGGTCCTCGGCGTTCATCGACATCACGATCGGGTTGTCGGCCTCGATCTTCTTGCGGATCCGGCTGTCCACCCACTTCTCGCCCGAGCGCAGGTTGTCGTAACGCTCCCGGCGCTGGGGGTTGAGCAGCACCCTGGCGATCTCGCGCAGGTACATGAACTCCTCGGTGTCGGGCGCCCAGCCGGTGTCGGGGTGGGTGCGCCGGTACTTGGTGGCCAGCGCCTTGCGGATCTCGGCCTCGGTGGCATCGGGGCGCACGCCCAGCAGCCGGTAGTAACCGTTGGCATCCAAGCCGATCTTGCGGGGGATGCGCATCAGCGCCCGCGCGCAGCTGGGGTAACCCACGCCGGGACAGTGGTCGCGCGAGCTGAAGAATTCTTCCGCGCGCTGACTGGCCACCCAGACCGGGGTGGCGGGCAGGTTCTCTGGCTCGATGAAGTCGGGCCCGTAGACGTCCCACGGCGCCTCGGGCTCGGGACCAATACCGAGGGCCGCCTGGATGCTGTCGCGGCCGGGGTGACCCACCAGGGAGCGGTACAGGTCGTTGGCGCTGCTGGGGTGGCGCAGAAAGCGATCGCCGTCATCGGTCCCCAGAATCTCGTGGATGTGGGGGATCCGGCCCATCAAACCACCCTTTTACTGTGCGGAACGATCGGGTGAGCGGCCAGACTCTCCCGGCGGCGCTTTACCAGCCCCCTGTGGCGTTCTGCCAGCTCTTGATGCGCTTTGAGGTTCTCACCATGGGCCTCAGTCAAACGCTCGCGCAGGCGGCTCTGACCCGGCTGCAGGACCACCCGGCCGGTGTCGGGGTGATAGTGGACCTTGTAACCGTCAGACAGGGTGTGTTCCACGGGATCCATTTAGCGCATCCCCTTCCGCACCTTCTCGGCGTCGTATTGGGCCCGCTTCATGAATGCGGGTACGGCCGAGTCCAACATCGCCTGGACTTCCTCTCTCGTGGAACAGTCTCCCAGATCTCGGCCGGGTTCGGGGTCCACCACCAGTACCTTGCTCACCGACAGGCCATTGACCAGGGTGCGCTCCCCGGCGCGACCGGCCGGGTCGTCGTCGAACCACACCGTGACCGACGCGAAATCGTGCAGCAGTGCCAGCTGGCTGGGCGTCACCTTGGCGCCGAAAGTGGCCAGCACGTAGGGGATCCCCAGCGAATAGGCCTTGGCCACGCTCATCGGACTCTCTACCACCACCACGTGTGTCATCTTGTGCATGTCCATCAGGCTGCGGGTGCGGCAGTAGTCGTAGCCGTAAAGCGTCTCCGCTTTGGGGAAACCCAGGCTGGACTTGTACTTCGGGTCCTGCTCAGCCGACTCCGGCCACGGGCCTGGTGGGATGGCGCGTTTCTGGAAGCCGACCAGCTGGCCTTTGAAGAAATGCGGGAACACAATCCGGTTGTCGGCCTCATCCCATCCCAGATGCAACATCTCGACGGCTTCCTCGGTGATGCCGCGCGACGTCAGGTAGGGATGCGGCATCGTCCACTGGATCCAGGGATTGAGGATCGACTCCCCGTAGGACGGCGGGGCCACCGTGTAGGCGCCCGGCGCGGCCATGGTGCGCACCAGCTTGTCTTTGAACGTCTCGTCGTCGTCGGGGCCCGCGTGGATCAGGTCGGAGACGGCCAGCAGCGCCTCGGAGAAGCTCTCCTTGCCCTCCATCTTCATCACCAGGTGGAAGAGGTCCCCGCGCCACTGGGACGCGTAGCAGATGAACTTGCGCTTCTCCACGTTGACCGACGCGCTCGGGTTGGCATCGCGATTTCTGTGGTGCGGCTCGACGCGGTCGATCAGGCAGCTGTGCACCAGCTCGGTGGTACCGTCCTCGCCGGGCTGCTCGGTGACGTGCTCGGCGCCGTAGTGGACGAGGACCTCGCGGGCGTCCAGCGAGTGCAGGTAGCGGTAGTACAGCCGCTCGTCGGCCAACGCCTGCATGCCGGTGATCATTCGTCTAACACCCTGTCCATCGAAATCTCGGTGCGCCCGAACAGGTGCCAGTTCAACAGCCAGCTGGCGGTGCGCGATCGCCGGGCCCCTAGCAGCCGCATCTGCATCTGGTTGGCCTGCTCCATCTCGGCGTTACGCCACAGCCCCAGACACAGATCCGACGTCGCCTCCACCTCGGTGGCGTTAGCGAAGCTGTCCAGGCCCACCCCCTCATGGCGGCGCTGGCTCTCCCGGTTGAACTGGACGGCCAGCACGCACGGCACCCTGCCCGCCGACGCCCTACCGATCTCGGCTTTGAGCTGGCGCATGATCACACTGTGGTGCTCTTTGAGGTCGCGCACCCGCCGCGCGGGCTCCATAAAAGACAGCTGGTCGATGATCGGATAGGGCGCGTCGGCGTAGCGGGCCCGATTGACGATGGCCGCCACGGTGCGGTCGCCTTCCTCAGGGGCCTCGACCTTAAGCCCACCCAGATCGGCCAACTCCTCCTGGCACGCCGCCAGGTGGCGCATCTCGTCCATGTTCAGCTTGGACTTGGACAGCCGGTCATAGCTGATGCCGCTGAACATGGCGTCCAGCCGGTCTTCGATCTCCTCCTTGGGCATTTCCAGGCTGAAGAAAATCGGCACGAGGCCGGAGCGCCGGGCGGCGATCGCGACGTTGGCCAGCCACATCGTCTTGCCGGTCTTGGAGTAGGCGCCCACCACGCACAGCTCGCCAGGTAGTAGTCCGCCGACGTGGTCGTCGAGCGCGGGGATCCCCAGCGTCACACCCCGGCGCTGGCCTTCGGCGCGTTCTAGGTAGCGGGTGCGCCGCTCGACGATGTTGAGCGCCATATCAGATCGGCTATATCGGGGCGTGACATTCTCGGCCATGGAGTGGAATTCACTGCGCAGAAAGCGCACCGCCTCCTGTGGGTCAGCATGCGCGATCTTGGCGCCTTCCAGCATCTTTTCCTGGATCGCGGTGTTAGCGAAGTCGTTTTTGAGCTGCTCGGTAGCCCAGGTGGTGGACAAGTCCTCGTCGATAGGCAGCTCGATGCCGGGGAACTGCTTGGTCAGTACGGCCAACGTTGGCATCATCCGCTGCTGCTCGGTGTGCCAGTAGTCGACCATGAAGTCGAACATCGCCTTGCACACCAACTCGGTGAAGTGCACGCTGCGCAGCCCCAACTCCCACGCGGTGACCATCTCGCGATTGCTGGTCAAATTGGCCAGCAGGCGCCGTTCCAGCTCGCTCATACGATCGGTCGCCGCTTCTCTCCGACATCGACCTCGTCGTTTTCCAGCCTGAAATTGATGAGCCCGTAATCGGCGCCCTTCACCTCCACGTGGAAACAGGACCTCTTGAGCTGGCTTAACACCGCGCCACCGTAGCCCAGGTCGAGGTTGTCAGGCTCGATGTTGGTGGTCAGGATCGTCGGGCGGGCGTTCTGGGCACGATCGCGCAGAATGTGGTCAAAGGTGGTCTGCGGCAGGTTGTGGCTGGACCGTCCCTCCTTACCCAAGTCGTCGAGCAGCAGCACCTGGGTGTACATGAACCTGTCCTCGAACCACTGCTTCTTCGACTTGTCTCCCCAGGTGGCGGTGAACGCCTCGATCATCTTGGAGAAAGTGGTGGCGTAGCACCTCACGCCTTGGCGGACCAGATGCTTGAGGATCATGTTGGCCAGGAACGTCTTGCCGGTGCCGAGAGGCCCCCACAGAATGACCCCCATCCCCCGATCGACGTAAGCCTCCCAGTTCTGCAGGTAGTGGTCGACCGCCTTGTAAGCCTCTTCGTCACCGTGCCAGTCGGCCACGCTGGACCGCTGGAAAATTTTCCCGATCCCGGCGGCGGTGTAGTGCTTGGCCAGCTGCTTCTGACGCTGGCAGTCGCAGTTGCGATCTTTACCCTGCCAGCGGTAAGTGCCCTTGTTGGCGCAGGTGGGACAAGTGGTCTTCAGATCCGGCCAGACCTGGTAGACGCGCTCGGCCTCCTCGGTGGACAACGCCAGATCGATCGAATCCCCGCTCACAGCAGCTCTCCCATCTCGATGCACGCCGCCGCTATCGCGTCCACGGCCACCCGCACCTGCTGCACGGTGACGGTCAGCGGCGGGGACAGCCGCAGAGTGGGCTGGATAAGCAGCCCCGCGTGGCGGCAGCGGCGGCGGAAATCCTGTGCCTGGCTCGGGGCGTTGAGTTTGATGGTGCGGATCAGCCCGATGCCCGGGGTGGAATGCAGGATGTCGCTGAACTGCTCGCGCACCGTTTCCAGGTCGGTGCGCAGCGTGTCGGCCACGTTGCGGACCTGCGCCAGCAACGAATCGTTGATGCGCGGCACGATCGCATTGCCCACCGCGCAGGCGATCGGATTCGGGGTGGGCGCAACGTGCGCGATCAGCTGGCGGAAAGCATCCGACTCGAACAACGGACCTGGCGCCAACACCGCGTTGCACGGCAGGCCCCCGGTGCCCGCCGAACCGAGCAGGATGACGTCGGGGGTGACGTGGTACTGCTCGAACAGACCGAACGTGCCGGTGCGCCCAAAGCCGGTGTCCAGCTCGTCGGCAATGATCTTCAGCCGCTGCGCGCGGGCCCGGTGCACCTCATCCTGCACCTCGCCGCCTTCACGTGGCACCCCTTCGGGATCCAGCAGGCTCAGGAAGTAGCCGCCTTGCGACGGTGGGCAAATGCAGATCTGGGCGGCGGTCATGCGCGCCTCGTAGATCGACGGCGTGAACATCACCTTCAGCGGCTGGCCGTCCTTCTGCGGAAAGCGCTCGGAGAGCAGCGCGGCGTAGTCGGCCACCAGCCGGTCCTGGTAATCACCGTAATCACCGAACCAGGTGTGCTCCTGCAGCTGCACCAGCGCCATGTTGGCCACCTCGGGGTCACGGTGCCCGAACAACAGCTGAGAGCCGCCGTTGAAGTCCAGGTACTGCTCGCCGTACTCGTCCATGATGGTCGCGCCGATACCGCGTCCCATCGGGTGCAACAGGGACCCGGGATTCAGACCGGCCAGATAGGTCAGGCACTTCCGGCGGCCCTCCGCGAAATGTTGGTCAAGCAGGTCCTTGGCCGACTGATCCATTCTTCGACGATGCCTTCGCTTTAGTCTTACGTTTACGCCGCGTCTTCTTCGGTGGCTCCGGCGCCCACCGGCCGGTCTTGGCCAGTTGAACGCGCCTGACAACCTCCTGCAACTGGTCGATGGAACGCATGCCGCCCTTCTGGTACAGCGACACCGCCATGTTCTGGATGACTTCGAGGTTGAACCGCCGGATCCCTTTCTTGCCGTGGCGCTCGGGCTCGATCGGACGGGGCTCGGGATTCTCGGGATCCAGCGGGGGATGATCGGGATCGTCCAGCGCGTAGTAGAACCAGCCGCCGCCGCCGTCGTCGCGCGAGCGCATCGCCCAGTACATCCACTGCGGGCTCTTACCGAAAAACTGCGCGGCCTCCTCGGTGTTGTAGACGCGCTCGATCCCCGACAGGTCGACGTCGATCGTCTCGATCTGCCGGAACACCTCGGCCACCGCTTCGACGGGGATGGCCAGGCCCCGCCCGCTGGCTGATGCCGCGAACTGACGTGCGGCTGTGATAGCCCAGTCCTCCGAGCCAGCTTTTTCACGCTCCATTACCGCTCCCGGGGTCAGGTCATCTTCCTGTCGTTGAGGCGCGGTGCCTTGGGCTCGCCGAAGGTCATGCACTCTCCAATGGTGTTGTAGAGCACAGGATCTTGCTCGGCCCGGTCGAACAGCTTCTTGAGGCTGAAGGTGTATTCGACGTGTGCCGGTACCTCCTCAGCCTCGCAGATCTCCTGCCAGACCTCCTCGCCCACCCGCATGCGCAGACGGCCCTCGTCCAGGGTGGGGTCGGTGTACCCCGCGCCTTCGCGCGAGAACTTCCGGCCGAACTCGGGTACATCCAGGGTGGCGTTGTGATTCTGTGGATCCTTGACACCCTCGACGGCCAGCTGCGCATCCATGTGCGCGAACACCGCTACCTTGAGGACACCCTTGTTGTAGACGTCGAGAAGCTCGGTGGCTTCCTTGGCGCCCAGCCGGATGTCCATCAACGCCGCAGCCTGCTCAGCCGACAATGCTCCATCGTGCGTGGAGAGGTCCAAGGCGGTGATTTTGTTGACGAGCTGGCCCAGCCGCTCGCCCATGGCGATGAGGGCATCCATGCCACCCTCACCTTTTGCGTATTCGTCGAGCATCCGCTTGTACTCGGCCTTGCGTGCGGCCACCGTGGACGCCGACGATTCGTCCGCCAACGTCTCGGCGGAAGCCTTTTTGCGGAAGGTTTCCATCGCGATGGCGACGTCCCCACCGGCTGCCCGCAACAGCTCACCGATGGGGCTGAGAGCGATTTCGCTCTTTTCAACTGTCATGTGTGTCTCCTTTTCCTACAACTTTAGTCTAACGTAGGCCCAAGACATGCCCAAAGGACCGATCTATCTGCCGCCTTGGCGCTGTTTGACGATCTCGCGCTGGGCGATCTGCACCATCTCTTCGAGCACCGGCGCCAGCACGCCGGTCTGGATCATCTGGAACGCCAGCTTGATCTCCTCCTGGGTGGGGATGGGATCGACCCACACCCCGTTGCGCTCCCAGCCCTTCCAGCCGATGGACGCCTCGGTACCCGGCTTGAGCCATTGGTCGGTGGTGCCGTTGACCGTGAGGGTGGCATCCATACGCACAGTCAATTTGAAGGAGTCGATACGGGTGGGTGGCTCGGGGTCGCTCACAACCGGGCCTCTTCGTTGATCTGGACCTCGGCGGCGATCTGCTTCAGCTCGTAAGTCCACAGCCGGTCTTCAATCTCTTGGCGCCTGAAGTAGTCGGGGTCGTCGAACACCGGCCACCATTTGATCAGCAGCACCAGGTACACGGCCAGTGCGATCAGGATCGCGCTCACCGCCACGGTTTCAAGGACTTCCATTGTGTGTCTCCTCTGCTTGGCGCTGCAGCTCGTCGATCTTGAGCAGCGTCACGTCCTCCACCAGTCGGCGTTCGACCGGCGTAAGATCCTCCATCATCTCCTGGCCGTAGACCCAGTGTTCGGCCAGCACCGCCAGCATCTGAGCCAGCAGATACGCCGGAAACCGGCCCTGCCGGGCCTCGACGAACTGCACCGAGCGCCGCAATGCCTCGCCGGGGGTGAGCAGCCTGCCGTGCAGAACCAGCTGCCCCTCGGCGCCCTCCACCCAGTCCTCCAAGAACGTCAGGAAAGCCACGCTGATCTCGCCGCCGCCAGCCAGCGCCGCCCGGCGCCCCTGCCAGCTGTCGGTGTCACGCGTCTTCACGGCGGCAAGCCTCTAGGACGCGCTCGATGCCCGGGCGCGACGTCGGAATGGAGACGTGCGGGAAGTTTTTCTCCGGCATGTACGGCTTGGACGTCAGGTGATAGTGCTCGGCGTGCTCGCACTTGTACACCCGCTGCTCGCACCTCTGGCCCACCGCCCGCTGAATGCGTTTCAGCGCCTCTTTCGCATCGGCATGCGTCCGGTAGCCCAGCTTGCCGCCCGACGGCTCGCAGGGGCCTATGTCGAGGATTCTGGACATGCCGGAATGGCTGCGCCGGGACCGTTTGGAGCGCTGCTCCTTACCATGGCTGCTCACGGCTCGACAACTTTCAGCTCGGACCAGTTGTGCACCGCCAGGGCGCCGGGGCGGTCGTCGAACTCCACCATGGCGAAGTGCACATTGCGCTCGGACAGCCCCTGCGGACCGGCGTTGCAGCGCATCGTCAGCGGCAGCGGGTCGGCGGTCAGTCCCAGCTTCACCGCGATCTCATAGTCGCTCTCCTGCGAATAACGAGCCTTGGCCTCCCGGCTGGGTTTCCAGACCGTGCCCACATGGATGCCCACCGAGCAGCCCATCGACAGGCACTTGTATTCGACTCTCACTTTGTTTCCTTCCCGAGCAGGCTCGTGATCCGGCTGGCGCTCATATGAACTCCAACATCATCGGGTGGGTGGCTTTGGCGATGCGGTCGGCGCCATAGCGCACGTACACATAGGGATCGTTGACGTGGCTGATCACGCCGTACTCGGGCTGGTGGTCGGTGTCGTGGATCTGGAAGACCACCTGGGCACCGATGCGTTCCTCGGCTTCGTCGAGTCTCATGGCCATGGCCCCCATCATCACGCGAAGAGGAACGCCAAGACGACAAATAGGAACAAGCCCACCATGATGAAGGTGCCGAACACCGCGCATCCCAGCAGGTAGCCCCGAGTGAAGTTGGTGAAAATTTCCTCGGCCACACCTGGTTTGCGACGCGCCGGTGGCAGTGCTCGCGCCCGAGGCGCCGCGTAATAGTGCAGGTGCAGGATCTGGTCGTTCACGACGCCTCTCGCTTCACCGTCTGAGGCCCACCGCGCTCGTCGGTTACCTGCGTTTCGTGCATTGGTGTGTGTCTCCTGTCGTGTATATCTTCTAATTTACCTATAATACTGCTCTAATGCCAGGCCTACCCCGGCGCCGTATGCGTGATCGGAACCGGCCGCCATGGGACCTTGGTCCGATTTCCTGGTTGCATCAGCTTCATGATTTCGCCCAGCTCGTATTCGCGCATATCCAGCTGACGGCGCAGCTCGGCCAGCCGGGAAACCTTGGCATTGGTCTCGGTGGCCAACCTCAAACGGCGCTGGGCTGCCTCCCGGGCCCGCAGTGCCGCCTCGTAACGGCGCTGCAGCCGATTGGTGGCGTAGTCCACCTCGATCTGATAACGCTCGCTGATCGGATCGCTATGCAGCTCGTAAGCCTGCGGCGGAACGCGATGACGACTCTTATGCTTCTTGGCCACGATCCTTAAGCCCTTCGATCAGTTTGTCGCGGACATCCTCAGGGGTCTCGTCGTTGCGGGAATCTTTGAAGGCCAGGACGGGTTCGAGGTCCCCGGTCTTGCGGGCGGCCTCGATGCGGTCGAAGTAGGCCCGCATGGCAAAAACCCGGCGCATCAGCGAGTTCTTCATGCGCCCTTTCTCTAACCGCCGGGTGGCCTCCCGAGAGGTCTGCGGGGGCAGCGGCATGCCGCCACGCAAATGAGAGGCACCTGATCCAGCCAGACGCCACCTGGTGCCTTCGCATCGGGCGAAGAACTCCTGGATCTGCTCCCACTCCTTGAAGAACAACGTGGCGATCTCCCAGTGCATCGAGAGCCAGTATTCGTGGGACTCGGAATCCCGTTCCATCTGCAGCGGCGCCGGGGTGCCGAACTTATTGCGGTGCATGATCTCCCAGACCAGCACGGCATAACGCATCCGGTCGGCGTCATGTTGATAGGCCATCGACACCAGCTGATCGCGCAGGTGCTCCTTCTCCCGTTTGGATAGCCCAGTGGCGGCAGCCATCGCCTTGGAGTGGATCCCGGCCCGAACCTCGTTGATCTCCTTCTTCACCGCCGACAGCTGCTCGGTCAGCTCCTTGATCTTGGCGTGGGCCTGCTGCAGAGCCTCGGATTCGAGCACCTTGAGCCGGGAATCGGCACGCTGGGCGTATTTCCCCTTCGTCACTATCCGGCCCCCTGCTCCATCTCGATCAACTCGCCATCCTGGGGAGGACCCCTTTTATGTCCTCTAATTTACACACAATGTTGATCTAATGATAGTGAGACGGTTCTTTTTACCAGCTCAGCACCATGCCGCCCTCGTCCTCCTCGGGCCCGGCGGTGTCCACCAGGTCGTCGATCCAGGACACCGCCGCGCAGTCCAGCACCTCCTTGGCTCGGGTGACCGCCACGTAGCCGATCATTGCCTCGGCCTCCGAGATGGTCGGCGTCTCGCCGTCCTCGGTGACGCGCGGGGCGAAGAAGTCCCCGGCCACCTTGACCGTCTCCCACTGCCGACCCTTGCTCTTGTGCGCGGTGGAGACGATCACGTCGGCGTCGTCCTCGTTGCGGGAGAGTGCGTTGGTGGCTTCCAGGATCCGCTCGATGCCATGCTCCTCGATCAGCTTGATCAGCGGCAGCAGGTCGCGGCCCCCCTCCTCCTCGGTGGCGTAGCGCACCACCGAGTCCCAGTCGGGGAAGGCGTACAGCTCGGGGTGGTTGGTGGTCTTGCCTTCCCGCAAGTCCCCCGCCGCCCGAGCCAGCCTGCTCAATGCGTCACCGCCGCCCACCAAGGACACCCGACGGCCCGAGTCCAGCTCGCCCAGCACGTGGCCCATGGCGCCCGCATTCGTGCGGCACAGGATCGCCTTGGGCTTCTCCAAGGTGTCCACCACCGAGTCCATGTGCGGGTTGCCGATCAGTTCCAGCGGGGTGTGCAGCTGGTGCAGCCATTTGTTGGCCTCGTCCGCGATCGCCTGCCCGAACCGCCAGGACTGCGCCAGATAGAGCTGACGGGCGTTCTTCCAGCCGCCCAGCGCATCGACCGCCCCGCGCCAGGCATACATCTGCTGGCACGAGTCCCCCACGATGATCTGCTGGGCGTTCTGATCGCTGATCAGCTTGGCCAGCACCGGGTTGGCGTCCTGCGCCTCATCGAAGTAGATGGTGTAGTAGGGCAGCTCCGGCCGGGTCAACGCCCACATCTTCAGATAGTGATCGTGCTCGAACGGCATCCAGCCGCTGCGGTCGTTGACGTCGGCCCACCAGCGCTGGGCCAGTGGCAGCACGTTGGCCACCAGGACGGCGTGGTCGGCCCCGATGATCCCGTTCTGCGGTGGGACGTGGCGGGCGGTGATCTCGTCGTCGGCGCTGTAGCAGAACCGGCGCACCGTGTCCCCGGCGATACGCGCCAGGTGGCTGGACTTCACCATGACGTCGCGGCCTAATCGCAGGTTGCGCAGCCCCATCCGTTTGGCCACCTCCCAGCTCGGCTCGCGCTTGCCCGAGATCCGGTGCCGGAAGTCCTTGCCCACCGCCCCGTAGGCCAGCCCGTGGCTGGTCTTGCAGGTGACGTGCCCGGGGAACTTGCCCGAGGCATCCAGCTGGATCGGCTTGTTGTAGGCCACGTACAGGCTGCGTTTCGGCAGCTGCTCGGCCACCATCACCAGGGTGGACGTCTTGCCCGTCCCGGCGCCCGCCTGCACGACCAGGTTGTCCCCGCTCAGGGCCCCGTCGATGACCGCCTGCTGTTCGGCGGTCGGTGGGTATTCCATGTGTGTCTCCCTTCCTTACAATCTCATGAACGAGTTTACCCTACAGGTATATTCCCTATCACATCCACTCGGGGCGTATCCGACGCCACCGCTCCACTGTTCCCTGAGGCACCGACCGTTGATATCCCTGACGGTGCAACACAGACTTGGATATCCCGAACTCCACCACCACCTCGGCCAGCCTGATCAGTGGCTGGGGATGCAGATTCAGCTCGGGGCGCGGCGCCGGGGCGGGTTTGTCGCTAACGATGACTGGCTGCAGGGTGGGTGGCTCGGGCTTGGGTTGGCGACGACGCGCGGGACGCTGTCCTTTCGGCCTGGCCCGTCGGGGAGTCAGGTTGGCGCCGTAAAACCGCAGGAACGTCCTCGTCGCTCGGGTCAGCGTCCAACCCTCGTTCTCCTTGTGCAGCTTGTGCACGAGGTCGTGACAACGCTGACACAGCGGAACCAGATCGGAGTCCAACTCAGCTCCCATCCGCCGGTAGGTGTGGTGATGCAGGTGGATGTCGATGACGCTCCCGCACGCCTGGCACTGCCTCTTGTGATTGGCATAGAAGGCTGCCTTCCTGCGCTCCCAGCTGGTCGAATTGATGTACTGGGCGTATTCGTCTTTGCTGCGCCTTCTACGGGGCTCTGAGCGGGTTTGCTGGGGAATTGGAGTTCTCCTGGGTCTTAGGGCCTACTTCGGGCCTTGCCTCGGTGACCCCCCAGGCGACTGACCCCCATTTGCCATCTCCGGTACTGTCACACCACCTCTGGCCCCCTGTCTTGGAGTGACAGAGAGCTGATACGCATTGACCTGAGGCTTGCTCTGCAGCTGCGAGCTTCGGGTACCCGGCCCGGCCCGGGATTTCCTCGTAGGAGACTCAGTACCGGGAGCCGTGTCAGGTACTCCGGATACGGAACGGGAAGGGAGAGCGGGTTTTTCGGCGGGTCTCCCCGTAAGCGCCGGTAGGAGGGGCAGTGGCAGCTGCAACAATTACCATCCGGTAACCGGGAGCGCAACCCCGTCCAACATGTTGGGTGAACTGGTTGCACTACCCCCCAGATGTAGAGATACTCTCAGATACGCACAGAGATGCGTGGAGACAGTGGCAACTTCTCCGAAGGGCCCCGGCACATGGGAGCCGGGGCTCTTTTCTTTCCACAAGTCGTCCAATTTTCCTACAATGAGCTGGTGACACACGCGACGGTTGAGTCGACCATCGAACTTTTGGCCAGCGACCCCGAGGTCGACCTGGACACCGTCGTGTTGGTCAGCGAGTCCACCGCCTACTCGGGCTGCCTGCGTTTCGAACCGTTCGACGGGGACCGGCAGGGCTTCTTCCAGCGCTACGGCTTGGAGGAGAACTGGATCAGCCGGTTCCTGGTGCTCAACGAGCACCACAACCTGCGCCATTTCATCCGCCAGCTGCTCGACGACAGCTGGCTGCTGGTGTATGACCCGTCGGCGGATCCGATCCTAGCCGACTTCGAGCGCTGGGCGGCGCCGCTGGACGTGCAGGGCTTCACCTGCCCGCACCACGGGCAGCTGCGGCCCTATCAGACCTTCGGGATTCAGCGGGCGCTGGAACGGAACGAGGCTCAGAAGGCCTCTGAGCGCCTCACGGTGCCCGGGTGGTGTGCCGGTGCCGGGAAGAGCCTGTTCGCCTGCGCAGGGGCTCAGGAGCTGGCCAACAGGGGCCTTGTGGACGTGGTGCTAGCTTTCACCCTGATGCGCCACAAAGACAACCTGCGGGCGTTCTTCGCCGACACCACCGAGCTGAAAGCCGTTGTGGTGGACGGGACTAAAGACCGGCGCCGCAAGCTCTACGCCAGCGAGCACGACGTGTTCGTGGTCAACTACGACAAACCGCGCTTCGACTTCGAGGAACTGTCCGAGCTGACCGCCGGAAAGCGTGTGCTGTTCGTGCTCGACGAGGTGCAGAAGGTGCTTACCGCCGAGACCAAGACCCAGGCCCGCAAGGCGCTCGATCAGCTGATCAAGGGCTGCCGGGCCACCATCTGGCCGATGACTGCCTCCATTGTGGGCTCCAATCCGCTACGCTACCGCTCGCTGTTCGCCTTGAGTCAAGCTCGGGACAACCCGCTGGGCAGCCGGGCGGACTTCGAGGAGCGCTACCTGGAACGCGACAACTGGGGCAACCCGAAGAAGCGCACCTACCAGCGCACCACCCGCCACGGCGGGTCGTTCACCGTCACCGACTACGACTGGGATTTGGCCGCGTTGCATGAGGTGCGCCACCGGGTGGCCGACCGGGTGCAGAACGCGCGTAAAGGCGATCCCGGTGTGCGCGAATACTTCCCGCCGCTGCAAGTGGAGTTCATCCCGATCCAGATGAGTCCCGAGGACCGCCAGCTGATCGACGAGATCGAGTACCTGGCCCGCATCGCCAAGCGTGAGGGGGAGTCGTTGACGTCCTACGCGCTGCTGCAGCGGTACGTGTGCAACACGCCGGAAGCGTTGGCGCACTCCATCTCACCGCTGGCGCGGGTGCTGATGGAGGAATACCCCCGGCTGATCACCAGCGCCAACTCCGCGAAGATGGAGTACTTCCTCGACCAGGTGGAATCGATTGCCGACGCCGGAGATAAATGCGTCGCTTTCACCAAATGGACCAATTTGGGCTTGCATATTTTGAGTCGTGAGCTGGACAAGCGCAAGGTGAAGCATGTGGTGCACTACGGCACCGGCCAGACCGCCAAGGAGTCCCAGCGGGCCCAGGACTGTTTCAAGGCCGATGCCGAGATCACGTTGTTCCTGTCCAGCGACGCCGGGGCGTATGGCCTCAACATGCAGGAGGCCAAGTACTGCATCCAGTACGAATGCCCGTACAGCTACGACGATTTCCAGCAGCGGATCAACCGGATCCACCGCACCGACTCCCAGCTGGCCGGGCTGACCGCGTACATCTATGTGACCGAGAACTCGATCGAGGAGCGCATCGCCGGGATCTGCGAGTATCGGCGCCAGCTGGCCGAGGCCACGCTGGGCACGAGTGAAGTCGTCTCGTTACCTGAGATCGCCACCCGAGACGAGATATCGAACGCTGATTATTTACTTTTCGGAGATGACCGTGATTTTTGGAAACGAGTGACATGACTGTTCTCCCCTTCCCCGGCCCCAGTGACGGCGCCCGACACAGTGATCCACCCACCAGTTGGAAGGCAGCAGCCATCAACCAAAGCCGCCGCAATGAACTGCGGTTCAATATGCTCTACACGCATGGGATCCTGCTCAGGGACCGACCCAACTGGTACGTGGGACAACAAGGATTAACCGCCGACGAAATCGCCCGCGTGATGAACCTTCCCGTCCCCGCTAACGGCGGGACGTCCAAAATGTGCCATTGGAAGCGCCACTCCGAGCTGTACCGCGTCTTCGGTTATTTGGACGTCACCCTCATCGGCAACCAGGAGTTGGAGCGCGAGGGCCAGCATGTGCTGATAATCAACCAGCGTGGCCTGCGGCACATCGACGACATGCTGAGAAGATATCCGAACATGACCGAGCGGAAATTTGACTGATGAGCGAGTTCGTCTTCAGCTCCAACCAGGTCACCAACTCCGAGCAGTACTACTTCCCGGCCAGCCTGGAAGCGTTGGAGATGACTCCCAACTTGAAGCGGTGCTCGCTGACCAACGCCATGCGCTTCGGCGGGCCGCTGGTGCGGCTGATCCTGGAAACCGCGCCGCTGGAAGGCGACGGCGAGGACATCTACGTCGAGACGGTGGTCAACTACCTGCACGTGGGCCAGTGCCCCACCCAGCCGGGCTGGCATCTCGACGACATCCCCCGGCTCACCCCCGAAGAGCCCACCCAGCTGCCCGGCATGACCCCCGATGCCATGGACTACCCGTCGCTGACCGAGATGGTCAAGCAGACCCAGGCCGGGCGCCACGTGCGCCACCACACCATCGTGGTGGGCAACCCGTGCCCCACCGTGTTCGCCAACGAGCCGGTGACCCTGGACATCGAGCACCCCGACGACTGGGGGGTGATGCGCGACATCCACGCCAAGGCCAGCGCGGCGAGCTTCGAGGCGATCGCGTTCCCCAACGGCATGTGGACGACGTGGGACTGGTGGAACCTGCACCGGCCGTGCCAAGCCAGCCAGTCGGGGTGGCGACTGCTGCTGCGCATCGGGGAGGGCGGGGACCGGCCGGTCGAGCACGATTTCTTCAAGCCGATCCACCACGTCTACGTCCCGTCCACCGCGATTTGATGGGAGGATCGGCCCATGGCTGAGATCTCAACCAAAGAGCTGTACCGCTACCGCAGCCATCGCACCCTGCAGGAGCTGCACGACTACAAGAAGCTACGGGTGCGAATCCGCACCGAAGGGGTGCGCACGCCGGTGGAGCTGCACACCGACGGCCGGTTCGTCTTCATGGCCGAAGGCCACAAGCGGGTAATGATCGCCATCGAACTGGGTATTAAGACGCTGCCGGTGACCGTCACCGAGCGTGAATTCTCCCGGTCCCGCCGAATGAAATATCGGATCGGACCCGAGCTGGCCGAGCTGCTCAAAGAAAAGACCGCCGCGACCGTGGGGTCCGACGACGGGGATAACCTATAAGCCTTGCGGGCCTACAACAGGCGGCGGGGTGTAGTACGCCGGGCCCATGCCCAGGATCCTGGGATTGGCGTTGAGCACCGCCGGATAGTGCTGATGGGCCCGCCACCCCCTGAACCCGGCGTAGCGACCCAGGTGCAGATCCAAGTGGCGCCAGGGATCGTCCATCTCGCGCTGGCCGTAGACCACGCGCATCAGCTTCCAGACATCGGGCGCGGCCGCGATGAACTCGGCGCGGAACCGCGCGAGCCCCAGCGGGGTGGCGCCGGTGCCGACGAAGTCGATGCCCTGCTGGTAGCCGAAGAAGCACCAGGGGTGCGGACAATCCAGCAGCGTCTCGATGGCGCCGGGCCAGGGCACGGTGTCATGCTCCATGGTGATGAAATCCTCGCCGCGCTCCCACGCCGCCGCCATGTAGTCCAGGTAGGCCCATTTGCCGCCTGAGACGTCCACCAGCGTGACGGGGACCGGGCAGTAGAACGAGGACGCCAGGAAGACCCGGGTGGCCTCTGAGAGCCGCGTGAAGGGCACGTAGAGCCTCAGTGGGCCTCCCGGCGCCAGGCGTTGCGGTTCCCCTTGCGCGGGTGCTTGTCAGGGCGCCCGTTGGGGATCCGCGTGGAGCGCGGCCGGATCTCAACCCACCGGCGCACGCGCTCCTTGTGGGCTTGTTCGGCCGCTGTCAGAGTGGGCATTCCGACCACCTCCTTCCACTTCTAGTTTACCAATCAGGTAGTTATATCTTTGCGACCGGCTTCCAGCTCGTCGGCCGTGCAAGTGGTGTCCCAGCACAGCACCTTGCAGTCCTCGTTGCCGCAGAACGCCTGTCGACCTTCGTCGAGGAGGAGGACGGGCGGCTGGTCACAGTAGGGACAATTGGGAGTGGGAACGCTCATCGCTCGGCCCTCCGCGCTACCCACATGCGCTCCTCAGACATCAGTTGGCGCCATCTGCTCGGGGCTGACCTCGACGTACTTCCATCGCTCGTTGATGTCGTCGTACCTCGGCTCCACGACGGTGCCGACGTCCAGCTCCTCGACCGCCTCGACGGTGCTCTGGATGGCGTTCCAGACGATGGGCCCGCCCCAGCCGGTCTCCTTGCCTGCTTTGGCTGCCAGCTGGAACAGATCATCCCAGCTCACCTCGCGCTCAACCACCTTGGCCGTGGTCGTTGCCCGGTAGGTGGTGGTGCCTGAGATCGAGCGGTCGCAGCCGCAGCCGCCTGCGTTGCAGCAGACGGCGCCGAAGCTGGCCACGATCTCGCCCTCGGGCACGTAGCAGAACTCGCCGTAGGGCACTTCCCCCGTGCTCACCAGTACTTTCATGTGTGTCTCCTCATTTCTTCTCTTCCTTGCGCTCGATGCGCAACCAGGCGCTGTAGCCGAACCAGACCAGGGCTCCCAAATGGCTGGGCTCGACGAACCGGACGGCGATGTCGCCGTCGCTGTCGCACCGGGCCGATTCGACGACCCCGAAACCGAGAATCTCATCCCCCGGCCTGAGGTTGCGGGCCTCGACTCCGATCATGCGTGTGTCTCCTTCCGGTAACGGGATCGATCCGACCAGTCGACGTCGACCCCGAGCTTGTGCAGGAAGTCGGCCAGCTCGGGACCGAGATCCTGGATGTGATACGCATCCCCGCCGCCGTTGTAGACGACGTGGGCCTCCCCGAAGTACTTCCAGAGGAAGTCTTCGATCGCGCAGATGTCGACCTGGGGGTGATCAGGCATCAGAACCTCGCCTCCCGTTCGTGGCCCTCGACCTGGATGCCCCGGTAGTAGTACACCGAACCCAGGCCCATGCTGTCCGAACTGGGAGGGCCCAGCTCGGCCATGGCCTCCTTGACCTCATCCAGACCGACTTCGTCGTTCTCGTTCAGGCCCAGCAGCTGGGGTGCCAGCACCTCGGCCAGGGCCATCTGGAAGTCGGCGGGGCCGACCCCTCTGTCTACCGAGTAGCTCAGGCAGCTGGCGCCATACATGCCACGACCCGAATACTCGGGGCTAAGACGCTCGTCGAGGTCGATCAGCAGCATGCTGATCTTTTGGAACTGCGCCTCGCTTAGCAAGATCTTTGCCATGTGTGTGTGTCTCCTTCCACTTCGTTGAACAGTTTACTCGTCAGGTGCATTCCGGCCGCGTATCTCGGCGCTGACACTCAGGGCCTGGACCAACGCCATGATCAGATCCCTGGTGGCCTGACCGTCCAGCTCGATCTCGGCGTACTCCTTGCCGATCTCGCTGGGTGCCTCGTCGACAGACATCTGGATCTGGCCGTTTCCCATGGTCTTGACCACCACCGACTTACCGCCGAAGCGGACCTCGCTGACTTTGGACGCGATGAGACCTGAGTGAAATGGCATTACTTTCCCTTCCTTCGATAGGCGGCGTAGGCCCGCCGCTGGGCCCCGGCACTGGCCAGGTGTGAAGCTGCTTCCCCGTGCCAGCCGACCGATCGGGCGATCTTGGCGCGGGTCATGAAATCATGCCAGCGCACGTAGCAACCGACGGCATGTCGGTCGGCGTCGCTGAGATCGGCCCACACCGGCCGGGTGTAGGGATACTCGGGGGTGCCGTGGGTGCGCGCCCACATGGTGATCTCGTCCTTGGTGGGGCAGCGGTAGTACGGCATCCCGTTCTCGTTGAGGGGCTCCAAGAAGCCGTGATCATGCTTCTTGCCGTAGCCATGACGCTGGGCGGCTGTGGTCATTCTTCGTCCTCTTTGGGAAAAGCCTCGGCCCACTCCTCAGCGGTAACCCCGGTCATGAGGAACTCGCGCTCATCAGCAGTCAGCTCGGGGAAAACCTCTTGGATATGCTTGCCCTTACCATTGGGGTTGAATCGCCAACACCGAGCCAACCGCTCTTCGGTGACCGTCGGCAGGTCTATGGTGTGCTCGACGCCGGTGAATGCCGACTTGCGTGTGACCTTCATGTGTGTCTCTCTTCTAGGGGGCCCGAAGGCCCGGGTTATTGCGCCTCGGACTCGACGTCGGGTGCGCCGTCAATGGCCAGCAGGTCTTGCCGGATGAACTCGGCGCGGGTGTCGCGTACGTTCCACACTTCGGTGCGGCCGTCCGCGAATTCGATGCTCACGATCGCGGTCATGGTGTGTGTCTCCCTACCCTTATCTGCACCGCAGGCGCCTGATCTGTGTCAGGCGCCCAACAGCTCCTTCTCGTATTGCGCGCGCTGCGCCTCGACGAACCGCTCGAAGCGCTCGCGCTCGTTGCCCTTGACGTGGGCCCGCTCGACGGCCTCCTCGACGTCGGTCACCCCGTAGGCCATCGCCTGCGCGGCGCGGGCCTCGAAGTCGTCGACCTTGACGTGCCACAGGATCGTCTGTTGCTGACCCTGGTATTCGCCGTGGTCCTTGACCTTCGCGCTCAAGATGACCGCCCGGTCACCGCGTTCCAGGCCGAACAGCGACTGGCTGGACCCCGAGATCTTGATGACCTGACCGGCGTCACTCTCCGCGATGATGAACATCGACGGGGAACGGTTCCAGGCGCCCTCGTTGTACTTGGCGTAGCGAATGCTGACCGGGATGTTGGTGACCTTCTCACCGACCTTGCCCAGGAAGCCCTGGACCAGAGCAGCCCGGCGGGCAGCCTCGGCGTGCGCCTCGTCCCAATCCGCAGCGAACTCGGCCGCAGCCTTGGCGGCGTTGGCGACCTCGGCGGCTGACGCCTGCTCGGCGCGCAGCTCGTCGCCGTACTCGGCCCACAATGCGTCTTCCTTGGCCCTACGGCGCAAGGTGTTGACGCTGATGCCGTCGGGGTCCAGCTTGGCACCCATGCAGCGGTAGCAGACGCCGTGGTAGTGGCTGTAGATGCCCGAACCACCGCAGCGAACACAGGGGCTCGCCACGCGCTCCCAGCGATCCATGCCGGGGTGCGGGTCCTCGTACAGGTGAAGCTCGTAGCTCTTGCCGTTGTACTTCATTCTTGTCATGTCGTTACCTCCCTTCCACTGAGATGAACGATTTACCTTACAGGTATATTCCTACGTGTGGTACGCGACCCGCTGTTCGCGGTCATACCTGATCCGGTTCCGGTGAGCGCGCCCCGTCATGCGTGCCATGTGTCATTTCTCCCGGTTGAGCTGCTTGTCGGTGATGCCCAACGCTTTTTGCAGTTTGGCAGCCTCTTCGGCCCGTCCTGGTTGCTGGTACATCCAGCGGATGTAGTTGATCTCTGCCTGACGCTCATAAGCCTGTATTCGCTTACGGATGCTGCCCACGGTGTCTCCTCACTTGGTAGTTTACCTGATAGGTTAATGTGGTGGTCAAAAAATTTGACGCACAAAAAATCGGGTTTTCATGCGCTGGGCTCGTTAGCTCTTTCCATTGACTGGAACGAGTTTACCCCCGGGGTTTATTCCATGACATGTGATCCAGGGGTCCCGGGAGTTAGCTCGCTGCTCGGCCGAGCTAGTAGGCTCTCATTTAAGGTAATTCGGGACGAGCACGGCGCCATAAGCCCAGGCATTAGGGCTGAGGATGGCGGCCTGGCAGCTCACCTCGTTGACCGGCGTGGTGTTGGAGACGATCGCCAGCCCGGCGTAGCGCAGCGCGGTCACGTCGTGCAGGAAGTTGCCTTCGCCTCCTAACCTGGCAAAATAGCGAATTTGGGCTACATCCGTCCAGGCGTCGTTGAGATAGAAGTCCCCGCCCGCGTCACCGGACACCCGCACTTCCAGGGTGTAGATCTGATCGGGCACATCGGGGATCTCGAAGAACGGGGTCTGCAGCAGGTACCAGAAGCCCGCGATCTTATCGGGGTTGAAGGTGTGCTGGTAGATGTAGACACCGTCGGACAGCCGCCGCAGCCGCAGGATGACCTGGTCCCCGTCGGCCACCGGCTTGAAGAACTGGCAGTTGAGCCGGGCCAATGCGTTGGGCACAAAGCCGGTCACCTGGCGGATGTTGACCCCGGCCTCGCCGTACCCGGCCGCCCGGGTGATGTGCAGCACCCGCTTACCGTTGTAGTTCATGTTGGGGTCGACGTTGATGGACACCACCGCGAACGGCTCGCCCCACACGATGGTGGGGTCGGCCCACTTGGCGTTGTCGTCGCCCCAGGTACCCGACGGGACGGTGGAGGGATAGGTGCTGGTGTAGTAGGCCAACTTGGTGGAACTGATATTGGTGTCCAGCGGATCCGCCTGGGCCCACATGTCGTCGGAGCGCACCGTGCCCGAGTCGGTGAACTCGAAGTTGACCTTGACGAAGGTGGAGCTGGTGATCAGGTCGGTAAAGACGGTGCCTTCCACCACGTCGGTGGAGTTGATCAGCACGGTGTCGAACCAGAACTGCCCGGCCCCCGTGGTGGCCCCCACCACCAGCCCGATCTTTAGCTCGGTTGCGCCGTCAGGGATCTGGCCGTTGACGGTAACCAGCTGGCCGTGACCGGAGCCCCACAGGCTAGTGCCGGAGGCCGTAATGCTCGTGGTGTCCTGATTCAGGAAGTTGCCGTCGGCGTCGTAGTAATTGGCCGCCAGCACCACCGGCGTGCCGGTGGTGACGTGCTGCCACTGCACCCATACGCTGAGCGCGAAGTTGGCACCGGGCGTGACCTCCGGCCAAGCGGTGACCAAGGCACTCAGCAGCTCCTTTTCGGTGCCGTCGGCGGTGACGGTGGCCGCGCCGTACTGGTATTTGCCCTGCCCCGGGTCGATCGACCAGCTGCCCTGCGCCTGGTCCCAGTTGTCCAGCGTGGTATCGAACAGGGGGTTCTGGATCTGATAGGTGATACCCGCCGTGGAGATCGGCCCGCTGGGCAGCTGGACGATGTTGTGGTAGAGCCACTGCTGGGGGTCGTACAGGGAGAACTTGAAGACGGGCGGATCCTGGGTGGCGATGTAGCGGGTGACGAATGCGCTGACCTCGCGGACCCCGGCGAAGTAGGCGATCGCCGCGTCACGCACCGCCGTGCGGATGTCGTACTGGTGCACGCTGGTGGTCAGGAAGCGCAGCCGGTAGGTGGTAGCGGGCTTGCGGTTCAGCGCAGTCTGCAGCGCCTGCGTCAGCCCGGTCATCACGTTGGCGGCCAGCGCCAGGGTCTGACCGGGCACCACCCAGAAGTCGGTGCCCTGCAGGGGCAGCGACGTCGCGGAGGGGGTGAAGTTGATCAGCGTGTTAAAGGCGCCTGCGATATTGCCGACCACGTTGTTGATCAGCGGGTTGAGCACCTGCGAGCCGGTGTCATACAGCATGCTGTTGAGATTCTGGGAGGCCAGCACGGCGGTGTTGATCAGCTCGCGCCGGTAGATCCACGGCGAGGAGATCTCGTTGGTGTTGCCATAAGCTGAGGAGCCCACACTGTTGGGCACCGCCGGGACGGTGGAGGTGGTGTAGCCCGGGCCCACCTGGACGGTGATCGGGCTGACCGTCGAGTTGAAGATCGAGTTGACGGCGGCGGTGATCGAGTTGGCGTTGAGCCAGTTGACGCTGCCGATGCCGCCCCCGAGAATCTGCCCGGCCACCGCGAGGATGCCCGCGCTGATCGGCGGGGCGGTCTGGGTCTGGGTCACCGAGATCGGGAAGACCTGATACATCACGTTGATGCCGGAGTCGTAGACCGGGTAGGGCTCCTCGGTCAGGTTGGTGAATTCCAGTTGCAGATAGCTGACCATCACCGGGTGCGGGAAGAAGTACTTGCCTTTCTGGGTGACGTAGTTGGCGAAGATCGGGGTCCAGATTTTGGACTCGTAGAAGCTGGCGTGCCCGCCACCGCACGGCATGTCCTGCAGCGTCCAGTCCACCGCCAGGATGGCGTCGTCCAGCGTGGTGGACGGCACCCTGCCGGTGTGGGGATCCGGCTGCACCGGATCGGGGTTGACGTAGACCGAGGGGTTCGCCTGGAAAGCCTGGTAGGAGTTGGTGTAGCTGTCCAGCTTGACCACTAGCGCGGTCATGACCCCCTGGAAATCCTTGTAACCCACCTCGCCGTCGAAGGTGATCTTGGTGGGCAGGTTGGGAGCGGGCAGTGTGGTGTTGACCAGGCTGGTGCCGTCGGGCAGCACCACCGACAGGAAGACCTGCGGCACCGGACTGCTGTAGACCCACCCGGCCACGATGCGCAGCGGGATGTACGGTGCCGGGGGCGGGTAGAGGGACGCCGAGAAGAGGATCGGGGTTTCCCCGTTGGTGAATTCGAGCACCACTTCCAGGGCACCGCAGTCGAAGGAGAGCACGGGCCAGTACTGATCACCCCCGGCATTGGGCGGGAAGACCCCGGTCACGGTGGTGACCACCTTGATGGTGGGCTGCGGGATGCCGGTCAGCGAGTCGGTGTACTGCAGCAGCGGCACCGGCTGCTGACCCAGCGCCCCGTAGAAGCTCGCCGCCCACGGGCCCCCGGCATTCCCGGTCACCATGATGTTGCCGATGCCCAGCAGGGATTCCAGGGCTGCCTGGATGTCGTCTCCGGTGGCGGTATCGGTCAGCGGGCCGGTGTAGTTGATGCCGTCGAGGCTCAGCGCGAACGAGCCGCCGGTCGCCGTGCCGTTGAGGGAGATCATCTGCACGGCGCTGATCCCCGGCGCGACACCGAACAGGGTGGGGTTGACCGGCGGCGCGTTAGTCACCGGGTCGAAGTTCGGTGTCCACACCACCCCGATCCACGCGGGCTGGCTGATCTGTGGCCCAACTGCCATGGGTACCACGTAGACACTGGTCTGACCGGGGTCGGAGATGTCGATCAGCCCGATCCCAGCCGTCCACTGGGTGTTCTCGTCGAGATCCGGCGGCAAGCTGATCGGGCTCAACTTGCGGGTCCCCACCGTGTCGTCGGTCGAATAATAAACATTTAAATTCTGGTTGGTGTAGACGGGGTCCAGGTACAGCGTGTCGATTAGCTGCGGCGTGCCATCGGGGTTGCGGAAGTCCAGGTAGAGACTGACCACCGCGTCGGGGCCGGGCTGCGGAGAACACTTCCAGAAGGTGGTGGGCTTGTCGTCGATCGCATCGGGAGCGTCCCAGTCCTGGATGTATTTGGTGATAACGTTGCCCAGCGCGTCCTGCTCGGGCTCCATGGCCTGGGTGCCATCGTTGCGGGCGTAGATGTTGCGCCGGATCAGCCCGTTGCGCAACCCGATGTTGAACGGCCGGTTGCCCAACGTGAGATCGAGGTTACGGCTGATGCGGAACTGCACCGCCCGAGCCACGATCGGGTAGGTGTAGACGTGGTACTTGTACCAGGAAACCTCCTGGCTGGGCGCCAGCGTGATGGTCATCGGCTGGTAGTTCTCGTCCCGCATCTGGATCCAGTTGTTGTTGCGATCCTTGTACCAGACGTTAAAGGTGCAGGCCACCCGCATGATCTCGATCGAGAACTCCCCGATGGACAGCGGCAGCTTGAAGTTGATGGTCAGGATCTCCTGGGTGGGGTCGCTGCTCGGCCGGGGCTGGGAGAACCACACTCGGGCCACCGGCAGGTCGGCCAGCTGCGGCACGTTGGGTGCGTACTGCTGGTTGGAGATCAGGTCGTTGAGCAGGTTCACCAGCGTCAGTGGCCAGTGGTAGTTCAGGTACATGCCGTCCAGGGCGCTACCGACCATCGTGCTCCCCCGTCATCATGACGACGTGCTCGCTCCCGCCGGTGCCCCCGACGACGTCGTGAAAGCCCCGGCCACCCAGCCGGTGGAAGTGCTGATCAACGGGCGCGCACGGGTGAGCGACCTGGACACTGTGGACTCCTGGGTCGGCGCGATGTAGGCGATGGCCAGATCGGGGGTGAACACCTCCTTGGTGATCGCGGATTGCCCGAGCGGCAGCCGGAAGTGGAACTGGTCGGCCTGCCCGCCCATGCTCTGCACCTGGGTGATCTTGGCCGCGATGTAGGTCTGCTCGGACGGCCAGGGGAACACGTAGGGGGTGCCGTCGGGATTGACCGCCGGGGCATTCGCCGGAGTCTTGCCGAACTTGCCGCCCGGGTAATTGTCTGGGCTGTCGATGATGTCGTAGGTCTGCCAGGGCCCGTAGTTGGACACCGAGGTGAAAGCCTCGAAGTTCTGCGCTGGCCGGTAGGTCCGCATGGGATCGGGCGCGGGTACCACGTAGGGGACGGAACGGCTGGCGAACGTGTTGAGGTAGTCGCGCGCGATCTGGTAGCCACTGCGGGGATCCCCGGCGATCTGGGTGACCGTGTCGTAGGTGGCGTGCGGGTCCTCGGTGGACGCGTAAGACACCGTGGCCAAGATGTCGGCCTCCACCTGGGCCACGTTCACCGGCGCGGTGGGGAACTGCCGCGTGATGACGCCCGGGTCACCCGCATAGGCGGCGATCGTCGCGTCGAAAATGGTTGCCGCCCACAGGTCGTCAGTGGTGTTCCCATGGGTGCACAGCAGGTCGTCGGGGTTAGCGAACTCCCACCACAGGGACTCGGTACCGCTGAGCCGGTTGGCCGAGATGCCGTGGCCGCCGGGATCGGTGCCCTCGGGGAAGATGACGCCCGCCTCACGCCGGGGGGAGCCGAAAGACACCGCGCCCAGCAGATCCACCCGGCGGTGTTGCATGGCGCCGGTGCGCAGCTGGTCATAGACCGTGGAGGTGACGATGGCCCCGATCCCCCGCCCGATCAGCAGGAAGGGCCCGATGTTGCGGTTGATCATGATGATCAGAGCGGAAACGGCCGCGTCAATGCCCTCTTGTAGCGGCAGCTCGTTCAGCATGGGCCACGGCACGTAGACGTAGCGGATGCGCGAGTCCAGCTTGCCGTCGAACCACGAGGTGGGGGGATTGGCCAAGTAGTCGGTGACCTCGTAGCAGGTGACCTGGGTGGTGACCGCAGGCGGGGCCAGCGCCGCCAGGCTGGGGATGGACAGGCTGTTGATGTAGTCGGCGCCGATCTGGATGCAGTTGCGCGCGTCACCGGGGACCGGGTGGTAGTTGGGGTTCTGGTAGAGCCCGTGCGCACTGTTGGTGACCACGCCGTAGAACAGATCCAGGAAGTTCTGCAGGAGGATCTCGGCGTTGGTGATGGCGCCGGTGAGCAGCGCGGCCAGCGGGGACAGGATGCCGTTGTAGCTGTTGTAGATCAGCTGGTACACGGCTTCGTTGTTGGAGCCGGGGACGGTGTCGTGATTAGTGCAGATGAGATCGCCGGGTGCGGCGAACTCCCACCACAGCGGCTCACAGTCCTGCAGCAGCTCCCAGCCCTGCACGCCGTGCCCGCCCGGGTCTGGGCACATCGGGAAGGTGACGCCGGGCTGGCGCCGTGGGTTGCCGAAGGCCAGGCCAGCCAGCAGGTCTGGGCGCCGGGCCTGCAGTGAGCCGGTGCGGATCTGGTCATAGACGTCGCTGATGATGGTGGCGCCCTGGTCGTAGCCCACCAGGATGAAGGGGCCCGGGATCGAGTTGATCGCACCGATCAGGTTGGCCACTCCTTGGGCCACGCTCTGGTTCATCGGGTAGAGGTCAGCCTGGTAGGGCACCGGGACCCACTGGAAGAAGTCGGCGTTCAGGTTTTGGGAAAACCAGTCGTCGGTGGGCACGCCCAAAGCCACGTTGCTGACCAGGTTGAAGGCTCCCGACAGCTCGAAGACGGTGACTTTCACCGGCCCGAAAGGGTTGATGGTGCCGTAGGTCACCGAGTCGATCGGGCTGCGGCTACCCCCGCCCACCAGGTAGTAGTATGCATACTCCTGGCTGATGTTGAACTGCGCGTACGGCGCCAGTGTGGGATCGCCGGAATACATCCACGTCTCGGTGGGCAGCAGGTCGATGGGCAGCAGATCCGGCGGCGGCAGCTGACTCATAATCGGGGTCGGCGTGACGATTTTCTGGACCTCGAAGTAAGTCGAGTCGGCGGCGGCCGCCACCGCGAACACCGGGGTGAGCACCGGAATCCCGTGGACGTTGACGGTGATGACGATGTCGATGCTCATGAACCGGGAGAGCATGTCGCGCACCAGCCGCATCTCCTCGGGCCCCATGGAATCCTTGTGCGGCTTGATCACCAGCTCGTTGCGTGCGCTGGACGGGGAGCGCCCCATGTCTAGGGTGATGCCGAAATTATCGATGTACCTCCATATTTCAAACGTGTCGCAGTCCACCGACGACGCGGCCTGCACACACATGCGCACACCCTCGACGGTCGAACCCAGTCCGCAGGCCTTGAAGAAGTCGCGGATGCGCGCCCGGTACCACGCATCCTTGACCCTGACTTCGTTCCACTGCGGGGCCGTCAGGGTGTCCCGCGAGGGGTTGTAGGGGTAGGACTCCTCGGGTGCGCGGACCAGGATGGCGGTGTTGCCAAAGACATAGTCGAGGTCGGTGCCAAAGATCGTCTCCATGGCACCGGCCAGCCGGGCGACGAACACCTCGTTGACCAGTCCGCCCGCCCCGCAGGTGCCGCAGATGGCGTCGATCAGCTTGTACAGGTTGGTATCCGGCGTGCCGACATAAGCGGTGTCGTCGCAGTGCATCAAGAGCATCTCGGTGCTCTTGGGAGGCATCCACGGCCAGGGGTTGTTGGTTGGGATGGTGTCCTCCTACGGGCTCGCTACCCGTGTGATGATGGCGCCCAGGTAGTAGGCCACCTGATTATCGTTGAGCTTGAAGTCGTCGTCGTACACCGCGATCGGGTCAGGGTCCTCGGAGTTGGCGAACACCCGCACGCCGTGAACATCAGGATTGTCGGTAGTGGTGGTGATTTTGACGTCGTCCACGCCCAGGATTTGAGTGACCACGGTGCACAGCATGGTGAATTTGATCTGGGCCCCGAACGGACAGGCGGCGACGAAGCTCTGCAGCCGGGTGGCCAGTGCCGCATTGACCACGGCGGGGGAGTAACTGCGGTTGTATTCGATGGACAGGCAGGGCTGCAGGTAGACGTAGTCGGCTTGATGCACCAGCACATCGGTGCACAGCTGTTTGGAGGAGGTCATCACCGAGTCGAGGACCTCGGGCACCTGGTTGTACACGTATTCTAAGGTCAGCTCGGTGCCGGTGGTCGGGCCGGTGGAATCCCACTCGATCCCCGAGGCCTCTAGGCGCGAGCCCTGCAGCTCTGTGCGGTCGGCCAGCACGTAGTAGTGGGTGCCCATGATGTAAATCTCGGGACCCACCGTCAAGGTGGGTGGGAAGGTCACCAGCGGCACATTGCCCAGTCGGGTGTAACGGTTGGTGGCCGTCGGATTGCCCGGCGAACCCATCCGAATGAAGTTGCCGGTGTAGAGCGGGTCGTCGACCAGACTGGAAAGCGTGACGCCGCTGATGATGGTCTGCTCGGTGACACTGTAGGGCGCGATGCCATCGCAGAAGATGTCGACTTTGTTGGTGATCCCGTTCACCGGGTCGTTGCGGCTGCAGGTGGGGGTGTATTGGAATTCCAGGTCGACGATGTCGTCCTGATTGATCACGCCGGTAGCCACCCGGGTGAACACCGGCGAGACGCCGGTGGACAGCATGTAGTCGTCGCCCTCGGTGTAGAACGTCTCGTCTTCCTGGCCCAGGTTGATGAAACAGCTGGTCATACCGGTGTTGTGGCTCAACAGCCCTTCTGCCACCAAGGTGTTGGTCGAAGTAGACAACGCCACCACATCCTGGACGCCAGCTTCTTCGACCGATATCACCTTGGCGAAGTTGCTGTTCTTGCCGACGATGCAGCTTCCGTACAGATCGCTCATGAACTTAGGGGCGAGTCGAGCGCTCTTGAAGATGCCGAAGAAGCGCAACCGCTCATCCATACCACCATGAAGCAAGATCTCCTGGCAGCAAGGGTCGGGTGATAGACCTGTGCTGCGGGTTCGGGCTACGGAGTGCTTGAACTTATTCCTGGCCAGCAGGTCCACGATCTTGTCGAAAACCGGGCCGGGGTTCTGCAAGATCGTGACATTGTGCTTGTTGTAACTGGCCTCGCCGTCAGTAATCCCGGCCATCCAGCCAGCCTCGAAGGATAGATCCTCATCCCAGGAAGGAACGTATCTGATCTGGTCACCAGGCAAGAGATCCTTGGTTTTGACCCACTGAACATTCTGGGTGTTTCGGATGACACCGCGTCTCTTGCCCGTATGTCCGACACGTCGCCCAGAAACCAGCCACATGTGATCAGCGGTGGAGGTGACCGTGGTGCCGTTATCCATCGTCACCATAAGGGTGCGAGCAGGACAGATATAAGACTGCGTAACCCGAGACTGACGCCACTTTCTCTTATTGCCGCGCCCCTCGACAGACTCGTCGAACCCGACGATCAGATCTCCAACCCGAAGAGAGCCCACGGGCACCCAGTCCAGGCCGTCGGTAAGGACTCGTGTCTCTGGGATGAGGCACCATACGTACTTGACGTCCTGGTCGACCGGCAGCGCTACCGTCGTCGAGGGCGCGGCGATCTGCGTGGTGTAGAGCACGGTGGGACCGAAGACAATCACCCGGGTGACCGAGGTGTTTTGCTGGCATAGCGCGATGTACCAGTCGGCGGTCCCGGCCACATTGCGCAGGAAGGTGTCTTTGAAGCGCTGCCTTAACGCATCGTCGGTCTCGGGGTCGGTGCCGTCGGTCATGGCCTGCAGGTTGGTGACCGCCGAAGATCCGATCGCGGTGGACAGATTGGTGACCGCGCCCGGCGGCACGTTGCCCGAGACACCGACCGTGGTGCAGGTGACCGGGACGTCCACCGAGTAGTCACCGGCCGGGAGCACCACCGACTGGTTGGCCGCGTAGTACAGCTGCACACTGGCCCCGGCCAGACCGGCGGTGGTGTAGAAGGTGGTGCCCTGCTGGATGGTGTAGTCGGTGGTGGAGGCCACCGTCAGGGTGACCCGCACGGTGCCCTGCGCATAGGTGCCCTGCAGCCTGCCATAACCGAACAGCCCGACGAACTGTTCCAGCTCCATCCCGGCCTTGGTGTCGACGTCCAGCAGCGAGCCCAGCAGATAGGTGTCGATGGAGGCGGCCGCGATCTGCTCGGCGCAGGCGTCGATGATCTTGCGCTCCGGCGTACCAATGGCACACGACAGCGTCGGCATGGTCAGCGCCAGCTGGGCCAGAATCTGCTGGCTGATCTGGTCAGGTGTACCGGGCATGGACGGCGCCCCTTAGACGCTTGACGTTGTGCTGGTGGTTGCCGTGGCCCCGCTGCCGGTAGTGACCGACACCGCCACGCTGACGGTGTCATACGTGATGCCTACATCAACGGCGGTTAGTGCGTTGAGCAGCTCCTCGAAGCTGAAAATCTGTGGGTTGTTCTGTAAGGCCAGATTCTGAATGGCCTGATAATTGCCCAGCACCCGGTCGACTTCGCCCTGGACCCGCGACTGCGTGGTCAAATCGATCACCCCGCCGATGAAATTCGGCAGCACCGAACCGTAGCGGGGATGAAATCGGTCGACTCCCAGCCGCTCGGTCAACCACAGCGACATGTCCTGTTCGAGTTTCTCGATGCCCGAGACGATGGCCAGGCTGGATCCCCGTTGCACCAGGTCCCCATTTTGAAGTGCGAGGCTGAAGGTCAAGGCGAAGCCTCCTCTCTCCCTTTAGGTGCGGAAATGCCCCCGACGACAGGGCCGGGCAGAGGGTTACGCGACTCCCGTCACGTCTGCGACCAGTCCGTTGCCCGCGATGTTGGTGGGGTTGACCGGATTGAGTCCGAGTTGGGCTTCCATCAAGCCACCCCGCTCCAACTGCGCAGGCGCAGAATGAGGTTGTATCCCGCGAGGTTGCAGTAGTAGACGCCGATCTGAGTGGGAGTTAAATACGCCGTGCGAGCTTCTTGGTGATAGGTGTGCCAATCAATCCCGTTGATCGACCACTCGAAGTAGTGAGTGGTAGTGCCGTCGTATCGGTACCGCCACCACTGAGGCATAGCCCCAATCCAGTACAACGGTGGGAACCAGGTTTCCATCGCCGCGCTGTAAGTGCTCGTATTCGCCCATTGATCGCCTGTAACGGACTGCGACAGGGCATACCAGGGCGCGGCGAACGAAGTGGCGTTATATAGGCCTGGCCCAAATGTTTCCAGCTTCGTTCCGTCCGAGATCACCAATCCGCAGCGCCACCAGTTACCCGCTGAAGGAAGAACAGTGGTATTAGCAAGATCGACATAGAAATTGGTCACTAGGGAGAACGCGCCCACTGGGTATGCGCGGTAAACGTATCCAATGCTCATACTGCGACTAGGCGCAGTGAGCACCATCCCGTCTTTATCCGAAACCCATGTCGCTGTACCCATATTGACCGATGTCCAGCCGGTCGTCGGAGGGTCGGCCATCGGCGGGCCGCCGACCCCGCCAAGGCGGATCTTGACCCAGCTGGTGCCGTTGTCCTGGTAGAGCGCATCGCAATCGGTGCAGTAGTAGACCCGGTTGGGAATCCCCGCCGCCGGTCGTGAGGCGTAGGTTCCCGAAAGGCTCAATCCTTCGGCCCAACCGACGGTGGCCTGATCGGTCAGGTTGACCGGGTTGAGTCCGAGCTGCGCTTCCATGCTGGTCCTACGTCTTGATCAGGTAGTTGAGGACGATGGTCGGCTGGACAACATTGTGCGTTCCACCGCCGCCCGCGTAGATCGCCTGGTACTGGCCGTTGAAGTTAGAGCCACCAGCGAGACCCGACGCTGATATAAACCCATTCAAAAAGGAACTGTGGTGGTGCGACGGCATCTCTCCGTATGACAAGGTGTGAACTTGTTCGCCGCCAGCAGCGCCGAGGGTGGCACCTGCTGCGCCAAAAGGTGAACCGCCCACCCATAGCTGAAATTCTGTCGCCGCCACATAGTTGGTACCGGGAGGGGTGACTTGGAGGTAGCGCCAGGTTTGGGCAACCGGCAACCGGACCAGACCGTTGGTGGAGCCGGTTTGGCCGTAGCCCGGAAGGGTCATCACGGTCGTCCAGGCGGTGCCGTTGTTGCTGCCTTGTAGCAAAAAGCTGTCGAGGTATTGCGGTCCGAAACCGCCAGGGATATTGGTCAGGTAATCCCAGCCCAGGACAACGGAGTCGATGTATTGCGACGAGCCGAGGTCGGCGCGGATGTAGCTACCCGCCGCCGAAGTGGTGGCAGCTTGCTTGACGGTCGCACCGGAGGCGCTACCATCGTTCATTCCGGCATAGTTGGCCGCTGTCGTCCCTGGATACACCGATGATTGCGAGTAGACCGCGTTGGTGGCTTGTATTCCCTGAGTCAGTCGGGACGCGGCGGTGCCGCCCATGTTGTCTTTGCCCGCCACTGCGCGCCCCCGCATGTCAGGGACGTTGAAGGTGGTGTTGCCGTCGCCGTAACCGTGCGGCGAGTAAACCAGAGAATGGGTGCCGCTCTGGCTGCCCGAAGTGGCGATTGTGACACCGGACACCGCGTTGGCGAAACTGGTCGCGATGCTGAACGTGTTGGCGTCGATGTAGATGACGTAATACGTTGTGCCAGCTGTGATTCCGGTAGGCAATGCCCCTGTGGTGCTGAAGATAACCGGATCGCCTGTAACCAAACCATGACCGGTGAGAGTGACCACAGCCGGGGTAGCAATCGTGATGATGGGGTTACCCAGCGTCGGGTTGAGCGTGGTGAACAGGTTGGCGTAGGTGATCCGCGAGACCGCCTGCCCGTAGCACAGCAGCCAGCCAGCGGGCACCACCAATGATGATCCGGCGAACGGCATCACGGCTCCGGTGAAGATCCCCACCGTCATGGCGTCGGCGGGCCGAGAAGGAGCGGTGCCTAGTTGTGGTTGTGCCATCAGACTCCTACAGCGGGATCACGGCGATGCGGCGATACTGAAAGCTGGCGGTCCCACCGAAAACGGCGTATTTCATCTTGAAAGTCGTCGCACCCTGCGTTAAACCTGTTAAAAGAAACGGGGCCCCAAAACTGATTGGTACATTAACGCCCGTCGCCGCGTATTGGAGGGCCTGGTTAACAATTGCCGTCGCGGTGTTTGCACCCGACAACGCAAAACCACAATATGCATAGTCACCAGTGACGTTGTTAGTTAACATAGCATACAATAAAACCAGCGCCATCCCGCTCGCCCCGATATTGACGGTGACCTGATCGGTGGTTGTAGCCAAATCCGCAAAGGACCCTGACGTGGTGCTTTCCGAGGTCGCCACATATGCGCTCTGCGCGTTCTGTAGCGGTGTCATAGTCGCCAGGGCCGCTGCCGCACTCGCGGCAGTGAGTAAGTTCGACCCCGCCGTTGTCGCCCCAATTGCCGTCTGCGCTGCGCCCGTACTCGCCGCTGTGAGCAATGCTCTGCCGATACTGGTGGCGTCGGTGATCGCGGTGGAGGACAGGCCCGAGATGATGCCGCCCTGCACGACCACCACCAGGCTATTGAGCGCGGGTGCGGTCTGAAAGGTCAGGGTGAGGCTGTTCACCGAAGTCAGCACCCGGTCGGCGCTGCACATGGCGAAGGTGCTGGCGTTGTACAGGTTCACCGTCACCGCACGGGTGCCCAGGTTGTGGTTGATGGTGAACACCGTGGTCGAGCCATCCCCGATGGTCTGGGTGTAGACCGAGGTGTTGGACGGCATTGCCCCACCCAGCACCACCACCGCGTAGGCGTTGGTCGCGGGTGCGGTGGCGAACGTCAGGGTGACGTTGTTGAGATCGGTGAGGAACTTGTCGCAGTTGACGACCTCGTAGGTAGCGGCGTTATAGACCACTACGGTGACGTTGCGGGTGCCCAGATTGTGATTGATGGTGAACGTGGTCAGCGACCCGTTGCCGATGGTGGCGGTGTAGACCGCAGGCGACACGTATTGCCAGGACTGATCGCCGCGTAGGAAGCTGCCGCTGTTGGCTGCACCAGTGCCCAATTGGGCCGTGGGTACGACGCTGGTGGCACCCAACCCGGCGTAACCGTTGGCCGCACCCTTGTGGGAGAGCACCTCGATGCCCGCACCGGCCAGCGTATTAGCCCCCGTGCCGCCGCTGGCCACCGGGAGCAGACCGACGCAGTTGTTGGCCAGGTCCACCGACAGCGCATTCCAATAGGTGCCGTCGTTGACCACCATCAGCGATCCCCCGGCGGCGATGGTCATCGACACGATTGATGCACCCAGCCAGATATGGTCGGCCCCGACTGCGGTGAGCGTGATGGCCGCCGACCCACGGTTCTCCAAGATGTGCATAACGCCGACGTTCCCGGCAACCGGCAGCAGTGACCACGTGGTCGGCGCGCTGCCGGTGAAGACATAGCAAGAGTTCGCCGCCGTCAACGTCAGCGTGGCAGCCGAGCTGGTGACGACGGTCTCTGCGATCCAATCTCGTTGGACAGGGAGCGCCTGTTCTCGGAGGTTCAGTTTGCTGGTCATCTATCACCGCCAGTAGTAAGCGCGGAGCTTGTCGGTGGCCGCTGGGGGTGCGGTCATTGTGATAGTGGTGCCGGAACGGCTGTAGTCGTCGGCGGGGTCGAGCAGCTGACCGTTCTGATAGAGCATCAGCGGGTTGGTGACGTTCGTGTTCGGGGTGTTGGCCAGCGTGAACGAGGTCAGGACACCATTGGGTGTGCCACCCGGTGTCTCGTTGGCCACCCAGTTGGCCGGTGCCAGGTAGTCGGTTCCGGTCACGGCGGCGCTGATGGCGGTCGCGTTGCCTTTCAGCATCCCGGTGACGGTGGTGGTCAGCGTGACAATGGGCGTGGTCGCCGGGTTGGCGACAGTCCCAAAGAATCCGTTGGCGTTAGCAATTGACAGCGTGGTCACGGTACCGCCCGCCGAGATCAGCTTGCCCCACTGCATGTTGGTGGTGCCGTAGATGAACGGGGTGTCGGGGGTGGCGGGGTCGGTGACGATGGCACCCACGCTCTTGTTCGCCGTCCCGGCCTCGGCGTAACAGATCTTGCCCGCCGGGTGCACCGTGCCCGACAGCGGCGTGACGCTGGTGGAGTCGCGCACCATGGTCAGGTTGGGACTCACCCCGGTCAGGGTGTAGGTTCCGTTGGCCGGTACGAGAGTGCCCGCACTGCTGACGTCGGGCACCCCGGCCCCGCTGGCAGCCGGTGCGTTCTTTACCAGGATGCGGTCCCCCACGGTGAAACCCGACACGCCGTCGAGCGTGGTGCCGCTGATCTGGGTGACGTTGCCGCCGGAGATGGTGTAGGTCTCCGCCCCCGTGGTCATGGCCTGCACCGAGAGCAGCGGTGAAATCCCCATGAGCAGTGCCTGGACCTGGGCCAGGGTGACCGCGTCGTTGGGGCTGGTGCCTTGGGCGAGGTTGGTGGCCTTGTTTCCGCCGAAGCTCTGTGCCCCGGTGTAGGCGACGGTGCCGTCGGCGGCGATGACGGCCTTGATCAGCTTGCTCAGCGCAATGGCAGCCGACGGGGAGATCTGCCCGTCGGTGATGGTCCCCGACTGGATCTGCTCCACGCCATTGATCTGAGCCATGACTGAATCCCTATGTCGCCATGAAGAACTGACTAAGCCGGGACCGGGAAGGTGTTGCCGCCGCCCGAGACGGCGGGCGTGGCTTCCACAGCACGGCTTGCGCCGGGTTGACCGGCGGTCGGCCCGGTGGCAGCACGGGATAGATCGGCTGGGTCATCTAGTTCAGTCCGTAAACCTCAAGCTGCTGCAGCTGCACCGCGTTGGCGGCGTTCGACGCCGAGCAGGCGAAGTTGACATTGACGAAGTTGTCGATTGACCAGTCGAGGTTGGCGATCAGACCCGGCGATGCGGCTCCGGCGTAGAGCGGATAGAAGTACGGTGCCGCCAGACCACCGCACAGGATGCGACCGATGCCGCGCAGCGAGGAGTTTGCCCCGGCGGGTCCGATGGCGGTCATGAAAAACTCACCGACGATCTCGAACATCTGGCTGGCCGCATTCGAGATGGTGGTCAATCCCACCGAACTGCCCAGCACTATCGGCCCCGTCGTGGCCTGCGAGGCACCCAACCGAATGGTCGGAGTGAATGTCGGGGTGCCGGTGGAACTCAGGATGCCTCGCGCAATGACGCCGACACCTTTGCCGACCGACTGCGCGTTGTTGGGCTGCCAGTATTTGGCGGGCACCACCGCTTGCACACCCATGGTGGCGGTGTCGTTGATGGTGACTTCCGACGTGAACGTGTTCTTGTTCACGCCCACCAAGACATTGGAGTAGAGCAGCTCCTTGACGGTTCCGGTGTAAAACGACATGTCCTCTCCTTCGTGCTAGACGTATCCGACGGTGTCCACAGCGGCCAGTGCCCATATCGAGTAGTCGGCGTCGTAGACGAATTGCATGGTCATCTTCTGTCCAGTTGGCGTGACACCGGGCAACCCGCCGATGACACCGAACGGGACGAATTTGGTGGTGTCCCAGATCAGTGGTTGGCTGGCACCGTTGTCGGTGACGCACACCGTGATCTGGTCGCGGTCGGCGGGGGTGCCACCGGAGGCGGTGATGGACATCGACTGCGCCAGGCCGGTCACCTTGCACACGTCGAAGGTGTTGGTGTTCAGCGTCAGTGTGGCCGGGTTGACGACTGTGGTGACCCGCTTCTTCTGCAGCGGCTGGGTGAAGGGCAGTGCGGTGGTGCCCAGCACCGGCGAGCCGGTGGCGGTGCAGACCCACAGTGTCGCCGCGAAGACCGAGCCGCCACCGCCGACGACCACCAACGAGCCGGGGAAGTCGGCGGCACTGTTCATCGCTGGGACCCGAGTCAGGATGGTGGCCACGCCGGTCGACCCGGCGGTGGTGACCTGGAACAGCCCGTTCTGCGCCGGTGCCGCCTGGGAGACCAGCAGCACGGTGTCGAACGCCGCCAAGGTATAACCGTCGATGACGGTGGCCCCGGTGGCGGTGAAGGTGAAGGTGGCCCCGACCCCGACCCCGCTGCCCCCAGGCTGGTTGTAGGTCCCGGTCTGTGCGGTGGTGGCCACCACGGTGGCCACCCCTTTGCCGGGGAGAGCGTTGACCGCGTTCTCGACGTTGTTCTGGTCGGTTCCGTTGTACTGGAACTGGCCGCCACCCAGACTGGTCCCATGTCCGTTGGGGCCACCGCCGGTGGCGTTCCAGTTGGCAGGTAGTCGCATCGGCTTCTCTTCTACGCGGGGGGGACGGTGGTGATCGGGGGCGGCGCCTGCAAACCTTCGGACAGCGGCGTAACTGCAGTTATCGGTACCGGCTGCGGCGGCATCGGGGGTAGCGCCACGTTCGGTGATGCCCCAAAATGTTCGGTCCGCAACTCTTCGGGTGCAGGCATGGAAACTAGCGCGACTGCGGTGATAGTGTTGGTGACCTCCGAGGTCGCGGTGATGCCGGGGTACTGGGTGTTCACCGTAACGGTGGCCCTGTACTCGTGCCCTTCGATGAGACCGGAAATGGTCATGGTCACGTTCCCGCTGGCGTCCACGCTCGGAGTGGGGGTGCTCCCGGTAGTGGTGTTGGCGGTGACGTCGGTCAGGTTGACGACGTAGGTGAACGGCCCGTTGGGGCTGGTGGGCTGAAGGAAACTCAGCGCGGCGGTCAGGCCCGACTCCGCAGTCAAATTCGGCACAGGAGTCCAGACGAGTGGGGTGATAGCGGTGAACATGTCCACGAAATCAACCGCAGTGCCAGGCAATCCCGCCGACACGCCGTAAATGTATGCGCGGCTTACACTTTGGACCTGCCAGCCATCGATGTCGCTGTAGCCCACGTCGGTCGCCATGATCCAGTCACCCTGATAGGCGAACTGATCGGCATCGTTGGCACGGGACAGCTTGATACGCCAGCCGCCAGGGTATTGCGGGCCAGTAAGGCTCTCGGTCTGATACCCAGCAATAGCCATGAGTTCCGCGAGCAGTGCCGCGATCAGCCCTGCGGTCTGACCATTCGGTCCCAGTGCCACCTGGATGGCCTGACTAGCCTGGGGGACGATCCGCGTGACCGGCAAAACTGCTGACATGATTTCTCCTAAAGCGGTAAAACGGTAAGGGCGCGATTATAAAAAGTGCAAGAACCACCACTGACTTGGTACTTGGCCTTAAATATAGTCGCGCCTTGATTAAGATTCGGGATCAAGAACGTGTTTCCGGCCAATATCCAGGACCCAACCGTAGGTACATTATGGCCGATTGCATAGTTGTTTGGAGTATCTTGCGCTGCAAGAGTATTGGCACCTGATAAAGCCACGCCCATCATGCCCCATTGCCCAGCGGTCTGAGGATAAATTAAAGCCCCAAGCGTAACTACAACCATCCCGCTTGGGCCGACATTCACAGTCACAGTATCGGTGGTGGTAGCCAAATCAGCCCACGATGTAGAACTGGTGTTTTCGCCAGCAGGCACCTGTGCTGAAATGGGGCCTGCAACAGCAGCATCATAAAATGCCCACGAGGTCATCGAGCCGGGGAGCTGGCGGCTGATCGGCGTGATCCAGGCCGCACCAGGCGCACCGCCACCGGCATACTGCCAGCCATTGATGCCGTAATACCAATATATCCAGTGGTTGTGGGGGCCGTCGTAGTAGTCAGCACCGTCAGTTTGGGCAGTGCCGCTATAACAGCCTGTTCCCCCACCGCCCCAATTGTTTCCCGCCCCGCCATTGTAATCTGGTGCCGCGCCGTTGGTCGCACCCCAGCCCGAAGCCGCCGGGCCACCGGAAAATAAATCACCGTTGATATACGCACTGCCTGCGGCACCGCCCGTTGGTGAGCCGCCATTAGCCGCTCCCCCGCCGCCGCCATACGAATATATTTGTTGAGTTCCGCTGGGAGAAGGCCATTGAATATAGGCAACATCACCAGCAGCACCGGGATACGCTGCGTTGCTAGCGGTATCCGTTATCACACCAGTATTGCCGCCATAAAAATAGAATTCTTCATGCTGCACGACATAGTAAATGCTTTGACCAACGCCCCCACCACCTCCGGCATAGTAGGTAAACGCTTGGCCTACAGCGGGGCCAATGGACGATCCAATGGTGACCAATCCTGTAGAAATCTGCCCTCCCGCGCCGCCATTGCCCCAGGTTCCGACACCACCACCACCACCACCGCCAGCGGCAATAGCGACCACCTCGTACTGATCGCCGGTCACCATCCCAGCAGGCGGTGTGAAGGTTCCGCTGGTGGCACCTCCCCAGCCGGATGTTCCCAAAGACGTTCCGCCGGTGCCGAATCCACCGTATCGGTAATTCGCGCCGATCTGGCCGACGTTACTGCCGTCGGTCACCTGTTGATTCAGACCATTCGGGCCGGTCAACACCAGCGTCCGCCCGACAGCCTCAAAGTTGTAGGCGTAGTTGGCAACCAGCGCACCCGATCCAGGCAGGCCGAACGCACTACCTAGTGGAGTGTTCACCCCACCCACCACCACACCGATCCGGCAGTTGTTGGTGCTGGTGTTGGACTGGATGATCGCGTAGTGATATGAGGTCATCGTGGCGTTTGACCGCAGTATCAACATCTTTGGATAGTTGTCCGCGACATTCCAGATACCGCTCACGGTTTGGGTGTCCGTCGATGCCTGCTGCGCGGTGTTGAGCGCACAGTTATAGACGAGTCCCGCACCGGGAGCGAGTGGAGTCACCCATCCACTGGGTAGAGTGCCCGTGAACGTCTGCTGGAACGACAATCCCGCGTTGCCGCCGCCGTAGAAGTGCGGCAGCTGTGACTGGATGCTCGCTGTCAGCGCCGCCAGCTGTAGCTGCTGGTTGGCCGCTGCTGCTGCTGCCGCATTGACCTGCGGGGTGGCCGCGCTGGGCAGAGTGGTGCCCTGCCAGTTGTTCACCAGACCCGTCAGGTGGCCGGTGAAGGACGAAGCGAGCTGCGCCAGGGGTGCCCCGATAACCGGGATGCCGTTTAATGCGGTGACCAGCGCATCGACGCTGCCCTGCGACACCGCGTTGGCGATCGCGGTCTGAACGTTGGTGTTCTGGACGAAGCTGCCCAGCGCCTGTGCGCTCTCCTGCTGTGCGTACTCCAACACAGCGGCGAGGTCGGTGGTGGCACTGGTGGCCACCTCGTGCGCGGCCTGGATGCCCGACGACATCTCGGCGGTGATGTCAGGCAGAACCTCTGCGGGGATGACGCTGCCCAGGCTGCCACCGGGTTGCTGGTTGAGCGCCGAGACCAGCTGCTGGACAGAGTTGCCGGTGTTGGTGGTGCCGGTGTACTGCTGCACCACGGTGTCGAGCACCTGCTGGGCGAGATGTTCACCGTTGGAGATCTGGGTGCCGACCTGGCCCATGGTGTTGGTCTGATTGCCGAACCCCAGCGGGAAGTTCCACGGGAAACTCGATCCACCCGCACCCAAGGCGTTGTCGATGAAGCTGGTGATCTGGGATTGGACGGGACCGAGGAGGGGAATGCTGTTGACCCCCGGCAACACCGGGACTCCGGTGCCCAGGCCGGTGGGACTGCCCATCAGGCCCGTCAGGTCGGTGAACCAGGTGGCCATCCCCGACAGCCCGCCCCCGCCGGTGGTCGTCGACCCGGTGATGGACTGCATGAGGGAATCCACGGTGGCGTAAGGCATCCCGCCCCCGGTGGTGCCGACCTGGTACATCGCATGCACGGTGTCACCGACGCCGGGAGCGTTGGCTAACGTGACGGCTGCGCCCGACGTGGTGTAGTCGGTGCCGTAACGCTGCAGCAGCCCGTTGACGAAGACCTGCAGCGTGCCGCTGGTGGCCGTCTGGGTCAGGTTGAACAGGGTGTTGACACCGTTGATAACTCCGGTGGGAATCTCGGAGAAGAACCTGACCGAGATGTTGTTGATGAGAGCGATCAAAGAAGATACCGGGTTATTGGTGCCACCGACCGTGCCGTCGATGAGCTGCTGCAGCGGAGTGAAGGTGCCGCTGGATGTCATGTTGGTTAGGTATCCGGACAGCGGGTTGCTGCTGGCATCAATGACATTGCCGAATCCCGAGAGGATGGTGGCCGAAGGCAGTACACCCCCACCCGTGAGCCAGGTACCGACACCCGTCGCAAGCCCTGTCAGTCCGCCCGCACCCAACGTGGTGGCCGCCGGTAACGCACCACCGCTGGTGAGCCAGGTACCTACGCCTGTCGCTAGCCCCGTCAACCCTGCTGCGCCCAACGTAATACCGACAGGCAGTGCACCCAAGGCCAGCCCGGCAAGGGCCAACACCCCAGACGAGCTAAGGTTGGTCAGGTAACCCGGCAGACTGGTGACTTGGCCGATGGTTGCAGTAGTGGCTGCCGGGAGTGCACCGCCACTGGTGAGCCAGGTGGCGATCCCCGCTGCAAGGCCGGTCAACCCCGAGGCACCAAGAGTTGTCGCGGAAGGCAAGGCACCGCCGCCGGTGAGCCACGAACCGATACCTGTTGCGAGGCCGGTCAGCTGCCCCCCGGGTAGCGTGATCCCGGCCGGGAGGGAGCCTGATGCCAGACCCGCGAGTGCCAGCACACCCGAACTGCTCAGGTTACTCAGATAGCCGGTGAGGCCGGTGATTCGGGAGATCGCCAGCATGGGGATGTTGGCCACGTTGAACAGCTGACTGGCGTCAAACTGACCAAGGGTGTTGAAGTACTGGGTGTAGGTGCTCAGGTCGGTGATGTTGGCGATCGGGATGGCTCCCAGCCCGAGGATCAGATGGCCCAGATCGGACCCGCCGGTGCCCAGCGCGGCGTTGGCATCGGTCAGGAAGGTGGTCCAGGTCGAAAGGGGAAGCAGACCGGCCAGGCTTCCCGTCAACCCGGCGACGCTGCTTATCGGGATGTTGCCCAACGCGGTGATCAGACTGGGGAGGTCGACGCCCAGCGAGCCCAGCGCCGCGTTGGCATCGGCCAGAAAGCTGTTCCAGGTACTCAGGGAAAGAAACGACGCCAGAGCCGCTACCAGGCCCTGGACATTGCCTTGTGGGATGTTCTGCAACCCGAGAACGAAATGACCGATGTCGGATCCGGCCTGGCCCAACGCCGCATTGGAATCGGACAGGAAGGTGGTCCAGGTGGACAGGTCCAGCAGATTGTTCAGCGCATCTTGCAGGCCAGAGATGTTAGCAATCTCTAGCAGCGGAATGACCGCTACCTCCAATATCGTCCCGATGACCGGGGTCCCGAACAGAAGGGTCAGCAGACTGTTCCAGTCGGACGTCGAGACACCCCCGCTGCCCGGGGTTCCCCACTCCAATCCCCCGCTGCCGTTGGAGACAACCGGGTCACCGGCTGCGGGGGTGCCTGTGATGTCGCTGTACTGCAGCGCCGTCCCAGCCAGTCCCAGCAGGTTTTGGATGTCGGTAGTCAGCATGGACTCCGGAATGCCTCCTGCGGGCAGCTGGAAGGCACTACCGGCCAGATTGATGGTGGTGTTGAGCGTGTTCTGGAAGACCTGTGTCAGGTCGGAGAGGTTAACGTTGCCCGAGCCCAGCAGCGGAATCCACTGGCCGTTCTGGGTGTAGACCGGGGTGGTGGTGTTGGGCTGCTTGAGCGGTGTACCGATGCCGTAGGCCAGCGATCCGTTGTCGACAGTGGCAGCGTCGGGTAGCGCGCCTCCCCCGGTGTCTCCCCGGCGGGCCCGGCGGATGGTGTCGAGCAGCGAGCTGTCGGCGTTGGCCAGCCTCAGCGGGCCGTTGGCGTTGATCTGGCTGCCGTGCAGCTGGATGGGACCCGCGCCGGTGCCAATCTGCTGCTGGCCCTCGGTGGCCGGGAGGGTGATCTCGGGGGTATTGAAGGGGATCTTGGAGTCCAGGATCCAGGTGACGCCGGGCTTGGGTGTCGGCCAGGGCGCCTGGACGATGTACCACTGCTCGCCGCGTGACGGGGTGAGCTGGATGGCCCCGACGTGATAACTCAAGTCGATGACGACGGGTTTCTCGCCGCGCACCAGGCCGGTCGCGGTATTGCTGGCCGCATCGACGTTCAGGATCGCTGCAGCCTGCCTGGCGATCTGCCGAGGAGTCCCTCGGTTGTACCCGACTATGGTCATGTAGAAACCACCGTGGGAATGGGTGCACCGGGGGTCCCCGGGTTGACAACCGTCTGCGCCGGGGGCGGACTGTTGTCAGGGGTGTTGGGTGCGTTCCAGAGGTTTCTGATGAAGGGGTTGGACGGCGAGGACACGATCGCGGAAGTGTGGAACCCATGCTCGAAGTCGAACTGGTGGGTCACTTCATTGACGTAGAACTGCACCGAGTGACCCTGGCACAACACGCGCATACCCGGGAAAAGATCCGGCATGAAGGTCATCGAAATCGAACTTTGATACTGCGCCGACCACTTCTCCATGAACAGGCGCACGGCCAGCAGGAACTCCATTTCGGCGACGCTCGTCAGAGCGTATTCGACCTGGACGGGCCGCACCCCGAACCGCGCCATGAGCTGCTTGCCGGTCATGGTTTCTAGATCGCCGGGCGCCACTTTGCGCATCCGCTCGTACAGCTCGGTGTTCTCCACGGTGGCATAGCCCATGGTCAACAGCCACCCGAGGGTGGCGTCCATCTCGCCAACCATGCTGACTGCACCGTTGACGTAGACGTGGGTGGCCAGCGCGTCATCGGAGAAGTTGAGCGTCAAATCTTTCAGCTCGACGTCTTCCAAGATGAAGACCGCCGGTTTGCCGTCCATGCCAAAAAAGTCCGGATAGTAGGCGATGAAGTCACCATTGGGCGCGCTAGCGAAACTGCGCAAGCCGCCTCCGCATATCGCAGCCACCGCCTGCATGAGCGGCTGGGCGTTGATGAAGTCTTTCTCGCCGTTCATCATCCCGAACATCGCTGCGGTCTCGCTGATGAACTGGCTCGGATCGAACATATAGGTGAACAGGTTCATCGCGATCTGTTCGCTGCTGCCTCCCGACGCCGCCCCATTAACCGAACCCTCCGATGCCAGAACCGTGGAGGGGGAAGCCAACGGAGTATTACCGCCGCCACCGGCGGCCGGATTGAAAGGAGCGGCGGGATTGGGGCCGCCGTTCGAGCAGAAGCGGAAGACGCCATAGGCAGATGACGGCGAGAAGCTGGCCTTGACCCGATGGATGGGGACCCCCGGCGTAGAGGCCTCGATGATGGTGCCGTCCCCCAGCCACATCGTGGTGTGCGTCGACTGGGGCTGAATGGTGTCGCCCCGCGCGGCATTAACGCCCATGATCCGCTGGCCTTTACCGGCCTGGGAGGTGGTGTCGCGGCCGATCTCCAAGCCGATCGAGTGGAAGGCCGCCTGCATCAGGCCCGAGCAGTCATACCCGGCAGGCCCGGTACCGCCCCAGACATAGGGCTTGCCAATCTGGGCGTAGCAGAAGTTGATGGCGCCCTCGGAATCGTAGGGAAGATTGCTCGGGGCTTTAGGGCCACTGGGACCGGGGGTGCCGCCGCCGGGACCGCTGGTCAGGATGACGGTGGGACTAGAGGTGGGGCTGTTCAAGGCGGTGGTCAACGTGGGATTGTTGCCCAGCACCGGGGCTAGGGCGGTGGTCTGCTGGACGGGCAGGCTGCTGGTTACCGCACTCGTCGCGGCGGAACCGGGAGCGGCGGTGCTGTTGCGGTACTGCTGCACGTACTGGGTGGCCAGCGGGATGGCTGCATCGACTTTGGCCTCATAACCCGCCTGGTCACCCGCCCGTTGCACATCCCAGCCTGCCACCCCGGGATCCATGTTCTGCCACTGGTACTTCTGCAGCGCGTTGAAAAACATGGTGGCGGCCTGCCGTGGGTTCATCCGCTCGGCCGTGGTACCCCACGCACCCCCGTCCTGCTGCTGGAAGATTCCCACCGAGCTGCCGTCGTGGCCCACCGCGTCATGCGGCAGGTTCAGAGACTCTTGATTACCGGCGTTGGCATAGTTCACAATCTGGGTTCCACCGCCGGTTTCCACCATCGCCACTGCCGCCCCAATGATGGCGGCGTCTTGGTTGGTCATGGCGGTCTTGTAATTCTGAGCCACCTGCTGAGTCTGCTGCGCGTCGGTGCGGCTAGCCTGATCTCGCGATCCTTCACCGGCCGTGGCCGCCTGCGAGAGTCCGCTGGACAGCTTGATGTTGGTGGTGTTGGGTCCCATGCCGCAGGCATCACAGGCCTGCACGATCTGGGAAACGTAGAAGGCGGTGCCCCCTCCCGGGTTAATGGGCCCGGGCAATCCGGCGCCGGGGTTGTACCCGGCGTTTTGGGCGGGGGTGGGGTTGTTCGCGGAGGTACCCTCGATCAGCTGGCGGAAGTACTCACCGGCCTGCCGGTCTGTCGGCTGTTTATTCATCTGGGCTCGCAGCAGGTCCATAAAGCCGCTGGGGAACCGCTGGATGTGCACGGTGGACGGATCCCAGTGCCCCACCTTGGTCAGCAAGTCGAAGAGCATCTGGCTCAGGCCGGTGTCGCCGTATTTGCTATTCGGGTTGCTGGGATCAGGGCTCCCGCCGGGAGGAGAGTATTGCTGCTGGTTGAAAAAGTTCAGCGAATCCTGCAAGCCAGGGTTCCACCAGTAGCACAACAGCCGCTTGAGGGTGCAGGTGGCTTTGAAGGACACGATGGCCGGGTAAATTTGCAGGAAGGGGACAGAGTCCAGGTAGCCCGAGAACACTTGGATCCAGTCCCCGCCGCGCTTCATGTAGCAAGTCACGCGGTCCATGCGGTAAAACAGCGATCCCCCCATCACCGTGCCATTGGTGTAGCGCAGGCCCTTGTTGTGGCACTCCCAGATCAGGGTGGAGGCGGCGTTTTCTTTGCGGAGCACCGTACCGCGCACGATATCGGCGCTGATGTCGAACTGCTTCCCGTTGTGCGCGATGAGGATGCGGCAGTCGGGGGAGTAGACCAGTGTTCCGTTGACCGGCGGCCAACTGGTGTTGTTCAGCGGCTGAGCGGAAGGTCCCAGGTTGGGTTGAGGCCCGGGTCCTGCTGGGACGGGCGGCGGGGTGACGGCACCTGTCGGAATGAACTGACCGGGGATCCCGGCTCCGGCCCCGGTCCTGTCTCCTGGCGTGATAGACATCCAATCCCCTCCTATACGTTGATCGGCCCTTTAGGGGGCACGGGGGGCAAGGGCACCTGCCCGCCGCCGGGGAAGGGGGAGTTGGGGGATGGTGTCCCGGGACTGACATCGGGCGGCACGAACATCCCGTCGGGGCTGCCCGCCCCGTAGACGGTGTCGAACAGCGGGGCCTGACTCACGACGAAGGTGCGTTGGGAGACGAACGAGTCGATCAGCTCGATGGCGAAGCTGGCGCGCTCGGCGTAGTGGAACCGCTCACCGCCAGCCTTGAAACTGTGGATCAAGCCGGTCCAGTTCATGATGTTGCGCGCGGGCCAGAACAGCGTGACGCCGGGCTCGACGTAGTTGGTCAGCGCGTTGAGGTGGTGGGTCCGCACGAAGTTCTGGAAGGCCCGATACTCGGCTTGGCTGGCGAAGATGACGTCCAGCTGCAACTCGGGATGCTGGGCTTTGATCGGGAAGTAGACCATCATCTTCTTGGTCTGTCCGCTCATCATGGTGCCGAACATGGGCGCGGAAAACCGCAGGACGTTCATGGTGAACTCCCCGGCGTAGGTGGTCCGGATCAGCAGTCGGCTCACCGGAAAGCTCCCGGCGCGGGTTGGCGTATCCGCTCGTCGAAGTCGTCGGAGGTGATCATGTAGACCAGGCCAATCTCGTAACTGAAGCCGATGCCGTTGAGGTTGACGTCCGGTGGATACTGGGCGGCCACCGGATTGGGGCGCGAAATAGGACAGTTGGAGGCATAACCCATGGACATGAGATCTCCTTAGACAGTGACAACTTTGGGGCCGGGGGGAGCAGCAGGAGGAGCACCGGGAGCGGGAGGGGCACCAGGAGCTGGTGGAGCACCGGGAGCGGTGCCAGGATTGGGGTTCGTCGCGTTGGGGAGCAGAAGGGTGGAGAAGCCCCCGCCGCTTCCGCCGGTGCCGGTGCCGGGGCCCTGGTAGGGGCCGTACGCCGAGCCGCTGTTGTAGCGATCGCGCTTCCAGCCGATGCCGTCTCGCATCCTGTTCAGAGTGGTGTCGATGATGGCGCCGGAGACGATGCCGGAGACGTCTTCCTGGACCTTGAAGTGCAGCTCCAACGGCCGCACGGTGGCATCCACCTCGTCTTTGAACGGGATGGACAGCGCGTAGACCTTGAACTTCCAGTTGCGGGTCGTGTACTGGAAGGTGGCTGGCTGCGCCAGTGGGTTCTTCTGGTAATCCAGGTAGTCGCGCAGCCACAGCGCAAGGTTGGCGGCATAGGACCACCCGGCGTTCCCGGCCTCAACAACCACGATCAGGTCGTCGATCTTGCAGGACAAGATCTGCACCACCCTGCCGCCGAACGTCTGCTCGATGTTGGTGTTGAGCGTGTAGGAGAAATTGACCAGGTTGGGGTTGGTGCGGAAGCGCCAGGTGTGCCCGGCGTACGACAGCGAGGCGATGCCCCGCAAAGGGGACTGGAAGTCCGAGCTGGAATAGTTTTGCGGTGCCGTAACCGGGATCTGCTTGAAAGGCAGTTCCGGCATCGCCTGGACGGCCGACTGGGGGCCGAACGGATTGGTCAGCGGGTTGGTGACCGGCCCGGGTGCTGGACCGACCGGAGGCAGATTTCCAATGGGCATCAGCCGTACCTCATCCCGCGCGAAGTGATGCCGTCACCGGGCGGCGCGTTGTTCTTGGTGGCGTTGCCGTAGCCCGCGTTGGCCGCCTGTTCGTTGGAGGTGATCGGGACGTAGTTGGGCACGTTGAGGACTTGGCGCATGTTGGCCGGATGCACGGTGACCTTCAGTTCGCCGGATAAGCCGCTGGGCTTGGTGCCGCCTCGGCCGTCCCCCGAACCGGGACCACCCGAACGATCAGTGGCTCCCGGGATGTCGGAGAGCTTGCTGCCCGCGCCGGTGTCGCCTTTCTGACGCACCCGTATCTTGCCGCTCTTGAGGTCTCTGAGCATGTCGGCGTTGGTGGGATCGAAGGTCTTCCAGTCGCTCCCTGCTCCCACCTCGAAGCCATGGCCACCGAAGGCGGTCACCAAGTTTTGTTCGATGTCGAGCGACTCGCTCTGGCCGGTCATACCGTGCTTCTCGGCATAGCGCTGAGCGACATCATCGGGGATGGAGAGGTTCGCTCCCCCAAGTCCACCTATCCCCCCGAGCCCGAAGGGACCACCCATCCGATCAGTCAGCGCCTTTCGGCCCTGCGCAATCTGACCTTGCCTGCGCGCCTTGGCATCCTGATCCCGTGCCGTCTGATCCTCCACCAAAGGATCGTCTTTGGCCCCACTCCCCACTTTGCCCGCAGAGTCCATCATTTTCTTTGCCTCAGCACGGTTTAGATTGACGCCCAGCAAACTCCTCATGTTCAACTGGAACATCATCACGTTGCCGTGGGACATCTTCGCGATCCATGCGATCGTGTTCCACTCCGCGCTGGAAAACTGACCGTTGCTTATCAAGGCTTCGGTAATCGAACCGGGATCACCGGCGGTGGCGCCAGGGACCTTTATCGGGGTGCCGCCGGGTCCGCCGTGCGCCTGCAGCAGCAAACCCGCTGTGGGTTTGCCCATGATCGCGTTCTTCAGGTTGGCGCCCATGTCCGCCATCCCGGGCTGGCCGGAAAATTCCTGACCGGCTTCGACGCCAAGCTGGTAAGCCCCCTGTGGTGAAGCCCCGGCCTGTATCGCGCCCCCTGAAACCGACTCGAAAGCCCGCTCGCGCTCTGGCAGCGTGTTGTAGCCGGTCTGTGACAGCGCCTTCATGGTTGCCATCGACTGCGACAGGTTCTGGGTCAACCCGATGACCGACTCGTTGCTGTTGTGCACCCCTTCTTGCAGGATTTTCTGGGACTCTGCCACCGACATGTTCATGTCCTTGAGGTTGGACGCCATGAACGCAGTGACGGTGTCGAACTCCTTGCCGGTGTAGCCCTGTGTCAGCGCGCTCTGGATGATTTCGCGGGACTGCTGAGTGGTGAGGAACGGGTTCAGCGCCATCATGCGGGCCTGCATCTCGTAGCCGAAGCCCTCACCGAAGCCGCCGCCTCGGATCTGCCCCAGCGCCCGGTAACGCTGGATCTCCCCGCCGATCTTCTTGTAGGCCCCGTAGGCGGCCACACCTGCGGTAATCCCGGCGCCCGCTATCCCCAGGCCCTTGCCGAGTTTGCCCAGTTGGCCGCCGCCCTTCTTGGGGCTCTCCTCCCCCTCGCCTTCCTCTGGCTCTTCGACGCCTTCCTCGGTTTCCCCTTCCGTCGGGACGGACGGCTCCTCCCCTCCCGTCCCGGCCGTGCGGATCCTGGGCCCCCCGGTGGGCGCCGACGGGTCAGGTCTGCTTCGTTGGAGCTTGGCTCCCCAGTTCTGCAGGGCCCGGCCGACCATGCCTCCCAAGCCGCGTCCACCGACACCCGCCGCGCCCGCCACAGTGCCCGCCGTACCCGCCCAGTCCGCCACCCTGTCACGCCACGATTCCCACGGGGCTGCCGGAGCCTGAGGGGAAGCGCGTCCCCTACCGCCGCCGCCGCCACCCCTGGCGGGTGCTGTGCGCTTGGCCTCCTCCTGCTGCTGCCCCTGGTCGCGGACGGCGATGCGTTCGGCCAGCCTGTCCAGGGACTCCTGGGAAATCGACACCTGAGGCAATTCACCCTGCTTGCCGCCACCCCAGGCCGCCCGAGCGTTGAGATAGGCACGCGGATCCTGTTGCGCCAGTTGATCGAGCATGGTCTGCGCGCCACCAGTGGGTATCTGGGGGACGACGGCCGGGGTTCGGTGCGCCGGAACACCCATACCCTCGGTCACCCCGGCCCACGGCTGGGCGTGAGTCCCGGTGGGTACCGCCGTGCTCACCTGCGGCTGGGCACCTTTCGCGGTGAGGGCCCCCATCCGCTCCATGGTGGCGGCCAGGCTACGACTGCTCTCGGAGGTACGTTCCTGGGCCTCGTTGAGCAGCTGGATGTAGCGGGTGAAGCTGTCCACACTGCGCGCGGCCGCGTCACTGTTGGTGCGCAGGCGTTCCAGCTCGGTGTTGATCTCGCGCATCTGCGCGCTGGCCTCGGCGGGGATCTCGAAGTTGACCCGTGCCGAGATGAAGTCGTCGCCACCTGTGGTCATAAGCGACGCCCGGTGGAGACGTAGTCAGGCGGCAGCTGCCCGGCGGCGATCCAGCGTTTGACCGCGTTGTTCTCCTGCTGTTCCAGGAACTGGTCGATCGCGTCGTAGTCGCTGTCCTGCAAGGGCAGACCCTGCTCTTTGAAGCCGTCTTCCTCCTGCTCTTCGTCCTCGTCCTCGATGCCCAGCTCTTTGAGGATCTCCTCGCGGTACAGCTCGATCCAGCGCGGGGGGTTCAGATTGAAGGTTTGCTCGATCAGCTCGGCGTGCTTGTCTTCCTTCTCGGTTCGCCGCTTCAGGTACACCCAGTACAGCAACGCCCAGAACTGAGCCTTACTCAGCTCTTTCTGATGGAGCAAACCTCGTTCGTGGGCTAGGCGCACTTCCAGCTCCGACTTTGCGTCTAGCCTTTTTGTTTTCCCAGTTTGTCCAGCAGCTCGGCGAATTTGATGTCGAGGTTCATGATCGCCCGGTAGATCTCGGTGACCACTGCCGGATAGAGCTTCTCGATCTCGGCCGCTCGCTTCACGAAGATGGACTGTGCTGACTCCTCGTCGGACAACGGCTGGTAGAGGGGCTTGTGATCCAGCTGGCGGACCCCGGCCGCGCACACCGCGATCTGGTAGGACCGCGAGTCCGCCGGTGGGGCGTCCTGATACTCCTTGCAGTACAGCCCGATGCGCTGGTCGTCGCCCACTGACAGGCTCTCGATTTCCACCGGGTGCCCGAAGACATCGACGATGTCGGTCATGCGCCCCAGCGTGAGCAGCGAGGAGAACAGCTGGCGCTCGGCCGGGGTCAGCTCGGTGACCTTCTCCTCCTCCTCAGGCTCCTCGGGTAGTTCCCCCTCCTTGGGCTCGAATCCCGGGGGACCCTCGTCGTCGCCGTGAAATTTGGCGAAGGGTTCGCTGGCCGGTTGGAAGGCGGCGATGTTTTTCGCCGCCTCCTCGGCCTCCTGCTGGGCGCGCATCAAGCCCGGGTGCACCATGGCCGGGACCCCCACGTTGGGGCCTGCCCCGGGATTCTGGGCGGACATAGCACCCATCGGGACGACGGGCTGTGCCAGTGAGGGCTCGACGAACTCGTTGATTGGTTGCACCTGCGCTGGATTAGGGGTTAGTCGACGTCCTGCCATCAGATTCTCTCCGCTACTTCCCGAGCCTCGTTGGCACTGTTGTAGGGACCGGAATGCGGCTTCCAACCACTTTCCTGATCCGGCCGGTGCCAGATCCGGTAGAACTTCTTCGGGGTTTGGCCGACGTACCTGGTGTTGTCCTCGTTGCGATAGCCGCCGTACTCGTTCTTGGTCCAACCGCGCTCATCCGGCGGTCCGACAACCCGGGGATAGCTGCGCGGCCTGGTGGTGCGCTGCCATTCGGGCAGCTCTGACTCATCCTCGGCGGCGGTGGTTTCACGTGAAACACGAGCCATGGTGCCCGCCCAAATGCGTGAGCCCATGCGTTCAACCAGAGCGCCGGTCATGGGCACCGCCGTCGGAACCTGGGTCCCGAAAGGCTGGCCGGTGAACGGGTTCACATCCCCCGGCTGCATGACGCGCGGAGCACCGCTCGCCGTCGAGCCGGTCCCCAGCGAGGGATCGATCGTCGACTGTTGCGGCAGATGAGGCGAGCTGCTGGGGGGAGTTGGAATCTTCGGCTGGTGCAACCCCGGCGCCTTGGGCGTGGTGAGCGGCTTGGACTGGGCCGGTGCGTCAAAACCCCTGAGCCCGAACTGATCCGCCTGTCGAACAATGGACTGCGGCATGTGATCCCTTCCTAAAGAGGGCCTCTTCACCCTCTATAGGACGAGAGCTACACGCCTACAGGTTTGCGATATCCGTTGTTGACGTGCGCAACTTTCCAGGCCGCTTCGTGTTGCTCGTCGGTGACCAAATGAGCGCGAGCCTGCAGCCAATCGAACAAATCGTCCTCCCACAGCACATAGCAAGTCCATCCATGTCTGGCGTAATCCTGCTTCGTCTGGGCCTCGTGCTCAGATGGGTGCCAGTAACTGCCGAAGTACTCGTAGACCTGCTTGGCGGGCTCATTGACGAAATCAGGCACCCGGCGCCCGACGCGGATCCCGGTCGCGTGCCGATAGCCTAGCGCCTCCATGTACGGCACCAGCGCCAGTTCGTGGTTGGAACAGCGCTTCTTGGTCCCGAAGTGCACATTGCGGCGTCGGCCCTCAGTCTTGGCCCGTGCCCACTCAGCCTTCTTGGCCTCGGACATCTTGCGGCATACCTCAGCTCGCTTTTCCTCAGACCACGCTGCCCGTGTAGCTGCCGTCTTCTCGTTCTTATCGGCCCACACACCAAGCTCCCAATTCTTTCGAGTGGCCTGGCGCATTATCTCGCGCTGTTCGGGGGTGCTTTTGGCCGTGTGTCTCTTACAGGTACAGCCGGGCTCGCATTTGCGAGCCCTCTTAGCGACATGCTCGGGTTTCTGCTTGCGTCCCTTGAGGGGATGATTCATCACACGATCGTACTATACGATCTCTAGCTAACTTCCTAAATCAGGGTTTACGCAGGTCAGATGGCTAAACATTACTACTGTAGCAATACTGCCAGGTGATGGTCTTGGGCAGCGTCATGGTAGCGATGGTGATGTTCTCGCCCGCGTCCAAGTCGGTGATCGCGGTGGAGTGATAGACCAGCGAGCGCATGATGCCCTGCGGGGCCTTGATCACCTTCTGCAGCGTGACCGATCCGAGCGTGACTTGTCGCTTGAGAACGTCCAGCAAAGTCCAGGTGCCCTGTAGACCTGGGAGCATCTGCCAAACAGGTTCGTTCCAAAGCTCATAGAATGTACCACGCATTGTACCAACCCCAACCGCTTGTGCCGTAACGATTTCCAGTGGGACGGACTCGTCAATGGGCTGTACCGCTTGGGCCGCTGCAACGGGGGTGGGCTGCGTGTCGTTGATGACTTGAAGCCACGCCATCCGCAAACCTTGATACATCATGGTGGTAAAGCCGGAACCACCAACGCGTGTCTGTGACGGAGCCACGTCTCCTCCTTGTTACTGGGTGCTTTGCAGCGTGTTGGACGGCCCGCCGAAGTCGGTGATCGACGAGCTGGCCGGAGCGGTGATGGTCGTCGAGGTGGCCGTAGTCGACGTCGCGTTGGAGATGTTGCTGGTAGTGCCCTGCTGGGTGATGTTCCCCGACGTCAAACTGATATTGAAGGTCACGACTATATAGTTGAGTGGGAATGCCGGAAGCCAGCTGTAGCTAACTTCGATTACATCAGGGTTGGTCAGCAATTGCCGGGCTTCAAGACCGAAGTAGTCGACCAATAGTCCGTCGCGAACAAGGCTCTGAAGTGCAGCCTCAGCGGAGGCCTTGACATTTACCAGCGTGTAGTCATAAATGGGCTGGCCAATAAGATTGGCATTTTCCAGGTAGTCCCGCAAACGATAAACCATGGCATCCTGCTGGCCGATAATCGACCATTCCCGGTGCAACATATCCCTGTTATCGGTGGTCACGCCGTGGCGCACCCAGATCTGTAACCGCCGGGTCTTCTCGATGACGCACAGCCCGTTCTCGGTTTCCAGGTCCTTCTGGGCCTCGGGCTCGACTTCGGGAATGTCGTTCCAGCCGGTCGGCAGCTTGTGCGTCAGCGGCATGGCCCAACTCATGTTCATCGCCATCCCCGCCAAGCTGGCGGCCATGAACTGGGCGCCGATCGTGATGTCGTTGTTCAGCTCGGTAGAGAAGTACGTGAAGCGATCAGGGGACAGCAGCATGATGCGTTGGTCGGACAGCTCCATGGCGTTGTTCATCCGCTGAGTGGAGGGAACCCTGGTGCCGGTGCCGTCCATGCCGCAGACAGCGCGCCGCTCGAAGCGGTTGGCACTTTGTGAATCGACGTGCTCCTGCACCAGCTGCTGCAGTGGTTGTTGGCCGGTGCAGGGCACGACAATAGCGACCAGCGGCTGGTCAGCGAGAGTGGCCAGCGCATCGTTATAATCCCCGATGGTGGGATTACCTGGCGTGGTCGGTTTCACTGCCGCGCACACCAGCTGGTAGGCGCCGTTGAGGAAGGCGAACTGCGCGGCCAGTGTCAGCTCAGACTGGATGGTGCCGTAGGCGGCAGATCCCGGGGTGACGTTGTAGGGCAGACCGTACGCCGTGACGACGTCTCGGTAGGTATAGAACACCTTGGGCAGGAAATACGTGTCGTCGGTGAACTGGTAAGCCACTTGAATGGTTTCGCCTTGGGTAATGTGCCCACCGTCGATCACCCGGCTGATGGTGTAGAGCACGGTGGGAGTGCCGAGCGCACCACCCACCTGGACCACGGTGTAGTCGGCGCCCAGCGTGTAGACCTGCCCGCTGTTGGGGTTGGTCACCACGATGGTGGCCGGGTTGATGCCCGCGTTGCCCAAAGTTCGGTTGATGGCCGGAGTGGTGTCGTTGGTGTCGGGATTAATCAGCAGCGACTCGATGAACTGGCGGAAGCCGACCGACACCCCGAACAGACCGACCGCCGTCGGCAGCGTGGAGTTGACTGCCAGCTGAGGACCCGGCGTGGGGTTCACATAAACGCCAGGTGGCAGGTACCTACTGAAATCGATTGCCGATGACGGGGCCGTCGTCGGCGCCACCGGAGTGGTCATAGAGCCTCCCTGCTAGCGCGGTCCCTCTCTCCCTTTCTTGCGCGCAGGGGGGCGGTTTACAGCGTGCGCGAGGTCCGGACGACGACGTTGGCACCCTGGCCAACGGGCGGCAACGTGGGCGTTACACCCGGGGGCACCGAGTCCACGGCGGTGGGGAAGATATCGATCCGTTCCAGGGTGTAGGCGCCATCGTGGTCGAAGCGCACCTGGGATTGCCCGAGCAGTTCGAACGAGAAACTGTCGGTGTAGGCCATCCTGTCGGGCTGCCAGGGCACGCCCAGCTCCGCGCCCTGCCCGCCGGAGGCCATGGAGGCAAAGTTGGGGGTGACGCTGACGTAGGGGTTCTCGTTGAGCGCCGCGATCAACGTGCGGAACTGCTTGGTGTCCTGCTGGGGCTGAGTGACCCACACCTCGGGCGTGCGCGAGAACGAGATCATGGTCATGATGGCGTCCGACAGCCGGTCGCGATCCAGGTTGGTGACCGCCACGATGGACAGGATGACCTTGCCCATGTAGGTGAAGGCCTGAATCGGCGTCCACACCAGCTTGCCGTCGATTGTGGTCTGGGTCATGATCTCGTGGCCGATCCCGGCCGGGACCCACTGGTCGATGGAGAACTGCACCCAGATCCCCGGGTACTGCTCTTCGAGCAGCGGGTATTCCAGGTCGACGTAGACCTCCTTGCCGTCGGCAGCGCGCAGGTCGGTGCGCTTGATCGCGTCGCGCAGCGCGGACACCACGGCGCGCTTGGTGGCCTCGATGGGCCCGCCCGATGAGCCCGGCAGTATGCCGTTGACCTGCAGGTTGAGGTCGACGGGATTCTCATCCATGAACGCGTCGGGGCCGTAGGGCCCCTCGTCCGGATTAGTCATCGCCTGAAAATTCCTTTGAGCAGAGCCATGATGTCCCTCTTCAGATTGGGCCGGTCCTCCTGCAAAGCCTCGTCGATCGCCTGCAGCATGAAGTGCTTGGGCCTGATACCCGGGTGCCGCCAGCGCTGGTCGCGGTAGACCTGGCCGACGTGTGGGATGTTGACGTAGCCGGGCTCACCGACGTGGCTACCCCGGCGGATGTGCGGACCGTCGCCCTGCTTACAACTCATCGGGATGGTGCGCCCCTGCACCCACCACATCAGGTAGGGCCGGGTGCCTTTCTCCTGGTACATGACGTATTTGAGCGAGCTGTTGATCGCCACGATGCCGCCGGTGTTCTTCATCGGACTGATCGACTGGATAGTGCGCTCCGACCAGCCCATCGAACGCGCGCTCTGGCGTGCCTTCTTGGCCGCCAGCTCGGACGTGCGCTGGCAGCCGCTGCGGGGATGTGGGATCTTCATCGTGGCGGCTTCACTGCGCCCGGTTTGCCCAGCGCGGTCTGCGCAGTCACCCCATGCGTTTCAGCCGTTACGGCGGTGGTAGGCGGGTTGGCTAGGACGCTTAGGACGCTTGTCCCTACATCACCCGGCACGCCGACGACGCCATGGGCGGTGCGGTAGTTGCCGGTGAACAAGACACCCGGCTGAGCTGACTTCACTGCTGTGGCCATGATCTTCTCCTATCCCAGATATGCATATAGCGGCGGTATCGGCGCGGGGAAGCTCTGGCCGATGATGGGGAAGTCCCCGATCTTGATATTGCGCTGCAGCTTGGTGACCGGCGCGCGCTGGCCGATGACATCCCAGCGGGCCTGACCGAACCGGGCGCCGGTGCGCATCGAGTCGGGGGTCACCTCCCCTATGCCGTAGATCCCTTCCAGCTCCTCGGGCACCGGCGCAGCCAACGCCCCGCCCCAGATGCGCACCCGAGCCACGTAGTCGTGCTCGAACAACGTGGGGAAGGCCTCGGTCTGGATCTCGCGGGCGTCGGCCGTCCAGACACCGCGCGCGCTGACAGCCTCGGGTTGGCGGGTGTCGCTGAACAACGCCCACACCCGGCGGGCCTCACGTACGCCGCCGAAGTAGCCGGTGCCATAGCAGATCGGACAGTCGTTGGACCCTTGGGTGTAAATGTCGTCGGCGCAGTTAGGGCAGCGCATTTTGTTGGGGTCGTCTTTGGTGGGATGGTAGATCTGCAGCAGGATGCACTGCTCGCCGTGGTACTGCAGCGAGTCCCGCACCCAGTTGCGGGCTCGGATGACCGAGTACTGCTCGATTGCCTTGATACTCATGACGCGTGCCGCCGTTCGAGCTTGCGCTCGTCGATCCCCCAGTCGGGATCAGACCAGTCGTCGACCTCGCGTTCGGGACCCTGCCCCCACGGCAACTCGGAGTACGCGTCGGGGTCGTAGGCCTGGATCGGACCGACGTGCGGGACGGCGCCCCTCTTCTGGTTCGCCTTCAAGTCCTCGTGGTAGAGGTCGTGGTACTCGCGCGGGATTGTGCCGTTGTCGCTGATCTTCTTCTTGACTGTGGCTCCGTTGGCCACCCAGCCCGCCTGCGCGGTCTCATTCCAGGGGTAGGGCCCGTCATGGGGCTCAACCAGATAGATGTTGGGCTTCCTGTCGTTTTGGGCCCAGCCCTCTGCGAAGCTGGGGTGGTTCTCCAACCAGACCCAGTCGCGCCGCCCTTCATAGGGCTTGCCGAACGAGGCCGGGGTGTCGTAGAAGCCGTGCTGTCGGCTGTCCGGTGAGTCGTAGGAGCTGGCGCCGCCGCGCGGCAGGATGTGGGCACCCTCGGGGATGTCGTGGTGACTGGCATGAAACCAGACGTTGGGAGCGTAGGGCTTACGCGGCTCTTCACCGGCTGGCAGCTTGTCGAAGAACGGCGGCTCGGGGTAGTCGTGGGCTTCCTCCGGCAATGGCATGGCTAATCGCCTGGAAGGCTGCGACAGCACCTCATGCCAGGGACCGTCGTGGTCCTCGTCAACCTCCTGATCGGGATCAGCTGGGCCGTTCCAATAGTCATTATCGTAGGGACGGATGCGCACACCGCTGACGTTCAGATCGGTGCCGGGCAACAACGTGTGCTCTTTCTCCCAAGGGAATGAGCGGATTCGCTCGCCGGTGTCGCGGTCGAACTCGCCGGTGGCGGCGCGGTTAGGATCCTCGCCCCGGCCGTCCCAGTCTGCCGAGATGACCGCCTGTAGGTTGCCGCCCTGGCCAGTATCCTCGCGAGGCCATCGAGCGAACCGTTCAGCCTGGGTGGGATCGGCGGTCCAATGCCAACCCATGCCTTTCTCCGGACCATAGGCGTGCCCGTTCATCTCGCTCACGGTATGCGGGCCAGCCAGTGCGTCGAGTAGGTGACCACCCAGCTCGGGGTGATCCCAATCGCCACCAGACAAGATCTGATGGACCTTTTCCATGCCGGGGTGGGTGGTGTCCAAATTGACGCCACGGTAGAGCTTAGTGGTCATGCCGGGAATGGTCAGTTGCTCAGCCACCCGCCCCTTGTCGTACCCGGCCGCCAGAATCCGGTCGGCCGCCGCCTGGCTGTGCGCCTTATGCTCATCGGTCAGCGGCGACTGGCCCACCAGCTGATCGCCCCACTCGTAGTCGTAGTCATCGGGTTCCATGTCCAGGTGCCGGGCCACCAGCCCGGCGGTGTGCTCGGCCTGGCCTTCCAGGATCTCCTCGGCCTCGCGCAGGTGATCGGGTGTCTCGGCATGGCCTAAAGCAACGTGGCCCATCTCGTGCAGCGCCTGCCCGGCCGGGTGATGCGCGAATGGGGAGATGGCGATGCGGTGGCGCTTGTCGCGATAGTTGGCGTAGGCGTCAAGCCGAAAACCTTTGGGCGCCTTGGCTTCCTTGGGGTCAAACGGGATCTCGTCGATGCCCAGGCTGTTCAGCGCGCGTTGCAGATCCCAACCACTGTGGTGGGTGTACTGAGTCTTAGGGGTCCAGCCCCGGTTGGGACGCCCCTGCCAGCTCTTGGTGGTGTCCAGGTTGCCGCCCCGGTGCAACTGGATGGATCCGAAGCGGTATGCCATGCTCGCTCGATGCTTTGCAAGTTCTTCGCGATAGGCACGCTCCGACTCCGGCGTCATCCCGGGGAGCGATTCGCCTGCAGCTTCAGCGGCCCGAATTTTGCTTGAACTCATGCCCTCTTCGGGATCGCGCGGCAGGGTGAGGTAGTTGTAGCCCTCGTGATTGGAACCAACCTCACCGGAATATAGCGACGGATGCTGCTCGGGAGCACCGGGCACGGTGGCGTCTTCGCCGGTGACGTTGATGATGGTGTGATTCGGATATTGCCGCTGCGCCCAGTTCGCGAGATCGGTGCGCCGTGGCTTCCCTGTGGCAAGCTCGACTTCCTCGGACGGCCCGGTGTGAACCTCCACAGGTGCGCCGTTCATCTCCTCTGGGAATGCAACCCTGCTCATGTTGGCACGAGCCTGCAGGCCCAGTCGTTGCCGTGGATCCAGCTGTTTCTCCGCTAACAGTTTATCTGCGGTGGGTGCAACGATGGAGCCGCCCACTTTGTATCCGGCCTGGGTGAGCACATTATGCGCGTCCTGCAATGTGCTCACGTGTCCCTCATGTGGTGGGTTGAATGCGCCGCCATACACAAGTGCGACGGGTTTGTCTTTCGGGGGAGCACTGTCGGTTACGTTTAACGAGATTCCCGGCATCTGGATGGGCATGGCCAGGGCGAACGTCTCGGCCTGCCGCAGAACGCGCATCAGGGGATCCTGGTGGCCGGGAAACTGATCGCCGCTGCCGCCGGGTAGAACTTGAACGCGCGGGTCATCGCGTTGTAGGGGCTGAACAGGAACAGACTGCGCGCGCCGGAAGACCCGAAGAAGCCACCGCCGAGCAGCAGTGCACCCCGGCCCAGCTGCAACAGCTCGCGTTTGGCCATTTTGACCATCGTCTGGTACTCACTCCACTCGGAGTTGAACAGGTTCTCCCAGCGCTGGGCGTAGTCGCGCCGGTCGGTGTAGGTGACATTCATCCCGGGGAAAGCGGGGATCTCGATGTAGGTCCGCCAAGCGTGACGCACCACTTCCAGGTAGGTGCCGAGCATCAGCAGCCCGTTGAACTGCCCGCCGGTGGCACCCGGCCCGCTGAAGGTGTAGGTGGTGACCGGGAAGCCGGTGTAGTTGAACCGGGTGGTGGCCACCGCCGCCAGCTCGGAGATGCGCTCGTAGTCGAAATGGGTCTGGAACTCATCGATCAGGTGCAGGCCGCCTTCGGTGGAGTCAAACAGGTCCCCGAACATCCAGCTCACCTGCTGAACCATTAGCTTGTCCTCGGGGGATAGCGCTTCGTATTGCGGCATCTGGTCGAGGATCTGCAGGAAATCGTTGTAGGTGAACGAGCTGCCGTTCACCTGGTAGGTCCACTGCGCGGTGAGCACGCCCCGGTTGCCGGTGTAGGCCGGTCCGATCGGGTAGTCATACATGCCGGTGTCGGCGCGGTTGATCTGGGTGGGGTCGGCGGTGATCACCAGCTCCCCGCGCGGGTCGGTAGCGGTGGCAGTGGGATCAGTGACGTCGTCGAACCACACCTGCAGCTGCAGTGTGCCGGGGTCAGGGTCCACCGCGTTCTGGCCGTCGTAGATGGTGATCGCGACGTAGCCATAGCCGTTGAGGGCAACGAATTTACGCACCAGCGACTGGTCAGTGATCTTCGGAGAGAAAATACCGATTCCACTCGGAAAAGCGACCACGGCCTCTCCCTTATATCCCGAGGAAGGTCAGGCCCATGCGGCTGGTCAGACTGTTGGCTTGATCGACGAACGTGTTGACCACCCCCAGGCCCTGACTGGCGACATAGGACACCGCTCCGGTGACCACGTCACCGGAGTTAAGCCGGATCGGCCCTTGAGCCGCGACGGTCTGGGAGAAGCCAGGAATATAGTTCTCCCCGCGCTGGAAGACGTTGGACTGGATGGAGGACAGCGAGTTGTTGACGAACAACGCCACCGAGGCGACGTTGGGCGCGATCGCCGGGTCGAACTGGACGGCCAGGTTGGTGGCGTACAGACCTGCATCCGCGACGATGATCTGCGCGGCGTCAACCGCGCTGTTGAAGAGGTTGCCGACGTCGTCGACTATGTCGTCCCACAGCAGCTCGATCCAACCAGGAGTATGCAAAGCCTGCGGTCTGGCCTGCTGCAGCTGGACGGTGGGCACCTGCAGGAAAGGGATCAGCTGCCACGCGTACCCACTGCCGGTGTCGGCCCAGATCCGCAGAAAGTTGGTGTCAGTCTCAAAGATCATCAGCCCGGGGAACGGGCTGGGCGGACGGTCAAGCGAGTCACAGATAAGGTAGGGCCGGTTGAGGATGTCAGGTCGAGACGCGGCGTAGTCGAGCTGCAGATTCCCCGGGGCGGCCTGGTTTGCACCCCTACCGAGCGTGTGATGAATCGAAGTGAGCGCAGTGTCGGTGTCGGGGACGGCATGCGTCGAAGACTGCGGCAGGATATGCGTGCCATCGGCGCCACCGGCGTGGTTGTGTGTCTTAAGGGCGGTCAGCCCTTCCAGACCCATGATCGCCGCACCCTGATCACCGATCGACTGTGTCAGATCGCGAGTGCCATCCCCGGCCGACGAGAGCGGAGTGTTCTCGGGATCGGAGGGAATGGTGAAGACGTCGTTGGTGGCGGGATAGCCCGTCGATCCCGATGCCACTGGGTCCCTCCTACTGGATAGGCGGCTGGACGCCCGTTCCGGCGTTCGGTGAGTTGACCATGCCAATCGAGTCGGCGAAGTCCTTCAACGGGTCAGCGTTGATGTAAGGCTGCCGCAGAATGTTGTTCAGCTGCTGCGAAGGGAAAGGGGCTGGTGCGGTGGTGATAATGGTGACGGCCATTTTTTCTTACCTCTTCCGGTTTAGACTGCTCACATCCCGGCGTGTCGGCTCATGGTGTCGGCCTTGATGCGCCGGGATCTCCTTTCGCTCTTGGGTTTACGGGAAACTGGTGTTGGCCACGCCCACGACACCGGCGGCGTCATAGAAGGTCTTCATGGGATCGATGTTGGCCGTCAGGCCCGCCGTGGCCGCGTTGAAGCCCTGACCACCAGCGGTAGTCACCAGCTTCTTGGTGCCGAGATTCTTCTCCGCGTTGCGCCCAGACGTCTGGCTGGCGGTGGCCGTGGAAGCCGGATTGGCCAGCGTGTCCAGGACACTGGTGGGTCCGGTGGCACTGCCCTGGCCCGGCCCGATCGCGCCGATATTGTAGTTGCCGGTCCGGTATTGCCCGGTGAAGATGACTCCCGGCTGGGGTGCGGTCATAGTGTTCTCCTATTGGTAGTACTGCTGCATGGCCTGTGGGGTGATCGGGGCGCCTTGCTGGTAGGGCCGCTGCTGAGGCACCCCGGGCTGGGTTTCGCCGACCACCATGGACCCGAACTGCCAGCCCTGCTCGCCGGTCTGCGGGTTGGTGACCAGCGAACCCACCCACAAGTGTTCCTCATGCTGATGAGCCTCGCACAGCGGCGGGCGGCCGCCCTTGTAGTCGGCGTAGGTCATCATCGACTGACCGCCCTCGATGCCCAATGTGGGCATGCCGCGCTCGTCGCGGCCCCAGCGACCACAGCGCAGGCAGGGCCGGGTAACGATGTCCTTCTCGTTGTTGGACGGCTGCAGCGGGGCTCTCAGCGCCGCCAGCGTTTCATCGGCGTAGCTGGCGTGCTGGGCCATCATCAGCTCGATCTCATCCTGCATCTCGTTGTCGGTGCTGATGGTGATCGTCCCGCGCATCCAGGCCCGCTGAATGCCTCGGATCTCCAAGGCCAGCTTGGGCAGCATGCACATCGCGTCGGGCCTTCCGGCCGGGCCCAAGTCGAAGTCGACGCGCTTCTCCCCCAGCGCCTGGTGACAGCTGAACTGGCGGTGCGGGTCGTTGTGCTTGACATACAGCTCGCCGTCATATTTGCGCAGTTCGCGAAGGCTCATCATGGTCCGCTTGGGTGGCGCCGGTGCGACAGCTGGTTCGACCGGGGCGGCGCTGCGCGATCGCATCTCGTCGATGAAGGCCTGCTGCTCGGCCAGCTTGGCTTCCAGTAGGGCGATGCGCTCGTCGGCGGCACTCTGCGCGCTATCGGTCGTGGTCATGATGATCCTCCTCAGGGTGGGAGGTCCCGCCAGAGTCCTCTGCTCGCTAAGCGGGTCCCTCTACCCTCTAAGGCCTGAGGAGCAGACAACTACAGCCCGCCCCCCGAATAGCAGGGGAACGGGCTGTAGGACGCGCCGCAAGTGGCCGGGTGCAGCGCGTTAAGTGGGGTCGACGAGAGGCAGACGGCTGGCCGTGTACTCGTCGATGTCGACCACGACAGGATTGGCCAGTTCCAGATCGGTCAAGGTATTGACGAACTCTTGCATGTCACAGGTGCATTCGGACTGCACGCGAATCTTCTGCATACGTCCCGTGTCGGGATCAATCAGGGTCACTACGTAGTTCTTCATTGGGCCCTTTTCCACTAGAGGTGCTCTAGCTTTCCTCTAAAGGTTAGCCCATATTAGGCACGGCAAACGTAAACGTGGAAAGAACCGGGCCAGAAACTCGCTCTGTGGCCCGGTTTTTTCCAGGTAAATCGTCGTTACGAACTTTGTATCGGAGTCACTGTCGCGTCGGGTGGAAGCGCCCCAGCCGTGGTGGCCACCGCACCGTCTGGCACAACTACCGGAACCGCGCCAGCTGGGACTTCCACCACCGGCGTAGTCGGCGGCAGAGTCCCCGCCGGTACGGGAGGTTGGCTGGGATCTACCGGAACCGGCGTGTTGTCCGCAGGTGTCGGGGGCGCGGGCGGTGGCTGGTCCGGAGGAGTAACAGCTGGCGCGTTGGAGGTGAACTGGTCAGCCGTGCTCGTCGCTGACGTGGAACCGTCAGGGTTGACCACTACCACGTCGTAAGTGCCGTCGGCCAGCGCCGGGGTGACGGCGATGAGGTTGGCGTCATCCTGCAGCGTGTAAGAGGCAGCCGGGGTCGAGTTTCCCGAGCTGTCCACAAAATTCACGCCGGTGATGTTGGCGAAGCCCGAGCCCGTTACCGTCACGGTGTCGCCACCGGCGTCGGTCCCGTTGTTAGGGGACACGCTGGCCACTGTCGCGCTCGGGGCAGCGGGCGCCGGAGGGGTGGGCGGCGTGTCAGGCGGCGGGGGAGTGTCCGGAGGGGCCGGAGGAGCCGGGGGGACCGGGGCCGGGGGCGGAGTGACCGGATTAAACGCGGCGATTTGGTTGGCCAGGTCGGTCACCACCTGTTGCAGCTGAGTCACAGCGTCCTGAGCAGCCTGCAACTGTGCGGTCACATCGGCCACCTGCGCATCGTCGACTTGCTTTGCGGCCTCGGCCGCCGCCTGAGCGGCCTGGGCGTTAGCCACTGCGGTCTGGGCGTCGGCCAACTGGGACTGCAAGCTGGCAATGGTCGACTGGTCGCTTTGCTGGCCAGCCGCCAGGTTTTGTACGTCGGTCTGCAGGGTGGTAAGCAATGTCTGCAGGTCGTCAACTAATGCCATGAGTCCTCCTAGCTTGGTGTCTATCGAATCAAGTCTTTCGGAGAGGCTGGTTCGCTCTTCAAACCAATCGATGATTGGCTGAAGAAGATCCTGTATCTCGCCCATGGCTCCTCCAAAAGTCCTCTCGCCCTTTTCCCCGCGAACCGACCTTTTCAACAGGGTATGCAGGCTGAACGTCTGTCAAACAAAGCCAGCGTAAACGCTACTACCGAGTCGCATGGCGCAACAGATGATCGGCTCGGGCCAACGCAGCCATCGCCAACAGCTTGGCCATCGGGCGCATCCAGTTGGGCCGGTTGCCGATGTCGGGCAGCTCCCGACGCGGGTCGTACTCCTCCCCGATCTCCGGCGTGTAATTGGGGTTAGGCCAAGCCAATTCACCTTTGGGCGCCTTCTTCGGACCCGGGTATGTCTTGCCGGGATTCTTGGCCTCCCACTTGGCCGCGTTGGCGTCGTACTTCTGCCGGTCCAGATCCTCCTTGAACTTCAACCAGACGGTGGCCTGCACCTGCTTGGGGGTGAGGTGTTCGTGCGGCGCCCGGTCGGCGTTCAGCCGCCGAGTGGCCTCCTGCACGGCATGCCGATAGAGGTTGTAGCCGACCGGAATCTGCTGCCGGGTCACCGGATCGATCTCCGAACCGCCCAGCTCGGGTGGCGCCAGATAGCGTGTCTCCAACGTGCCACCGTGCGGCTGGGCCATGGCGCGGACCATGTGGGTGTCGATCACCGCATCCTGGTCGTCGAGGTTGGTGTAGTAGCCCTGGTCGTTGATCGGGGTGGCGTTGACGATGTTGTTGTAGAAGCTGTTGATCTTGGGCCCGCTCAGATGCTGCTGCCACTGATCGCGCGGCGCGTTGAAGATGGCCTTGGAGCGTTCCACGTTGCCGCCGATGGTCGGCAGCCCGGCGGATCCAATCGGCGTCTGCGGATTGAACTCGCCTGGCAAGCCGGTGGACTTGACTTTCTTCTTGCGGGCCTGTGCCACCGCGCGCGTCATCCGCGCCAGCTGGGTGTCGACGCCGGTGTGCGCCAGCCCGTTGAGCCACTCCTCGCGGATGTTCGGGTCGGCCATCTCCGGCATCACCTGGCCGTGGGCATCGGCGTAGCGCTCCATCTCCTCGGCGGTCTTGGGTTCGTGGCCGTTCTCGGCCATCCACTGCTGGTGCACCTTGGGGTGGATGTAGCTCTGCTGCCAGTCGTATTTGTTCTCGGGCCGGTAGTTGAGCAGAAAGTGCATCCCGTTCTGCAGGTTGTTGCCCCACTCCTCATGCGGGGACAGCCCGGCCATGATGCCAGCCGCTCGGGGGAAGTCGTGGATGGTCTTGTTGGACAGGTCTTTGGTGGCCTCGTGTGCGCCCCGATACCACCATCGGCCCTCGGTCTGCTGATCCGGCGTGGCATTGCGGTAGTGGTCCATCGTGTTGCCGATGAGGTGTTCCAAGTCGATCTTCTCGCGCACCTTGGTGCCCCGCGCCAGCACCACCAGGGCCTGGGCTATCGCCGAAACGAACAGTCTGCGGTCGGACCGGAAATGCCCCCACTCGGGCTCACCGACGTCCTCGCCGGTGTCGGGGTGATAGAACCGGCCCTCGCCGGGGCTGTACTTGACCTGGCGCCAGATCCGCTCGGCCTGGTCCTCGGGGCCGGTGTCTTGGGGAACACCCGACGCCCACCCGGGACCCTTCAGCTTGGTGACCCACCGGGGATTCTGGACGAACATCTCCCCGACGTCATCACTGAGGCCCTCGTCCCCCATGGTCATCCAGGGCCCGGGGTTGCGGCCGGGGAAGATGTTCACCGGCTTGGTCTCGACGGCGGTGCCCGCTGCCAGCACCTGGACGGCGTGGGCCATTGCAATAATCACCGCATGCCGGTCAACGGGAGAGCTGTCCATGTCATCGAATCCCACAGCACTCACGCCAAGATGGTCAGATGCCGTTCGTGCGGCTGGGTACCCGCCGTCTACAGGAAGCAGTCCAGCGGGCACATGCGTCCCACCTGCAGCACCGTTGCGAGAAGCCGCAGAGCCAACAAGAAACGGGACTTCGGACTCACCGCCTCGGAGAGAGACGCGTTTCTCGAAGGGAAGGCGTGCGAGATCTGCGGCAACACTGAGGACCTGGTGCCTGACCATTGCCACGTCACCAAGGTCATTCGTGGCGTTCTGTGCCAGCAGCATAACCGGGCCCTCGGTCTACTCGGGGACACCGTCGAGGGTGTTCGACGTGCCCTCGCCTACCTTGAGAAAGAAGTCCCGGGGGATCGCCCCGGGACCTCTTAGCTCTATTGTTCCGCATTGGAATTCGCAGAACGAATTGCTGGACTTATTGCTTCCGGAGAATTATGATGCCCCGGGGGTTCAATATGGCAAGTCCAACCAATTCGTCCATGACCCAGCCTTTATGGAACTGTTGGACGAGGTTATTCTCCTCGACGTCCAGGCTGTACATGACCGGAAATACTCCAAGAAATTCCGGATCCGGAGTCAGGTACGTGGTGCCGATCGGAATGATGATCGACTTGCCGATTTGGAATTCGCCGAATTGAACGATTCGCTCGCCCGCGACAACGCTGTCCTTAAAGGCCCAGCCCGTCGTGTTGATATCCCACCTATAAAAATCGCGATATTCTTTTGGATTCACCAGAAGGCGCGTCGAGTCGAGCATGCGCTGGTCGGTGAAGGTCACCGCGTTGTACAGGTCGTCGGGTGCCAGGATGTCCCCGGCCACCGAGATCTCATTGGGAAGGCTGCCGGTCACCGGCGTGGCTGAGGAGTCGACGAGCCGGTACTGTGCGGCGGCCGTCTCGACCAGGGATACCAACCGACCATCCTCCTGGCGCATAATCGCCTGCTTGGAAAAGTCTTGTTGGTATTCGACCAGATTTGCCCGAAGGAAGTACAGGTCCTCCTTGCGAATAATGGGGAACGTCGCAATTCGGAATAATTGAACCTCAACGCGCTTGCCCTCGAACGGCGTTATCCGGATTTCACCTTCCGCGCCATGGAGAACATATGCCTGGCCGAGCTGGTCAAGAATGTCGTATTGAATTGGTACGCCGGGTGTTAACGTATCTTCTAACAATACGTTGCGCAAAATACCCTGGTACCGCAATTGCAGCTGAATGGGGCCGATCATCGATTGGCCGAGCCGCAGCATGCCATTGTTGGCATCCCGCAGCATATGAGCCATCCGGACCTGCTTTTCGCGCATGGACAACTTGCGGCCGCCCAGACGCTGCTGCAACTGGCCCATCTGGACCACGAACTCGTCCGATGAGCGAGCGGAACCGAAACGCTCTAGGCCGGAGCCGTGAGCAACAAGAGCTGGAAGTCCCATGGTCTCCCTCCTTAGCTTCCGGTCCCCAGCGCCACGCTCGTCGCGAAGAAGTTACGACGACCGCTGATGAGGATCTTGGACGTGGACACCACCGACACCAGGCTGGCGATGGAGTTGGAGTTGTTGGCGCCGGTCGGCGTCAGCACACCCGGGGGCTGCGTGATGCCGTTGGGCAGCACCACCGAGCTGGTGGTAGCGGTCAGCAGCTGGACACCACCGTGCTGTGGTGAGGCCCACGTTGCCTGCTGGTCGAACGCCGGGGCCAGAACCTCGAACAGGCCCTGCGGATCGAGCTGCCACACGGTGAACTCGTTGCCCCCGGTCGCCAGCACCTCGTCGATACCCAGACTGGGTGCGACGAACAGGCTGGACAGACCGAAAGGCTGACCGTTGCCGTCCCAGAGCGTGAAGACCTCGTCGTGGAGGAGCTTCATCACACTTCCTGGGTAGATGTCATACGTGCGCGGCCAGTTAGGGTCCAGGAAGCCCGCGTAGGCAGTCGCTTGCGTTTGTGCGTACTTGGGCATCAGGGTTCGCTGTTGCGCCGGGTTGTTGATTGTTACCCGCAACATAGGGTTCGCCTCCTCTCAGAGAACTCAGGACCGGGCCCTTAGCCCAGCCACATCATCGCGTCGAACTTGGGGTCCAGGGCACTCTCTCGCTCGGTTGACGCAACCCGATGGCCCGAGCCGAAGCCCGGGGGGACAGTGCCTCGTTGAGCCCCGCGTGTCGATCCGGCGGGCACCCTGGCTGCGGCGAAGGCTCGTACGTTGGCCTTATAGACCGCGTCGAGCAGGTTGGCCCGGTCCTCCACGGTGGAGTGGCGAATGGTCTGCAACCAACTCGCCAGCTTGAACCGTGCTTGGAAGGGGGCCAGTCCGCAGCGAACATAGGCCTCAGCGCACCGCAGCGCCGTGAGCCCGTCTGCGAACTTCTCCCGGGATGATTCGCGATTACTGCCACCGGCAGCTGCCGCACCCTCACCCGGGGCCCAGATCTGAGAGTCGACGCTCATGTCCGGATCCGCTACATCATCACCGGCGTTGTTGGCGAAGTCCCCCAAGTCGAATTGACTTGCCTGGGCATCGGCGTCGGTCTCATCCGAGACCGGCCTCTCTACGTCAACACGATCGTCCGGAGCTGCGACTTCCAGCTTCTCGTCGGCCTGTCGACGCATAGTGTTACTCCTTGCTTCAACCTTTTGTGCTTGACGCAAGGCGGTTTGCAGGGTGGGGAACAACGCGTCCAGCGGGACGCCCGCCCCCTTAGACCAGCGCGCGGCCGCCCGGGTGAGGGTTCCGGCGCCGTGCGCATTCCACGGCTGGCCGGTCACCTGGGTCAGCCAGTTGTTGAACTGGGCGAACCAGTGACGACTGGCGTCCTTGGGCTGCGTCTCGGTGGGAGACAGACCCACGTCCTGGAAGTCGTCGCCGCGCAGGCTCTGGTCGTCAGTACCCGACAGCTCGGGATTGGTAACGGTGGGCTGCTCGACACCTTCGGCGTAGCGACGACGAGCCTCCTTCTCTTCGCCGTCTTCGCCTTTGCGCTTGATGTTTTTCTTGAAGCTCTCCGGAATCTCCCCGCCCCGCCTCTGGCCTGCCGTTATCCGGTTGTAGGTGTCGATATCGGCCTGCAGGCTGCGGCTCTTCGCCTGGATGCGGGCCACCAGGTTGTTCTCGGAGTTGGGGGCCTTGGACTCATCGCCGGTCGGTGCGGCCACCGCCTCGGCCGGTGGAACGCCGTCGCCCTCGCCGTACACCGACGGAATGAAAGTCTCGGCTTGCTCACCCAGATCGTTCTCGCCGTAAGGCCCACCATCAGTGTGGCCGCTGTCGTCGGCCGTGCGGCGGTGCTGACGACGACCAGTCGTCGCCACCCTGCCGCGCTCAGACAGTCGAGGTGCTCCCACGGTCTGGGTTCCTTTCTGCGTGCCCTTTCTCTTCTTATTTCCTGACGAGGCCGACTTCACAGGTCGACGAGCCGGGCGCCGGGCGGATTCCTTGTCTTTGAGCCACGGCGGCTTGTTGTCGTCTTTGTCCTTGTCGTCGTCTTCGTCGTCATCGTCATCGGAATCGTCGTCTTCGTCATCCCCGGCAGTGCGGCGGGAAGACTGGCGACGGCGCCTGGCGGCGAACTGGGGTGGAGGGCCCTGCGTCTCGATGGGCGTGGGCGGCAGGGGACCCTCGTCCTCTTCGTCCTCGTCGCCCAGCTCGTCTTTCAGCCGGTCGACGTCCTCCTCGATGTCGTCCACGATGTCCTCGACGCCGCCACCCTCGAACTCATCGGCGCCGCCGAATTCGCCGGGCGGCCCGCCACCACCGAAGTCCTCTTCGCCGCCCTCGTCTTCGGGAGCGCCTTCATCTGCCTGCAGCCACGGGGGGCGACGGTCGTCCTCGTCATCCTCAGCGGCATACCTGGTCCGTGTCCGAGCCATGGTCTTCCTCCTTGTTTTCCTCGCCGCTCTGGGCTGAGCTTCTGGGGCCTGCTGGCCCTCCTGGGACGGCGCCCCCACTTCCCCGACGTCCTCCACCAGACGGGCGCTGTCCAGGCCCTGTTCCTCCTGGGTGCGGTCCAAGCGCTTCGTCTCGTCGAAATCGGGGGTCTGCAGTTCCTCGGGGGATTCGATGGAGTTCTGGAACGGCATATCCTCTTCGCGCGGGCGGTACGGGGTAACGAACTCGTAGTCGTCAGCGCTGTCGTCGTCGTCGTCCCTGAGCGTGTCGATGTCCTCGGGCGCCTCTTGTTCGCCCCAGGCTTGCTTGCGCCGGGCTGCACGCGTGCGCTCCTCGCGGTCTTTGTCCTCCTCAGAGCGCTTCTGCTCGCTCTCCGGACGCGGCCGGGGTGAATGGACCTTGGGACCGCGAACCGGCCGCAGGCGGGGAATGGCGGCCGTCTGCTGGCGCCCCCAACCATCGGCCTTGTAGGCGTACACCTTGCCAGAGGGATCCACGTGAACGTGGTCGGCCTCGTAGACCGGCTCGCCGGTGTCTTTGTGGATGAAAGTGGTGTCGTGCTCGGGGTTGTAGCCGACGATCGACATGGGCATGCCTTCTGGTGCCGGGCCCTTGTCCAAGGTCCCGTAGATACCCGCGTGCACGGTGCGATCGCCCTCGCCGGTTTCCTCGTTGAAGGTGTCCTTGTACAGCTGGCTGCCACCGGGCTGGACGTGCAGCCGGGCATTGCGCAGATGCAGGTCATCAATGTAGCCACGCACGTGCTTGCCGGTCTGCTTGTCGGGTTGGCGAACTGACCAGAGGTCGGCCTGAGGCTGCTTGGTGCGCCTCTGCCGATTGAACGCGTGCCGGTTGTAGTGGACGTAGACCTCTTTGCTGGGGTCGATCGGCCGGGCACCCTCACGCTTGACGAACTTGCCCGCCTCGCTGCGCTTTCCGGCCACGATCACCTGGCTGACCACCGCTGTCTCGTCCGCCGGGTCGAACACGTAGCTCAACTCGAAGAAGCCCAAGCGGTAGCAGTTCTCGTAGACCAGCTGGGGCTCGCCGGTGCGCGGATCCGGCAGGTGCTGGCCCTTGTGGAATTTGACGTGGTCGCACATGTCGAACACATCGGTCGCGCGATTGCCGCAGTAGCTGCAGATGGTGAACCCGGCCTCGACTCCCATGGAGACCGAGTCCAAACCACCCGTGCGGATCTCGTGTGCGAGCTTCGGGAACCGCAGCGCATCGATTTCCTGGATGACCTGCACGTACTTGTCTTTGCCGTTCTCGATGTAGCGGGCGGCCACCACCCGGCCGCGTGCCCGGTCCGGATCGAAGTTGGCGTGGTTGACGAAGCACGGCTTGCCCAGGAACGTCTTGTAGGACTTGGCCAGCTCCTCGGACGGCCAGGCGTCCCAGTTCTGGTTGATGCGCGCGCTGATCGCCCGCACGGCGGTGTAAAGCATGCCGTCGCGGAACTGAAAGTCGGGCACCACAGCAGCTTGTTTGGCCAGCCGGAAGGGCTGGATCAGCTGGGCAACCCTCTTGCGGTCCTCCCCGATGCTGGCCACCCGACCGACGACTTTGTGCTGGCGGTTGGCCAGGATGGAGGTCGCGTAGAACTGGCGCTGGGCACTCTTGAGCGCCCGCCGGAAGCGGTGTTCTACCTCGCGGTCACGCAGGTCGACGCTCATTGGACGTAATGAGTCCCTTGGAGGTTTAAACCGTCCAGGTTGCGCGCACCCTGCGGGTGATACTCGTTCATCAGGTCGGCCTGCTCCTGGGCCGAGTAGTTACGCCCGGCCTGCTTCAGGAATCCGGCTGCCGCACCGGCGATATCGGAGTCGGAGAAGGTGCCGCGTCGGCCGCCTCCGCTGACAGCTGGACCGGCGCCGTAGACGCCCATCATGGCCTGGCGCCGGGAACCACCCTGCGGTGCACCGCGACCACGGCCGTATTGCCCACCAGCTGTCGTGGCCTGGAACTGCCGCACCACGTCGGAGTTGTCGTGTAGGGAGGCCAGTGCCAGCAGCTCGGGTGCGGCTTCGGCCATCTCACCACCCTCGGCCGCCTCACCACCTTCGCCGCCGCCGCCGCCGCCTTTACCGCCGGGCATGCCGGGCATGCCGGGGATCTTGGGCAGCATCTGCTGAACCTCGTCCACACCGGGAATCTTGGGGATCGGGCTCTCGTCGTCGTCGGGGTCAGGCGGGGTGGTGCCCCAGCCGGGCGGCATCGTGGACGGGTCGAAAGCGACACGACGCTCGTAGCGGGCGTTGCGCTCGCGGATACCATCCCTGATCGAAGGCCGGTGACTGGCGTAGCTGGTGCCCGGCGACGTCGGGTTGACCATGTCACCGGGCGCACCACCGGACAACGGCGCGAAGCCGGTGTTACCACCGAATCCGGCGCCCGAGACTCCGGCGCTGGCGGGCAAGACGGGAGCGATAGGGGGAGCGAAACCACCACCCTGGCTGCCGCCACCGGACGGCTGATCAAGCATGTGTGTGGTATTCCCGGCACCGCCGGTGCCACCGCCACCCAAGGGATCCCTAGTGGGTGCCCCCGGGGTGAATGGCATGGTGGCTGCCCCGCCACCGCCGCCGCCGGTGAAATCGCCGGGATCGGAAGAAGTGTCACCACCACTGAAGTCGAAGTCGCCACCGGCATTACTGCTGAAGTCGCCCTCGTCGGCGTAGTGGAAGCTGGCCGTCGAAGGCAGGCCCGACTCGCTCATGTCGTCGCCCGCGTTCATCAGCGGTGCGCCACCGGCGACGTCCATCGGGCCCTGCGGACCGATGTTGGGACCCATCGGACTCGTCGAACTGGTCTCGCTAGAAAACAAGTCGGCCAGGAACGGCGGCAGTACCCCGGCTTCATGGGCGCCGCCCGGCGGGGTGCTGGGCTCCTTGGACGCATTCACGTCGGAGTCGGAGTCGTTGTACTTGAGGATGTCGCCGTCGGGCAGGTTGGTGACGTCCTGGAAGTTGGGCCGCTCGTGCTCGTCGATGTAGTCGGCCGAGCTGGAATACCAGTCTTTGGGATCGCGACCGGATCCGGCGAAGCCGCCGTCCAACCAGCCGCCGTCACCCTTGTCCATGAACCCGCCGTCGGCCTCGTGAAGGGAAGCCGAGAAGTAGCTGGCGTCGGTCCCGGCGTCGTGCAGATCGTCGATCAGGTCGCGGATCTCGTCGTTGTGCTCGTCCATGTGACCGAAGTTGTCGGAGAGCGGTTCCTGGTTCTTCTTGCGCAGCTTGTTCAGATCGCTGGTGGCCTCCCCGGCATCCGGCCTGGGGGCGTTGCGCACCGGGTCGGTGACGCTCTGGGTGTCGGCATCGGCCAGGTGCCAGCCCGGTGGCAGGATGCTGCCGGGGTGAACGGTGAAGTGCTCGATGTCGGGCTCGGCGTGCTTCTCGTCGTTGCGCTCGCGCTGCTTGTTCTTGACCCGGTCGTCGTGCTCGGACGCAGCCGTCTTGTCGGTCATGATCTGACCGGGGCCGGTCGTGGTCCGCTCGTCCTTGGTGACGTCGACCAAATGCTCGGGCTCGCCCTCGGGCACGAACTGGATGTCGGGCGTGAGACTGTGCGGGGTCATCCGCAGCATCTCGCGACCTTCCTTGTACACCTGATCGGGATCGAAGGTGTAGGGCACGTCGAACTGGCGCTCCGGCGTGGTGCGGAGGTGGTCCTCGGCGTAGTCGTAGAGCTGGGCGACTTCGTCCTCGGTGTAGGGATCGTCGTCGTCGTCGCGGGAGCGGGTGACGAAGTTGGCCACCCCGTCGATGTCGGTCGGCTGGCCGTTGTCCTCGGCCCACTTCTTGAACTCTTCGACCACACCCGACGTCCTGAAACGGGTACCTTTGCCCGGTCGATCGAACGCTGAGCGCATTTCCTGGTAGGCGGCGTAGGCATGACTGCAGAAACGCCCCACGTACGTCAGGCGGCGTTTGAAGGCCCATCGCCCCCACGGGCAGCCGCAGCGCCACGCGGTGACGGACTGGTTACCGAGATCGAACACGTTCCCGCGAATGATCATGCAGTCGTAGAAGCCGTGATCACCCTGGACGGTCGCTGAGATGATCTCCGGAGTGTTCTGCTTGATGTGCACCCGCCCCTCGGTGCGCAGCCGCTTGGCCTTGCGCTGGACGTCGCGCCAGGCCGCCTCGCGGATCACCGGATCGGACTGGACCAGATCCATCTCCATGCCGACACGCGGATCTAGACCGTAGCTGGCGTCGTCGATCGCGGCCTGACGCTGCATGACATCCATCGCGGTGGCGATGGGGTCGGTGAAGTCGGACGCCAGCGGACGCACGTCGGCGAAGTGGGCGGGCATGTCGGTGGGCGGCTCGATGTCGAAGACGTTGGCCACCGGCCGCAGCCGGTCCATGAGCGATGGACCGCCCTTGTAGCGGTGTTCGGTCTTCTTCTTGCCGGGACCCGGCACCCGCTTCATGAAGACGTTCTCTTCGTTGCCGGGGTCCCTGACCAGCTCGGGCGCCGCACCGTGCGGCAGTGTCTCGCTGAAGTAGTCATCGTGCTCAAACGGATCGCGATGCCGTCCCCCGGCCTCGTGGCAGCTGGCGCACACCATGGAGCCACGCCAGGCGGGCTGGAAGATGTCGTCGGAGCGCGGCGGCTTGGGACTGCGGCGGTTCTTCATATGCCGGTACGGGTTGTGCCACGCACCGCAGTCGGGGCAGCTGTACCACTCGGGCTCGTCACCTTGGAACATCTCGGTGCCCGTCTCACCAGACGGGGAGACGCGATCAAAGGGATAGACCGGATTGTCGCTCGGCCGCAGCTGGGGACCCTCGGGTGCCTCCCTGGTGCGCTCACGGGGCTCATGAGAGGGCTTGTCCTCATGGAACGGCTTGTGGCGCGACCGGGTCAACTCCTCGATGCCGCCCTGCCGAGTCTGATGCTGGTCGTGATACTGAGGAAAGGTGCCACGTCCAAGCTCAAAATCAGAAGGTTCCTCGTCCGCCCACTGACGCTCGTACTCGTTCTCCTCGGGCCCGTAGTCGTCGTAGTGCGGGTTCTGCAGCCAGTGCGGCTCGGGCTCGTCGGTGCCCAGCACGATCTGTGGGCGCTCGCGCATCGCGCTGTGGGCGCCGGTGGCGAACAGGTTGGGTTTGGGTCCCGGCCCCTTGTCTTCGCCACGGCTGCGCAAGCTCAGCGAGTCACTGGGACGCAAGCGCTCGTCGGGATCAA